TGCTGTTGCAGTAGCGATCGAGGAATCAGCAAAAGAAGGAAAATTCTAAGAAAATTGGCTTAGAATAAGGGACTGTTCAATTTGTATAAGTTTGTTTAGATTACACAATACATTCTAAAAAACAAAAAATAATACCAGTTGTGTACATTTTGTGTACCTAAGATATAAGTGGTACACAAGTACACAGCTGGTATTTAATAAATTAGAAGCATCCATTTAAAATTTCCACATTATTTTTTCTCATTTCTTCCATTACATGACTATAAACATTCAAAGTCGTTTCGATATTTTTGTGTCCCAATCTATCTTGGACATATTTAATATCTGCACCTGCGGCTAACAAAATAGAAGCGTGTGTATGTCTTAAAGAATGAAAGTCCCAATCAGGAAGATCTAATTGATAATGAACAATTCTTCCGCAATGTTGCATAATTCTAGGCTGTATATATCTTCCATCTTGGTACCTGTTTAATGGGTTGAACTCAATATAATTATCTGGATTCAATTCATCATATTCGTCAGTAATTTCTAAATCTTTTGTTAAATACAATCTTGTATACATATCTCCATAGTAATCCATATCTTTTAACATCTGCTTTTTCTTTCGTAATAGTAAATTAAATGTTTCATCGTCCAAATCTATTGTACGTTTGGAATCATATTTAGGATTAGACAAATACCAAAAATTTTTAGTATCATTATGTTGTACTTGATGATTGATAAAAATTACTTTACTTTCTTCGTCAAAGTCTTTCATAATATCAAGAGCGAAAACTTCTCCTAGTCTTAATCCACACTTATATCCTAAAATAAGAGGAATGTGCTGTGAAGTTCCTTCTGGGAAACGACTTATAATTTTCTCAAATTGCTCCTTTGTTACAGGAACACGGACTTTTTTTCTAGTTGGAACTTTTGCTTTTGCTGTTGCCATGGGTAGCTCAACTTCTTTCATAGGGTTTGATTTTAGAAATTGATATTTTGATGCCGCATGTTTAAGACTTTTATTTAAAATTCCTTTTATACTGCTCAAAGTATTTCTCGAAAATCCCTCATTAAATTTATCGTTTATAAAATCTTGAAGAATAATTGGTGTCAACGAAGTTATTCGATATTTCCCTAGTACCGGATCAATATAAAGTCTAATTTTTTTACGGTATCCATGTACTGTCTGCGGATTCAAATTCACATCACAATATTGCTCCAACCATATCTCAAGATAATCATGAAGAGATATATCATTTTCTTTTACGACAATTCCTGCGTTATCGTAATCCGCTTTCGCCTTTGTGCCCGCTTCCAATGCAGCACCCTTTGTGTCAAAACCACTTTTAGATATTCGTTGCCTTTTGCCTCCTACTTTTGCAATTTCAAATATATACTGCCACTTTTTGCCACGTTTAATTGCTCGTACTTCAGCCATTTTGCACCTCCAAACATATATTTGTATACACATTATACACGAATTAGTACCATTTGTAAAATGAAGGATACAAAAAGGTAAAAAAATGGGTAGAAGAGGAATTAACCTCAACTACCCATAAAATAATAGTTAGAAAAAACTAACCGTTATGTATAAAGATATCAACGCTTTCTTAAATTGACGTAGTTTCTTTTCTATTAATGACTGCCATCAATCTTGCGTACCATGGAGCGCTTGGACTCCATTTGTAGCACGGCATATCTTTCCCGTTGTTATCTTTGTAAATCTGCTGAACGATTCTCAGTTCATCTGGATGCCCTAATGTTATTACTTTATAACCGTCAAAGTAAAAAACTGCACCCTTACCTTCTACTGTAAATAAACATCTCATCTCTTCATTTTCTCCTTCCTGTTCAATATCTGTGATAGCTGCGCTTTGGCTTCCGCTCATAAGCTCCTTGATACGGTTAATAAAATAGACTTTTGTCTGCGAAGCACCACTGTGAATCTCTACTGATCTGTGCGGACAAGCTGTCGCAAACACTTCTTGGTGTAAACGAATCGTGTTTTCGTTTGGAATAATTCCATATTGCTTACATTTTTGAGCACACCACTGTAAAGCACGTTCTTCATTTTGCTTAAATGTATTTAAGTCCCCCATACTCTGACAAACTTCGATACTCAGGTAATTTATATTGCCGTCTGTATTTCCGCAATGCCAAGCACAGTTTGCGTCATCCTCTACCTGCCTAACACCATCGCTACCACAATATGCGTGAGCGAACCCTTCTTCTTTGTTATGACTACCATTTGCTAAAGAATTAGCCCAGTAAGCAGCATTCAAAGAACTTCCACCTGCATCATTGTGAATAAAAATACCGACAGGATTTTTACCTCTCCTGCCGGCAATACCTCCACATATACTCATTTTCTATCACCTTCCTTTAACACAACTGGAATTTGTCAATTTCTAGTCCAAAACATCCAGCATATCCATCTTGTCCATTTCCTGCTTCATCATCATACTGCCAAGAATAATATCCATCAGATACAATAGGACTTACTCGATATTGTGCTTTCTGATATCCATATTTCTTTGCATAATCTTCAGGAGTTTCATAGTAAATCTGAATTGCATCAATTGGAGTATTGTTACCCATTCCTGCATAACCATTGTTGTGGTCATTCCAGTTATACCCTGTAACACAATCCAACCATTTACCTCCTTTAACATGGACACGATATTTTACCGAACCAATATTCACCTTGATAGCAATGTCAGTAATTGCTACACCATCACCTTTCCCCGCCCAGTCATCAAGATTCGTTACTTCTGGTAATATTTCTCCATTAGCTCTAACGGAGTATGTAAATATCACTTCCTGTTTTTCAGTAGATGGTTTTGATGGGGCAGTAGTAGGAATTGACTCCTGCGGATTCTGTTCTGGTGATATAGGGGCTGATTTACCATCAATTGATTTTACAATCATTTCAGCAATTCCATTAACACCAATTGCTTTATATAAATCTATATCATGCTTATTATCGCAGAAACATACTTCAACAATCATTGCCGGCATAGTAGATTCTCGTAAATCATGATATCCAGTATTGTATTTAATACCTCTATTACAATATCCTTTTTTCTGAAAATTTTTGCAAATATTATTTGCAATTAAATTCATTGTTGCATTGGATTTATCATACAGCCAACATTCGGTTCCATTACCAGAACCATTAAATGCATTCATGTGAATAGACATAAAGATGTCACATCCAGCAGAATTAGCTTTATTTGTTCCTTCTGTTAATTCAGAATATATATCTGATGCATTGGAATTACAATCAATAACTGTATGTCCTAATTTATGCAATAATGGAACCATGGCGTTGTAGATATTGTGAACTTCAACTTGCTCATCCAGAATTCCAAAAGCTCCTTTACAGTTAGGAGAGTGACCGCCGCGCAATCCAATCTTCATACTTATTCCTCCTCAGATTTTTCCTGATTCTGTCTTAAAATTTCTTCAAGTTCTTCAATACTAATTGTTTCGAATCCTGTTTTTTCTGACATAATTAATACCTCCTTCATATAAAAAAGAGAGTAGTGCGATTAAACACTATCCCCATTTTATAAATTAAATCTCTTAATGCATCTCAAATGAGAACGTATCTTTTATAAAATTTTTCTCATCATCATTTAGTTTTGGATAACTTGAAAGAATAGTGTCTATTTTTTCACCGTTTTCCATCCTTATTTCCACAGCTTTTGTTATAATTTTTAATTGTAATTCTGTCATATTGTTTAAGCACCACCTATAATATCCGCCATTGCTAAGATAATATCATTTTGAGATAATTCTAACTTGCTGAGACGTTCATTTCTATCCGTAATAACAGCTTGTTCTTTATCAAATGCAGCCATGCTATCCAACTCTTCTTGTGTGTATTCATGCCAAATTGAAACCTCTTCATAATCATCATCGTCCCATGCAAATTTTGTAATATCATCAATTGGAGATGCATCTTTTTTTATCTGCATTGTCTTAATCCAATATCCGTTTTCCATATTATTTCCACCTTCCTATAGCATGACAAGTTACTCTCGGATGTCCAAAAGTAATAGCGGAACCTCTCCAATATTTAAATTTTGGAGGGTAAGTTTTTAAAGTATTTTCTTCCGTATTTTGTATGACGTTATAAATCATCATATAATCACCATGAAAGCCAGGATCCATAACAACGGTGTTGATTGTAACATGTGGTATACTTGTAAAGCTGAATGGGAAACTTGGAAGTTGAATATAATTACTCACATACCCGTTCCAAGCGCCTTGATTAACATCTACATTGTCCAAAGTATACATTGTTGTTGTGAAACATTCTGCTGTTCCATCCGCCCTCTTTATATACGTCCATATGCCTGATGTTTTCCATGTATCAACTTCGTCTGCATTCATGATTTTTCGCCATGCACTCCAAGATCCACTGTAATAAAATCTATAAAACATTGAATTATTTACATGATAAGGAATAGATATTTGCGCTCTATTTGAAGATGTTGATTTTGAATTATAAAACATAGTCATAATATATGCATAAGCACCAGTAGGCGTATTTTTGTCTGTTAATACCAATTCATCCAAAGTTGTATTTGGATCAATTTGCGTTCCTCCAGTGTAGTATCCAGCCAACCCATTATTTATCCTGTAACCAAACTTGTCATAAATAAAATCTTTAATATCAATACGTGAATCAAAATAGGATCTCATACCAACATCGAAGCCCTCTTTTGTCGATGGTTTACCAATTGATACGCCTTTCCCCCCTTCTTTTAAATCAAGTGCAATTGCAGTATTATATGATAAATCGTCCCATTTTGACGATCCATCTCCAACTTTGTAAGCATTACCTCTATCTGAGGTAATAGCCATACAACCATCTGGAATTACTGGATTAGAACTACGCCATTGGCTTTCTGTTTTTACAGCTTGTTTAAGCTGAACTTTGATTGTTGCCTCCATAGCATATCCTCCTCCGTAATTAAATTGATCCGTCTAAAATTAAAACATCTCCTGAATTAAGCACTAATTTTGCTGCATTTAAAGACGTTACATTAATCGTTGCATTAGCACTACCATTAAAAGATGCAGCAGTGGCTGTAACAGCTCCTCCTACATTAATATTTCTTGCTGTTGTCAATTTAGCAGCGGAAGCAACGCTCTTGGTTGCGTCAGAAGTATTATCCACATTGTTAAGACCGACATCACTTTTTGTAAGTTGTGACCATGTTGCAGATCCGGCAGTAGCACCTGCTTTCAAAACCTTTCCGTTATTTGTTGTTCCAGTAGCAGGAACATGTAAATTACCATCGCCTGTTGGATGTGAGTATGCCTTTGTAATAAATCCAGCATCATTTGTAAGTTCAGATGTTTTTGTAGGTACTTTGATATCTACAGAGCGATCTACTCCCGGAACAACTTCTTCACCATTTTTCTTCACAGATACAATCGTATTTCTCTCGGCGTTTGAAGGAGCGTGTGCCGTTCCTGCGTGAGTAGCAGCAGAGTCCCATGCAGTTTTCTTTTCTTTTGTAACATGAATATCTACATTTCCTGTATGTGCTGTTAAGTCACTTTGATTAGCTTTGTTACCAATTGCTGCATTTAATGCATCTACGACATCTTTATTTGCATCTAAAGCGTCAGAAACCTCTTTTAATGTATCCATTGTTTCAGGAGCACCATTTACAAGGGCAGCAACTTTCTTGTCAGCGTAACTTTTTGCATCTGTTAACGCTTTAGCAGAACTTCCCGTTGGATCTGCACCAACTTCTGTAGCTGTGTAAGTAGGCTTTGTTTCTGCTTTCGCCCACTCATGCACATCTGAAGCCGGCATAGAGGTCGGCTTATTTTTGATAAAAGCATCGGAGCTTGAATCTAAAATATTCCAATCAGACTGAACATTTGCTTCGGCTCCTGCAGCAATTCCATCTAATTTACTTTTTAATGCCGTTGTAAAAGAAGCAGTAGTAGCATCAAGAATAGCTTTATTGCTGTGGGAATGAGAAGACTGTTTTACAAGAGCATCAACTTCTTCAGGAGTCATATTTGCATATTTAAGAGCCGAATACTTATTTACTCCGTCTCCAATTTTTATTTTTCTAGTGTCTGATTCAACAAGAAATTCTCCTTTAAGCCAGATTGTTTCAGTATCTTTCCCCCAATCTGCCGCTGGTTTATTATTTATTACAATACGTGTTTTTAACGTTGAATTTGCCATGTTATTTCCTTTCTATTTCAACAAATAAGAGATTGTTGTTTTAACAATCTCTTAAAAGCATCCATCAATAATTTTTATATTCATATAATCTCTACCAATACAGTAGTATTTTAATAAATTGTCATCCCACCTATAGGTTGCATTTTCAGACGTGTCGATATAAATCTGGTTTTCAGATCCGACAGACGGGAAGTTCAAATACGAATCCTTCACAATAACTTTTTCTGCTGGTTGAGATGTTATCTGTATCCATTGTCCATTCGCATATCTCCAAAGAATTGAAGTTTCGATTACGAAATAAAAAGAATCAATTGGTGCGAGTAATTCTTTTCGTTGATCTTCATTTTCAATAGTTTGAATTTGTTCATAAATAGTTCGTATTCCATGATTGTCCAAAACGATTTTCTTTTTATCGTAAACGAAAATAAGTTGTCCATCCTCAATTGGAAGATTGGACAACTTAGAATCAACTGTAGAGACTGCTTTTAAAATTGATCTTGTTTCTGTCATAAACAGAACCTCTACTTTCTATGCTATAATAAGTCTGCTTTAAAAATATATTTATTTTTATATGGGATGTTCATATTTATATTTTTTGATATGCCACTATAGTTAGAATCTAGGTCATATTTCGTTTTTAGAAGCATAATCATCTCTGATATGCTCCTCGTTTTTTCCAAAATAGAATCGTCTTTTATTAAATAGATATATCTATATTTTTTTGAAAAAGTAGGTCTATAATTACATAAGCCACATCTTGTTCCTATATGTAGATAGTTGCCTATTGTCGAATTAGTGATATAATTATATTCTTTACAAAGTTCTTGTCTTGTCATGCCAGAATTATATTTTAGACATATTTCTTCTAACAAATTCCCACCACAAAATTTCTCACATTCTTCCCAATTTACAACTGAAAAATCAAGTAAATGTGACAATGAAGACAAAATATTATCTTTAATATAAGCAAACCTTTCTCTCATATTGGGATAATCACAATCAATCCTAAACAATTGTATACCATGCTCTTTTGCTAAATTATTTTTTATAATATCTCTTTCAAAACCGACAGTGTCTTTTTCATTAGAACCATATTTTACTTTCCCATGACCAAGACCTCCATCCATTTCTATTATAAATTTATTATTCCCTATATTAAAATAATTATCATATTTATATGGTCGTGACCATTCTGTGCCATACTCCCTTTGATAGTTAGATATCACACCGTTGTTTTCTAATTGCATTAATAAGGATATCATAAATTTATTTGGGTAACTAATTTTATCACTACAAAATTTACATGAGAACCCATATCTATGCAATACTTCTATAGTTTTCGTTTCTTCTTTTCCACACGTAGGACATTTTAAACAGACTTCTTTTCTACTTTTTGAAGAATACAGTAAGGTTTCATTTTTGTTTTTAAAATATTTTGTCATCCAAGAATCTGTCGTTGCTAAATCATTTATACCTGGTATAATTTTTCTGTTTGCACAAACAGGACATCCCCTCTTTTGATCAATATCATATTCAATAATATCAAACTCATATCCATCTTTTAAACATCGAACAGTGTACATATTTTGATTCCAATTATATAAATTCCTTTTTTTAACAAACGAATTTATAATTTTTAAACCATTGATTTCAAATCCGATTTTATATTTATGAGTATCCTTTGGGTATATTTTAGAAAAAGCTAATTGTTTTAAATGATCTGTTCTCATGTCTCTAATTATTCCGTTATCAAATTCTATTTTTAAATAATGACTTTTCCCATTACTCCCATAGTCTTCAATAATCTTAAGATAATGAAAAGCTGTATTGTACACGAAATACAATACAGCTCCAATATTTTTAGACCAGTCAACAATCTTTTTATCTTTGTAACATATCAAGTCTTCCCAGTTATTATATTTATTTTCCATCAATTAAAACTCCGTAATTGTGAGTTTTCCATCTGTATAAGCTTTACTCTGTTTAATAGCATTATTGATTTGATCTGCTATGTCTACGCTTCCTGATCCCACCGCACGTTTTACATAGTCAACAACAGTACTAGACTCACCTAAATCGCCAACTTTTGTATTCAAGGCTTCATTAGCAGCTTGTGCAGCTTCAGACAGAATTCCAGGTTTAGCCTCTTTAATCTTGGTATCAACAGTAGCTGCATCTACTTTTGTATTGACATTATCTTCGATAACTTTCAGTTTTCCGTCAATGTCAGTCTTTGTGTATGCATCCTCAATACCGTATCCTGCAAGTGTTGTAGCTTTATCAGCCTTATCATCCACAGTTTCTTTCAATTTGTCTACTTTACTTTGTGCATCAGTAGAAGCAACGGTAAGTAATTCTTCCTGAGTCTTTGTGTATGTATCAAGTTTATCCTTATTTGCATGTTCATGTGCTTTTGCGATTGCTTCATTCAGAGCAGAGATATTTACTTTGGAAGATTTGATAACCTTTCCGGTGGCACCACTCATTACAACGATCTCGCCTTCAATAGCAGAAGGATCGGCACTCGTAACGGCACCGTCAATGTTAGACTGCAACACGATTCCATCAGCATTAGATGCAGATTCAACATTGTAATCTTTTACGATAAGAATCAAATCACCGATTTCGCATTTCTGTCCAAGGTATGTTCCGGCAAGAGCAACAACATACTTCTGACCAGCTTTATATGCTTCTGATGGGAATTGATGATCTTCGTCAATTACAATCGGAACTTCAGATTTTGCAGCATTTACAATCGATTCTGCATATTCCTTTGTTGCAATATCTTTTCCTTCTAATTTCAGTGTTCCTGTAAAGTTTGCATTTGCAATATTTGCTTTTAGGTTAATGTCACCCTCAAGTTTTGTGATGCGTTTCTGGAAGTCTGTAATAGAAGTAGATACATCCTCGAATACTTTTACCCATTTTGCTCCATCCCAGATATAACCTACATTTGTATCAATGTAGATAATTCCCTGTTGCTGACCAGATTCAGGTCTTGTACCAACAACTACGTATTGTTTCATTGCGGACGGATCAGCTCCTACTGCTTCAAGAGTACAATTACCATTTGTTCCCTGTAAAACATAGGCTTTATATTTTCCATTCACTTTTGCAGTAATAATCTGACCTGCATAAGCATTTGGTTGTTTTGCATATGTAGATGCTGCTTCTTGGGTATCATGAACGGAAGAAGAGTCTAAAGCCAGTGGGTTCGCTCTGGAATAGGCTTTAACCACAGTCAATAATTCTTGTTCTTTATAATTTGCCATAATTTAATTTCTCCTTTCAGTTTATCCGATTGCAAAAGTGAAGTTCATAGGTGCCGCTGCGGGTACGCTTAAATTATAGACGTAGCAGTTATAATTCTTTAATCCATTCTGTCCGCCTCTAGCATCAGCAACTTGAACTGTAGATTTTGTGAAAGAAGATAACATTCCTTTGTCTCCAAGGTCATCATAGATAACCTGTGTAAGAGTTCTTGGCTCTGGTAATACAAACACAATGTTTTGCTGACCCGTTTCTACCTTCATAGAAATTTTTGTTCCAGAAGTTACGTTCAATCTCTTATTTGCTAATTTACGAATTACGTCAGAAGTAAGAGCTTCTAATTTTCCAACACCACTTCCCCAAAATGCGTTACGCTGTCCTGTAATTGAATATCCACTAGATGTAACAGTACCAGCAGGAATATGCCCATTTGGTGACTCATTCCCAAGATTATCATTCTTGATAGCTCCCTCTTTGTAAGTAGCAGAAGCAGTAAATGTAACTGTTTCATCACCAACAACGATTGCTTCTCCAGTATAATCAAGAGGAGATGTTGTTCCGTCTTTTACGCTTTCAGCTCCCTTTTTAATAGAAATAGCTGTTAAATCACCAGCATCATTTTTATTAAATGTAGCCCTAAGTTTTGGTGTAACAGATGTTCCAGCTTCAACATTTCCTGCAGCGCTTCCTGAATTGTTAACTAAAGTAACGCTAGGTTTTGTATAAGTTGCCGGAATTGATTTCTGTGTAATCAGATTAAGCAGACCATCCATATCAATTTCTTTTGGAATTGTCTGTCCTGCTTTAAGAGCACCAAGATCTGTTCCTTTCAACGTGTACTCTTTAGATGATTTTGACTTCAGAAACTTTGTTTCTCCGTTTTTGTTAATAAATGCAAGTTCATCAGTGTCGCTTGTGACAACGAAATCATTTGCATCCAACTTTCCGGATGTTTTTGCTTCCTCAATTTTCCCTTTTTCACCTGTTGCAAATTTCACTTTTAAATCTGCCATGAGTTGTACCTCCTTAATTTTTTATATATAAAAAGACGATAGATTTTCTATCGCCTAATTTTTAAAATTCAACAATATCAAATGAGTCATCACAACCTGTATCTCCTCCAGATCCTTCAGAAGAAACAGTAACCTCGTCTCCAATTGGGATATGGTTTGACAGCAACTGCAATGTTTTCCCATTTTTAATTTGAATATTATCTGCCTTTGTTTTATCGTATATATCAGCAATTTTATCCAAAGCTGAAATCTTATTCTGCAAATCAGAAACAATCTGATCAACAAATTCAAGAGATTCATCTGGAACAAAAGAGTAGTAGTCTTTTAGAGGAGAAATTTTAATTACAAGTTCTCCGGTATGTACTACGAACACTTTTCTTGCTTCCATATCTGTTTTTGTGAATGTTAACCGAATTGTAATATCGCCAGCATATTGCGTTAATTCTGTATCTACCGGCAGAACATATCGAATGTGTTCTTTATACAATTCAGCATCTTTTTTTAAAATTTCTGCATGTGGAACATTTGCTTGATCCACGTATTTTAATGTGGCAGTAAATTCACTCAAGCCCAATTCTCCATAATTCGGAGGGATTAAAATTTGAATTTTATCTGCCAATTTCTCTCTCTGATATAGTGTTGTGACGACAGTAGCAGTGAGAGATTTGTCGTCATTCATAATTATTGTGTAAATTGTGATCACCTCGTTTCAAATATATTTACTCGGTTCTTTTCCACATATAACATGTGATATAAGGTTGAAGGTTGTTATGAGGTTGAGTTGAACCACTCGATCCTGTTTGATTCCAAGCATTTTGCTGAGTGTATAGATAATTAGTATTACTTGGAGAAGCACCACCAACAGCATTTGCTGCAACATATACGTTTCCTTTTTTTGCGCCCCATGCAAAAGAATGTGCTTGACCGTTAGGTTCTAACGGATGGGTATGTGATGGGGTTTCATGTATAGATAACCAATGTTCTTTTTCTCCCCCAGTTTTTTCTGTCGTTTTAAATTCTTCTTGAGTTTCATCTACGCCAATTGGAACTCTTCCTGATCCCCACGCAATCCATTTTCCGCCGAAAGTAATCTCTGGACTTTCATTTTTTGTTGTCATAACAATACTTCCAATAGGATGCATCAATAAATAAATTGATTTAGTTAATTCATTTAAACTACTCAGTGAATCCACTGTTTCTCTCAATGAATAAAGTTCTTCTGAAACAAATACCTCTTCACTATCACTGTTTCTGTTTATCATGATATCGCCGTCAATCTGCAATTTTGCCCTATCTGTCTGATTGAAATCAGGAACACGATTTATGGCAACAGTACCATCTTCATAAACAGACAGTGGCGCAACACCTTGAGACAAAGATGGATTGATTACTACTTCAGAAAACCTGTCTTTAAACTTAAATTGGAAATCATAAGATTCTCCCTTTTCTAGTGTTAAAAAATTAGAATTTATTATTATTTTCTTATAATCACTTCCATCAATTCCGCCATCTTGAATATTAGTTATGGTAGTCCATGATAAAGGCATACTTGTTCCAGTCCTACAATATCTATAATAAGAAGTAAAAGATGTGTTATATCCGCTTACCCTAGAGATATTACAAACAACATTTAAACTTACTTCCTTTTCAAAATTTCCTAGTCTTTTCAGCTCAAATGTAGTAGCAAGTGGAACATGATAATCAATTACTTCAAAAGCGTTTTGCTTTACTACCGGCGAAGAAGATATTCCACGCGCATCTACAGCATAAACAGATATAGAGTATCTTCCATATTCAGTAATCGCTCCAAGATCGATCAATACATCTGATTGTGATTCCTGTGCTTCATATGTTCTGCTAAAACTATTGTTGTTGCCACCGGAAATGGTGCATACATATTTACTAATTGTAGAAACAGAAGAGTGAGCTTTGTTTGATGTGCTAATTTGAACTTGCATACATGGTATATTCGCAAGAGCTTTGCTAGAGCCAATAATATTTGACACAGAATAGTTAATATTACTATACGAGTAATTTGTAAATACAGGTGCTGTAGAAAAAATATTCAATTGCATTGTCGCAGAATATTGTTGATATGGTGTTTCTATACCGTTGATATGTAAGTTCTGCACAATAACAACAGTAATCCACTCTTTAAGACCAGCAAGTTTGTAAATTTTATTTTTTTGATCAGATGTGAGAGTTATAGATACATAACTTGACTGTATATTCTTCTTTTCCGCAAAGTAATTGTCATCATCTTTTGAACCAACATATAAGTATACTGACGATGTTGGGGTAGTTCCGGTAAAATATAGATTTATAGGAGAGTTTATATTTAAATTGAAGTCGCCCGTGATTGACGGATATCCAATAGAATGTTCAATATATCCACTATTTGTCCACAAGCTTGTTCCAGTTTTTTTGACACGAATTTGAAACCTATAATTTCTGTTTGGTGTGACTGTATATGTAATTGATCCGGATTTGCCAGAAACAGAGAATTCTTTAAGCTTTGTGTCGCCGTCATATAAGTGTAATGCGTCAATATTATCAGATGTAGCCCAATTAAACCCAACAGTCGTTCCTGAAGTAGAATTGTTTTTTTCAAATTGAGTAATCTTTACATTTCTATCAATATGTTTTCCAAAATATGCATTACGAATCTGTCCAGTTCCACCTAATTCCGCAGCCGTTGGGGACACTGATGTTCCAAAGTACATATCACCAAACATTGTAAAACTAAGATCACCATTTGCATCATGAGGAATATCTGTGAATGTTTTTCGTCCAATTTCAACCCATACATTCTGACCAACATTGAGATCAAAAGTCCAAGTAACATTTCCTGTATTATATCCAGTTCCCTCTATCGCAATTCTATACCATGCGCTTCCTTCACGGTTATATCCCCAATAAGAATAATCAGTTCTCCTAAAATACAGAGCAATTGTTATGTTGGACGTGTTTTGAGCCGCATTTACAGTCTCGTTAATAACGTCAATTCTTTTTTCGTATCTTCCTGCCAAACTTTATCACTCTCCAATCTATATAAAAAGATGTCATGCTGTACACGACATCTTAAAACTTTTATTAACTTGAACCACCTGTTTTTACAAATGCAATTCCATTTCGTGTAATACTATTATTATCTTGTACTGTCAAAGGAATCATTTTTAATGTTGGCAACTCTACCCCTCTGTCTGCATATACACGGGATGTTTTTGTGGCATCTTCTTGCATCCAGAAAACTTTATTACCGTTATACCATCCTTCAAATCCATTTGTTGTCATTTGTGTGCTTCTTGAAGTAGATGGGTTTAATACTTGCACGCCTTTTCCGTCAATCGTTACATTTATTTGTTCGGAAGACACACCATCGTTATACATTCCATATTTCTTAAAAACACCTTGCCAACCAGAAGCAGATTGCTGAATAGCAGATGATATCTTCTGATCAGTCGTCTCGTCAATTCCTTCGATGATACCTGTAATTTTTCCTAACTCAACATTGAACGAAGTATTCAAGGAGTCTATTGCATTGTTCAGTGCAGATTTTGCATTTTCCAAGTCTTGCGATATTTTTTGAATATTTACGTTGAATCCATTTGCACTTTCCTTAATTTCAGTTCTTAAATTCTCCTCTACGTTTTGAATTGTAGTATTTATCCCTGCTATATTCTGTTGAACAGAAGAGAAGTTATCATTTATTATAGTATCATTTATATAATAAGTTTTCCCGCTAGGATCCTCTTTGTATCCTCCACTTTGCTGATATCTTGAATCATATAAAGTGAACCAAGTCTTGCCATCCGTGGAAACCTGTAATCGATGATTGAATATCTTTACCGCATCTAATTCTGCACTTGTAAGAGGATATTCATGCCAAATTGTTATATAATCAATGTCATTTTTAACCTGTCCTAAATCTAATTCTAAACATTTCCATCCAGTTTCTGCTTCAATATATTTCGATGTATCACCATCTGTATATCTTTCTGGATATTGGATAGTAATTGCAGAGCCATCTTCATCTTTGCAAATTGGGATAATTCCATTTGCAATGTTTACATTTTTAGAAAATACATTTATTTCAGTCCATCTATTTTGGTTATCCAAATTACTGCCATTTAACCAATCTCTAATGTAGCGTATAGCAGTAACATGATTTTTCCCAACTGTATGTATGATATTGTCTGCAGACAAACTTATTTCCGCTTTTAAATCATTTTTTGTGTCTTCAACTTTTTGATTTATTTCTCCGGCTGTACTTTCAATTTTACTTGTTAAATTTTTCTCTGTATCTTTTACAGTTTGTTCTATTTCTCCTGCACGTATTGACAGTTGCGATATTTCTTTTTCCATATTTCCAACTGTCAGATCGATACGCTCTGCTGTTTGTTTTATTTCAGATTTTAAACCGATAATTTCTTCCGCATCATCCTCTGGTGCAGGAGTCCAAGAAGTATCAATCGTACCTCTTGATAAGTATGCTTCGTAAAAAAATGTCGTGCTGTTTATCGGAGGTGTGATATCTATATTCTTATTTGATACATCTGATACCTTTTTAACTTTTACAACTTTTGTCCACTGGGAATTTGACTCTGACGTGATTATTTCTCCAAATACGTTGATAGAAATTGTACATGGTGTATTCGTCTTGTGCCAAATCACAAAAACATAGCTATCAGGCTCAGTAATTAAATTTGATAATCTATAACTATTCTGTTCACTGTCTATAGATAATTTTAATACCGTGTCTTCAATTCCATATGGATTAGTCATTTTAACAGATTCAAAATTAGCCAATCACTCACCTCCTAATAATTTTTATATCTTAACAAGACCATATGAATTAAAAATTAAATCTTTAGAATTTCGAATTAAATTTCGACATCCTATATCAACTGTCTGATCAGAAATAACGTTGATTGTATATCTGTCTAACTCATCTGTCTTGTCGAGTTCTTTATATAAAACACATTGAATTTTTGTTACGTTATCTGATTTTGGGGTATATACAATCTCTGACTGTTTTACGGATGAGAAGTATTTTTCTGTAAAAACTCCACCATCTGATTCCAGAATTTGAAAAGCCCCGTTATATTTTTTCTGAGATAAATTTCCTTCTCTGTAAAACGAAGAAAATTTAATTGTTTTAGGGTCAAAAGTATTATCAGTTAATTTTTTTATAATTGTATCTGACGATTGAAGTGTGTATACGACTGTATTTTCTACGTCTTTTCTTTTTGACAAAACAAAACGTTTTGTGTCAGATCTAATCTCTTGTTTATCACTAATTGTGACAGAATATTTAGCTGTAATATCAACATATCCAGTATCAGTTGTCATATTTGTTACAGTGTATGTAAATGTCTTTGGGTTCCAATTTCCGGTTACGCCTTGTGACGGCAACTGTGTAAACGTACAATTTTCAGTTACAAGTTCTGAACCAAAAACAGCAGAAACAGTTGTTTCGCATCCACTATAATTTCCATTTTCTCCGGTTGAATCTGTTGGTATAATATGATTATCGTTTGTAAGTGAAATAGTAAAGGAAACATTCTTTTTTAATTCTTCGCTAAGTCCTTTTTTGGTGATGTAGTTCTTTTCTACTGTCTGTTGAAATCCTTCTGTTGATTGTTTAAACGCAGAAAATTCTTGACTTAATGTCTGTACTGTACTTCCATCTGCTTTTTTGTCAAGCGTAGATTGTACTTTACTTACTTCTGTATTTATACCTTCCAAATCAATTTGTACATTATTTACCTTATCGGTTATTCCTGTTATTATTTCTCCATTTTCGCCAATATATTGATTGAATTTTGTCTGGTCAACCTTCGCACTAATCTTTTTATTTAAATTATCGACCTCTAATCCAATCTTTGTAATAATTGTTTCTTCCAATGAAGAGACATCGTTTTTTACATCTTCTGGAGCAGGTTTCCAATCCGTAACAATTGTTCCACGCTCAATTTGAAGATTTTTGAACATATAATATGTATTCGGTTTGGAATCCATATCAGTGAGATACAATACTTGTTGTCGAGTACTAGGAAGAGTTTTCTTCGTTCTTACCTGAAAAATACATTGTTTCCATTCGTCTTTCACAATCTCATTTTTGATTGCAGTATATGTTTCTCCAATATCATTGGTATTCTTTACGCTATTTTCGTCGCATAGATATGCATTAATAGAAGTAGTAACGTTAGATTTTACATCAAAAGAAATCATGTAATCTTCATCAGGTTTGTATTTTTCGGGCATAATCTTGCTATATAAAATATAAGACCATCCACTTTGAGCTAAAGACCCTCGCGTTAGTTTTGCACAATTTATTTTATTTGAAGATTCGGCAGAAGTAGTATAATCGCCAACTTCCATATTCCATCGCCAATTTTTATCTCCCCTGTTTGTTTCTTCTACAAGATTTACTCCTCCAGAATTTGTATTGCTTCCGTCATTCAAGACAGTAACAGTCTGATAATCCAATTTATTAGTAATACTTCCACTTGCACATAAAGTACATTTAATTGCAGCATCGTCTTTTTGTACTTTATATATGGAGATTGCTTCATCTTTTGAAGAAGTATATACTGTTTCAAACGTTGTTCCATTTATGCTTCTTTCTATGATAAAACGACCCGAATATTCATTTGTAGCCGCCGCATTTCCATCTTTATAAAAACCAGAAAATGTAACAGCTTCTGGTGAAAACTTATCACCAGAAAGCTTCTTAACAATTAAAGTAGATGGTTGTAACATATATACTCGCGCAGAACCATTAGCCCCATCTTTCGTTTTTGTCCAAGAGAATTGTTTTACAACAGACTGTCCTTTTAGCGTAAATGTTAGATTAATAACACCGTTCAAAATATCGGCTCCACCAAGAGTTGCATTTTTAGCAACATTTAAAATAACTTTTCCGTCCTTCTCAGGGGTTGCATTTTCAACGGTATGAGATATTCCGGATGGCAATTCACCAACTGTAACCTCACACGCAATTTTTGTAAAGCCTTCATATCCAGTGAAAGGTATTTCAAGCAGCATTTGTTTGCTTACAAGTCCTGCATTCGTACATGGGATCGACTGTGATTCATTCGCAACTACTACATTTAATGCGGGTGTTCCGGGCTTTCCTTGTTCGCCATCATTCACAACAGTTAGTGTAATTTGTCCATATGCTTTCATATTTCACCATCCTTATATTAAAATAGGAGAGTAGTGCTTCCTACTCTCCGTGAATGACAATTTTATGTTGTTAAAGAAATTTCTGCCTCGCAATTAATCACCAGATTCTTATTCACAAGTTCTCTATCGACAAAAATAACTTTTCCTGTTTTCCATTCTTTGTCTGTGTCAAGCTCGACTCCATTTTGCCGTCTGTAATACTTATAAACTCCAGTTGGTAAATCACTTTCTACAGCATCAGCCCATGCGGATCCATTATATTTCTTGAGAACAACTTCTTTTTTTACCTTATCAATATGATAATAGAAGTCTCCTGTATGAGGAGACTTTGGAGCTTCTGTAGAGAATGTAGTTGATTTAATTGGATCAATTTCTTCTCCATTTAAATATGCTAAAGTATACACCGCTCCAAAAGTTGTTTCATTTGTAAGTTGTGTACCTACAGAACATAACACTTGTAAATCAAGCGGGTCATTTTTATCGGTCACAGTCCAATATGCAATATATTCTTTCCCGCCATATGTCGCTGTACATTTAAATGAAGCGAGAGAATCTACCATCACTGGAGTAACTGTTAATTTACTTGTTGTCTGCCCCTCAATAATTTCGTAATTTCCACTTTTGAATTTTGCCCACTTATATGTAATGCCTGAAGCGATAATTGTACTTCCGTCAGAAAGTTGAGTTTCTAATACGACATTATTACCACCATTTACGATTACATCACCTTGCGGAGCATAAATCTGTAACAGTACCGCATTCGTTGCTTGAATACTCTTTGTCCAACCAAATTTTTTAACAACAGAAACACCACCTACAGTGAAAGTAAGAGAGAATGTTCCTGATAAATCAGAAGCAGAACCGAGGTTATTTCCTGCAGGAACATTTATAATCAGCAATCCATCATTAGATGTTGTACCGGCTGTGTTTGTTTTTACAGTAACTCCAGATGGTAAAGTTCCAGGAGTGCATGTTACTGCAGCTCTGCTTAATCCCTTATATGCATAAAATGGGATATTGATATCTCTTGAAATCTTAACAGTACCATTTGCATTACATGGGATGACCTCTGCTTCATTACCCATAATTACAGAAATAGAATCTTCACCCGGTTTACCATTTCCACCATCAGTACCGTCTCTTGTAACCATTACAGTCTGTGAGTCCAATTTTGTTGTAGTTCCACCTGACGCATACAACTCACATTTAATTGCTCTTACAGTTGTGTTGGACGGTGTGTATACTTTACTAGGCTCATCTGTTGAGGATGTATATTTAGCTGTTCCGAAATTTAAACCATCCGTTGATTCTAAAATAACAAATCTACCATTATATACGGTTTGTGTTGTTGCTGCTCCAACTTGCTTCATTCCTGAAAATGTTACATTAGCTGGTGCAAATACATTATTCTTTCCAAGATTCATAGAAAGTGTAGATGCTTCAACAGAATAAATAACCGCATCAGACCCATCAACACCGGCACGCTGTTTAATTAATGAAAATCTCTTTTTCAAAGTTGTTGCTTTTGACACACATGAAAATTCAACATGACCAACATCAATATTATTATCCATTTTTGTTACCGTGTATTTATTGCCTACAAACGTACCTGTAATTCCTTCACTTGGAACTGCACTGATAGTCCATTTAGATGTTACATCAACACCACCTTCAAATACGCCTACAGTTGTTTCTGCTCCTTTATAACCAGTGTCTGGATTAACAACACCACTTGAATTACAAGGAAGGGTATGACTTTCGTTACTTAATACAACTGCTACGGTACTGTTTCCGGCAGCACCATCTCTGATTTTTGTGATTGTATGTAAGTCATATACAGATGAATCATTTGTTACCAACTTAATTACTGCCACATCATTATTAAATAAAATATTTTCCGATGCTTTAATATTGATAGTAGCTCCGTTAATGGATGGATTGTTTGTCGTTGGCATTGCAACAAATGAACCATTTGCATTTTTATATTGCCACTGTGAAATATTTACGTTTGTACAAGTAGCAGTTAACACAATAGTATCAACACCTACTAAAGTCTGATTTGAATTATATAAAAATACAGACTCTCCAGAAACTGAACAATATTTTGCCTCAGTTGCTTGCTTAGACAGTGAAAAAGTCATCTGAGCCTGTGTCTCTAATGTTACATTGGTGCTTGGGTCTGTATACTGTACATTTGCAATATATGTAAGGATTCCGCTTTGAATTGTCCCAAGAAAATTCTGTGAAACTGTAAGAACTCCATCTTTTACAGTTTCTCCTGTTTTTAAATCCGTTGGAGCAGATGATCCCTCTTGTCTTTTCCATGTTACAGTAAGACCTGTTTTTGGCAGTGTAAGCTGTTGATCATTAAAATACATAATTGGTGTAAGAACCAAATTTGTTTTACTCCAATCTGGAGTATATACAGTCGTAGCTTCATTCGGATTTTCGATGACAGTCTGTGGTAAGCTACTTGTGATATACAAGCTAATTCGACCAACATCTGTAGCATCAGTAATTGTAATAGAACTATATGCTTTTGCTAAAGCCATAAAATACCTCCTTTAAAAAACTGCTCTTGCGAGTTCTTTATCTTCATTAAAAAAGGAACAAGTAAAACTTGCTCCTCCGAATACATCTTCGTTTGTAATATGCAAACCTTTCGTTCCGTTTGCATGTGCTGTGTTCCAGTAATGATCCCCATCAGAATCTGGAGATTGTCTTGTCCATATAAAATGTGTCTCATCGTACATATCTGTAATATTGCTCTGACCAAGATATAACGTCGGTGAGAGAGTAGTATTTATCATTCCGGGTCTGAACATCGTTCCGTTAGAGGAATAGATATTCATTGTGTACGGAGTAGACACTTTAATTCCATCAATCTGTGTTTGCATATTAGAAAATTTGTTTTCGATAGTAGTGAATGATGCGTTGATACCTTGTCCATTAATAACAACATCAGACACATGTATTTTCCCATCGTTATCTTGTTCTACAGCTTGAAAAGCTAATTTCTCTTTAGCAATTGTGGAATCTGCAATCATGTCATTTTTGATTAAACCATCTTCAATTGCAGATTCTTTAATTCCAGTAGAATCAATAAGAACACCTTTTCCAGTTTCGTCATACAGACAGAACGTAAAATCATTGTTTGAATCTCTTCCTATTTGAATACGAACTGTTCCGTTCTTGTCTTTGAATTGCATTGTATTTCCTGCAATTGCCATTCCACCGTCATCAGATTCAATCTGAAATTTATCTGCAGAAATAGTACCTGCTTTTAACATTGATACTGTAATCTGTGCTGCAATCAAATCTTTAATAACAGCTTCATCAATTATCACATTTTGTGCTGTCAAATTGATAATGTGACCGAGTTCTGCCGAAACATTACCGGAGATCAAGTTATCAATATTCGCAACATAAGCAGCAAGTTTTTTGAAATCACCAGATTGAGCAACGATTTGTCCAGCAGAAATAAGTTCAGCTTGTAAATATTGAAAGAATCCATTTTCAGCGTGTATATTAATACATTTAATCATTTCTGCTTCAAGGGTTCCTGGTGTGATGTAATTTCCACCAGAACCTCCAATAATACTTCCTCCAGATCCATTTACAATATTTTGCACTTTATTAGTGAATGATGATGACTGAAGTATCTTCTGTAAGATTTGATAAATATTATCGTCTGTAAGTTGCAGATTTCCGACATAATTATTTCGAGCGCCTGATCCACCAAGGTTTGATCCTGAACCAAGAATTGAAATAAAGTCATTTCTTTTCGATCTGGACTTTATCATGTTGGAGAATGTAATAGAAAAATTATTATCAAAAAGAAATGGATTAAATGAAATTGTCATGACCCTCAATTTAACAAAATAGTCATCACGAATTCCTAACCAAATGAAGTTTCCAAAATCTAAAGACAGAGCGTGTAGCTCAGATCCTATTGCAGAAAGTAAATTATCCACATCAGTAGAATATGTTGTTTGAGGAACAGAAGATGCCATTAATTCTTCCATTGCAATCCTACATAATTCTGTTTGTACAGTTACAATATCTGTGAGAGAATCTTGACTTCCTACAAATATATTTTCATTCGTATATGGAGTAGGGTTTGTTATGTGATAAAGCTCCGCCAATTCTTCCTTTTCAAAACCACCTAGAGTATCACTTGTCCAAGATTCTAATGCCATATCTTGTCCAAGAGAAGCGCGCTTCTTTCCGAGTTTTTTTGTTTATCTTCCTCTGTTTTAGCTTCTTCTCTACGCTCTTTTAAAGCAGCAGCACATGAATCAGAATTATTTTCGTCTGTTTGATATGCATTTTTTTCATAGAGTTCATGTTTGTCTTTAAATCCGTCCTCGGTTAAAGCCGGATATTTTTCCGGATCTTCTTTTGTGAGTTCCTGATACCTTTCCCATGTCAAATCATAATGGCTTTTGGCTAATAACTTTGCCTGATCTTGATAAGATTTTAACTTTACTTCAAGTTCATTGATACCATAATATTTCCATGTTGTTTCATAGTCTTCAATATAATCCTTTTCACCTTCCGATGTTGGTAATTTTCGATTATCAAATTCAATCTGGATATTAGGAAGAATCGTATCCACAATCTGATGATACATATTTGCATCGGGAGATGCATTAAGAGCATCGATATCAAAATTTCCGTCCTCGTCTACATATATTTTTTCATATCCAAGTTTCTGCGCCTCATAGTCCTTTTTTAAAGCTTCGAGAGCAGTATCGGACAAGCTATGCCAATTATCTGGATCGCAGTCTCCGGTCGGTATGCGAATATAAATTTCAGTTATTTTGTCCTGAAGTGTATTCCATTCTTTAGACATATTTGAATAGTCAACTCTAGCCTGTTCGCAGAAACTGAACCAAGCTTTATATTTTTCAATCGTAGAATTGCTAAGATATTTATTGTTGAGCCAGAATGGATCGAGATAGAAGAGTGTGTTACTTCCACCGTTACATTGTTCAATTCCTAAATCATCTGCTCCAGACACTCGATATTTTGTATACACATTTTCATCATCTACAGTAATATCGTGTGAGTTCTGCACATTTCGATATCCTATTGTGACGTTCGTTTCTTCTCCAAAATTCTCTACACGATAAAAATTAACAACAAGATTTTTATAATCGAATTCAACAATACAGCTAAAAAATTTCTCAAAATCCTGTGTGATAAAACTGTACACATCATTGTAATCAATATTGAATGTTCCGATTTCGTCTTTTAAGTAAACAATTTTCTTTTTAACCTCGCCGTTTTCAATCGTTTCATATTCTTTTGGAATATTATCGATATATCCGACCTTCCATCCAGGTACTTTATCTACTAAAATATTAACCAGACTTAATTGAGGAGTTTTTTCGTTGTAGAATTTAATTTGTTCCTTTGCAAATTCAACACCTTCAATTTCTTCTACATTTCCATCTACCAACATTTCTAAAGAATCAGTTGTTCCGCAATTAACTTTCCATCCGTCCAATGGTATTTGTCCATACTCTCCTTGAGCGGAATTAGCCGTTATGCTTTTATATTCTTTTGTTCCGATTCCATGTATTTCCGGGCTATCCATAATAAACCAGCCTAATCCAGATATATACATCTTCATATATTTGGACAACCAGTTATACGCATTTGATTCTGTCATCTTACCATCATCAGTTTCGATATATCGATTCACGTCAAATGCGATAGTAGCCACATCATTACAAACTCCTTCAAAACTCCCAGTTGATTCATCAATTCCATTTATAGCACACAAGATGACTCTGCTTGGCGTGGCAAGGTAAGCGACTGTTTTTTCGTGCTTTCCGTATATATCATAATTAAAATGCAATTAAATCAGCGCTCCTTTCCTTGGTTCCAAGTAAGTTATATCTAAAGTAACATTTCCAAACGCCCTGATTGTATTATATCCATTGATTAATCTAATCCAATAAATATTATCCTCTGCTTGAATCCCAACACGTTCAAAAACGACTGGTCGTCCAAGTTCATCATATAATGCAAGATTTTTGCAATCCAATTTTAACTGTAAGTCTCGTTGCACCTGGCAGTAGAAAAATCCTCCCTGAAAAATATAATACTGCCCGTTTTCAATATAGTACGCGCCATACTTATTCTTCACTCCGTAAGAATCGGTAAGATAGAATAGGATAGCAGTGTTGTTGCATACAGATACCACATGACTATCTTTGTCATATACATATTCAAGAGTATACCCATTCATTTTTGCGTAATTTTCAATTTTATTCATCAATAATTGTAACGTCAATTTGTTTGTGGATTGTAGTGAGATTGTGCCAGATTCAAGTGTTTTACTGTCTGACAGATTATGGATATAGATTTGTTCTGTGGCTTTCGGATGTATATTAATAACTGGATATACATATCCGTATTTGTCGCTGCTTGTATTCTGCAACATAAAGTTTTTACTACGTGTAATGATTTGTTGATCTTGTTTTTCTACATAAGAAAATGGAGAGTTACATGTAAATGTGCAGCGGAGACCGTAACAAATTCCCCAATTTTCATATGGGGTAACAGAAGAGAAGTAACCCTTTACTTTTACAACTTCTTCTTGCTGTGTTGTGATTTTTAACCATCTATGTTCTTGAGGTGATGTGAGCCATGAAACCGTTTCCTCATATTCTTCTGTAGATAATTCTAATTCTTCCTGAGATGTATTTACCTCGTAATCCTTTGTGATATGTATTTCAAATACAAGTGTTTCTGTATATGTTGTTCCAAATCCAGTCACCTCTGGTCGATATTTATTCATTGTAGTAGATTCCATTTCCCTCACAATAGTTGATGGAAGGGAAGTATCGTCATCAAAATTAACAGAAGAAAGATTCTGTTGTTTCAAAGTTTGCTCATCAAATTCAAAATCTTTACATACTAGAATCAATATAATTCACCTCAACTTTCTTTCATTTTTATATCAAAAAAGAGCTGAGAAAATTCTCAACTCTTCGTGTATTCGTTATTCATAAATGACAGGAATATCCGTTTGACAGAATATTCCAAATTATTTCTAATATTAGTTAGAGAACAGAGTCAAACAATTTATACGGTCACAGTAATAATATGATTTATTTTTTAAAATGTTTAATCTCTATCTTTTTAAAATCTTTTGTATTCAGCATTATTTCTTCTGAACTATCCTCTGTTTTGTCTATGAGGATATTATTATTCTCGTCAAACAGACCATACCTTGATAATACAACAAGTGGCTCTCTCTGATTCTCTTCGCAAAATCTTAAATGACCGGCGTAAAATGTTCCATCGCTTTGATATATCTTTAATGCGGTGCCATTTTGATATACATCATCCCATATGTTTTTGTTTGTTGTGCGACTTATATTTAGTATCCGCAGTATTTTATTATATCTACGAGATGATATAATTATGCTTAACAATATAGAAGAAATTGTTGCAATTATGATACATATCCCTACAAATATGATCTCATCATTTATTGCAATATGTAATTCTTTAAATAATATGTTTAAAAGAATTTTAATAACATATGATACCACAATACTTTTCAATACAATATTTTTTAGAGAATCTCCATCTCTAAATCTTGTCCATTGATATATAGTTAAAAATATATATCCAGGAACAATATAAGAAAGAATTTGTGGTAATTGATTTATAATTTCAGTAATCCAGTTTATACTGATCACTCCTCTTGATTTTCTTGATTAGATGATTCTTGCTGAATCCATCCTTTTATGTTATTAGTAAACTCGTTACGTTCTGTAGAAGATATTTCTACAATGACGTTACGATTAGAAATTTCATTTTTACTACACATATAATTATCTCCATACACAATATTTTGATATATTTTATCATATGTGTATATTTATTACAGGCGGCAGGACAATAAATCCCGCCGCTTATTTTTAAAATGATCTGTGTACACCAGCTCTTTTTGCCTCTTTGGTAAATTCCTTTGTAACTCCTTCAATTACTTTCTTCATGCCTGGATAAGTTTCCTTGTCAATACTTCCTTGAACTTCTATCATCTTGTCATAGTAATTATTTGTTACATTAGGTCTTTCACCAAGGCTGTTGGCAATGTTCAATGAACCATAAATATCATCTTTGTGTTCACCAAGATCCATAATGTTCTTTGACAGTCTTGCATTTACAACAGCATCACCATAAGTAATTGTCGTAGCTGTTCCTGTCAATGCACCACGCCTAACCATCATTTCAGGATTATTTCCTTCATTGATGCGAACAATTTCTGAACCATTTACAAATTTCTTTGTTCCAGACGCATAACCTCTTAACTGGTCAAGACTTACCCAACCAAGGTCACGCTCTCCGAAACGAGGTGTTCTACTAATATGATATTTCTTCTGTGCCCAATTAGCATTATTAACACTGGTAATATATACTTCCTGACCACGCATTTCATTTCCAGCAGGGGACTGACCGTCAGAAGAGTAGTAGTAATCTCCACTTGCGAATATTACTTTGTCTCCAACATTCGGTACTCCGTCTCCTCCACCATTATTACTCGGGGGTGGTGTAGTTGGTTTTGGTGGTTCTGGTTTTGGTGTGACAGTTACTGCACAACTATTTGTTGAAGTAGCACCGCCACCATCTGTTGCAATTGCACTAATAGTAGTGCTACCTGCTTTAACAGCATGAACAGTTCCATTTGCAACTGTAGCAACATCTGGATTTGATGACACCCACTGCAAACTCTTATTTTTTGCATCATTTGGTCTAATTGTCGCTGAAACTGTGCCTGTAGAACCTTCCTGTATAGAAAGTGTCCCCGGACTTAATGTAATTTCTGCAACAGGTCTATTGGATAAGTCTGGATTCTTGCTGATATCACCTTGAATCTGATCATTCTTATCCTGTGTTGTTCCGTTCTGAATCTGACCGGTATTCACACCCGTCCAATCATCCGGTCTATAATTAGGAGCGTTAGTCATGCTGTTGTCAACTTGATCTTGCGCCCCATTACTTGTACCAAGATTTCCAAGATTATTGGATAAATCCTTATTCGGTACAAATCCTGTACTGTTGATGATTTGCTGAATTTTGTCATAAGCCTGTTGGTAGTTTCCAACAACGCGGTTTAACATTCCAGATATTACTTGTTCCTGCTTTTCAGCATTATGAGTAACATCGTATAATGTTTCCTCCAGCTGCTTATCGAGATCCTCACTCAAACCGTCCAGACCATTCTGACGCACATCATATTCATGGTCATCACGGGTGTCTTGCATTTCTTCTTCTGCATCTCTGAGTTGTGCTTTTAACCTCTTTAATTCAGCCTGAGCACTCGCATTATTTCAATTATCTTCACATAGTTCGCTACACTATGCAGTTCTCTTATGAACTTCTCTGGGTATTACCCAGACGTTGAGACTATACCTTCTATTTGAATAATTTGGAATTTATTTTTTTGAAATGATTTTGGACATAATAAAAGAGCAGTAGTATTACCTGTTACTGCTCTGTGGATTCCGATATTCTATCTAACAATATTTTAACATAATTGTCCGATATACGTTTTTTGGCTTTATACAACCAATATGTTTTTTGACCTATATATTCATTTTGTGGTTGCATAAAAAATGAACACATACAATATTCATCTCCTTTGCTTCTTTTTCTCAAAAACATATATGCCGTTCTGTTATATAAAGTACTTTTTATTAAATAATCCGCTTTTATAGCCGATGAAGGGTTATTAGTTTTTATATATCTACATATAATATTTTTGTTTTCTATAAATTTATCAACATCTTTAAATCCGGAAATTCGTTCTTTTACATTTGCATAGCTGTAATCCACTTTTGTATAAAACACACTTTTGCCTAAATACTCATCAGTAATCTTAAGAGATTCTATTTTTTTAAATAACTGTTTTTCATTTTTAGGGATGTCTATATCTTTTAAGTATTGAAACCCTACTAAATGATAAAAATCTTTTGATTCAAATGTAAGTTTTATATCTGATTTTTGCTTATTACAAACTATTATAAAATCATAATTGCAATTCATCAATTCTTTGAAATTATTTAGTGCCAATGATATATTATCCATAACTTCTCCTTGGTATAAAAATAGAAGAGTCACTGGTGATGACCCTTCTATTCATTCAAGGACTTTCTTTCAGAACATAGTTCCTAGTTAGGCTATGGTAAATCCTCGCACCTTTGTAAATCTCCATGTAAACCGGTTCCTAACCCGGCGTACACTTCAAAGATTATTTATAGCAGTCATATTACGCTGCATCACACCAGATATATTTAAGAAAACACTGCTGTTTTCTTGTTATTATTATATCCCATATACGGAGAAAATTCTACACAAAATACAAACAAAGTGATATGTTTACAATTGTTAAATATATACAAAACATACGTTCTTGTATTCATAAGTGCATCATAGATGTATCTTAATTATAACATATATCATATTTAATTGTTCATTTCATTCCTTATTCAAATAGTCTATATTTTTCGAGTTACCAATCGCTTGTAACCCTATGCCTACATATATAATATATAGGACTTACCAGTCGTTGAGCGTCTTCCATATCATAAATCATATATGACTTAGGAAGTTCGTTGCGTCTGGGTGACTTGCACACCCGGTTATCCCTGACCTATCTGTTTTTTATGGTTTCTATCCGAAGACTGTTGAGTTATAAACTCGTACCGCATTCACGTTTACCGTTTCCAGTTCCGTTGTAGCAAGATAGGGTTGTGGGGACTTTCCCGCTATTAAATAGAAGTCGCGCAAATAACTTCACGCCTTCGAGTGCTGAAATCTGAGCTTTCAATGTATTCACATCTCTAGCCTGTTTACGCAGAGTCTTATTGTAATCAGCATTTTTCTTTTTGATATCCAACAATTCCTTCTGCTTATCAATCGATTTTTGAGCAACTTCATTCTCTTGCTCAAGCATCTTTGTATAGAGATCAACAATAGAATCTTTGTAGTCTTCAACAACGCCAACAGAGCTTGAAATCTGATTGAGAAATTCTTTTTGCTGCTCCTTATATTCACTTGTTGAGATATTCCCGTTCTTTAAATCCTCATCAAGCTTCTTCAATGCCTCTTGATAATTCTTGATTTGCTGTTTCGCAGCATTCATACCCTGACTAATCAAAGACAAATTTGCAATACCATCTACAGTTAAACCGCCGTTCTTATCAAGAAAAGCATCACTATTTAAAAGTCCTCTTAAATCATCTGTCTGGTCAATCAGATCACCTAATGCTTCCTGTCCATCAAAGAACGGTTGCCATCTTACTTCCCAGATTTTATTTTTGAGGTCTTCAATATTCTCCATTGCATCAAAGATAGCATCATCAAGACCCTCAATCTCTTTTGCAATTTCATTATATTTGTCAGAACCGACATCATATTTTGCCTGATCCTTTAATAGTTCATTCCGCTTATCGTAGTTTGCCTGAATCTGTGCATTTGCATTGTCAAGCTGTGCCTGTAAATCTTTTTCAGATACCTGTTCACCTTTTGATTCTGTAAGGTCAGAATTGTTTTCCAGTCGTTTTGCAGTTCTGTCTAACTCATCAATAACCTGTTGCAGTTTCAGTAAATCAAGTTCTCTTAACTGATCTTGTAATTCAATCAGTGTTTTCTCAGCTTCAGCAGCTTCTTGTCTGAATCCATTTAATGCAGCTTGTGCTTCAAACCATTCCGTTGAGTATTCAGCCATATACCCATTTGCCATGAGTTTATTGATTTCATCTTGATATGATTTAATCTGTGACTGTAATTTACCTGCAACATCCTGTTGATTTTTAATAGATTCTTGCAGAGAGCCATACATATTGTCGGAATATGCAGATTCTCCTTTTGCAGCTGCTAACTCACGTAATGCTTCCTGATAATCTACAGCAGAGGACTCAATTCCAGTCATCATATCGATGTAATCTTCAATATTATCCAATGCTGTCTGCGCCAGTTCACTCTGTTTATTTAAGAGGTCATCGTACTGTTTATTACAATCTACGAGCTTATCATAATAAGACTGCAACTCGCTGATTATTTTTTGAGTATCCTGGTCGTATTTTGAAATATCCATAGACCCGTTCTGAATCTGATGTACGATAAGTGGGTTTATTCCACTCTGTTGTACAATAGAATCAAAATGACTTTGATAAGTCCCAATTGCTTGCTGAGTCCTATTCAGTAGTTCACTGTTCTTAGACATTGCTTCATACAGTTTCTGTTGCTTATCTGGGAGATGTGCGATACGCTCCATTTGACTCATCAATAAATCATACTGTGATTCTAGGCGTTGAAATAGCACCTCAACCCAGTCCGTGTATCCGGATACTGCCTCTGATAATTTCTCGGCAGCTTCCGATGTGTCTGATGCTGCTTTAGAAGTATCAGAAGCAGCTTTGGCAAGATTATTTGATGCGGAGTTGAGATTGTTGGAAGTGGAAGAAGAGCCATCCATTCCATATGAAGGCTTGCTTGGTCGTCCAATTCCGCCACTTCCGTTTGAATATGCTGTTCCTGATGCGTAAGCGCCACCCATAAACACTTTTGCACGAGAATTGACATATCCTTTAGACAAAAGTTCTTTTGTTTGAAGGTGGTTGAAGATTATATCTCCCTTTTTAATATCAACAAATTCCGCTCCATTATCTCCAATGGTCGTAAATTTTCCTCCTCTGACAAGCAACTCTTGACCGAGTTCACCAACTAGAGATGTTTCATTTCTTTTTGCAGACCAGTCTCCTTGAACAAAAGCATGTCCGCTTTTTGGATTTGCAGTTCCATTAACATGAGCAGTACCGTTAAAGGAGTTTCCATCTTTGCTTCCGTTGGTCTTATAATTTGTTTCATATGTCGTACTTATTGTTACAGATTTGTCTTGTACACTATCAATTGCAGATGCAAGACTACGTACGAGACCAATTCCAGCAGTAGAAGCAGAAACAGTTACCGATTTATCTTTCACATTATCAATAGACCCTTTTAAAGCGTCAACCAGTTCTTTACCAACAGTATCAGCAGACACTGTTATGTCTTCTGGTTTAATTGCGCTAATTGCCCCTTCAATAGTGGCAATAGACGATGGATTTAATGCAACATTAACATCATGCGGTTTTGAGAGTTCTGCAAGAGCGCCTTGAATTTCATCTGTGTTAATTCCAAGAGTTGCAGTTGTTTTTGAATCAAGACCTTGAATTTCTGCAGCAAGTTCTTGCACTTTCTGCTGTGCTGCTGATGTATCGATGTCTACACCTGCACCTTTTAGCTGTTCCGCAACTTTGTAATTACTTAATGCATTTTGAAATTCTTGAACTTTTGCGATTGCATTTGCCAAATCACCTTCAATTTGAGATACATCTACCTTCATTATTTCTGGTGTAGACAATTGCTCTTTCTGGCTCAATAATCCTTGTAAGACAATTACAGCTTCGTTTGCCCCTTCTGCATTAATGTTTAGTGTTCCATCTTCATTTTTGAACTGGTCTAATAACTGAATAGCCTGTGTGATTTGATTGTCTATTTCATTTACATCTGCATTAAAATCAAATGTAATTTCTGTAGCACCAAACTCTTTCAATTTTTGATTTGCATTTTCAAGCCTTTGAACAACTTCTTCTGAATTTAAATCAAAAGAAATTTCTGTCGTTTCTGTTAATTCCGCCTTTTTATTCACAAGGTAATCAAGAATTTGATTTGCTGCCTCAAGTTTATCCCCTTTTACATCTAATGGAATATTAGGATCATTCTTAATCTGCTCAATATAGCTTTCTGTGTCTTTAATTTTCTGATTTGCATCATCCAAAGACGTAGTATTCAAATCCATTCCATCAAATGTGGAATCTCCCATATCGTGTAATGTTTGTTTAGCAGTTTGGGCTGTATTCTGCAATTCTTCTATAGAAGCAATAGGTTGATCAAGGTTGATTTCAAATCCAGCTTCTGACGCCGCTCTTAATATGCTTTGTACGGCTTCAACATCCATACCAAACATATCAGCGATTACTTTATCTTTTCCTTTTCCAAAATCAAAAGTGTATTTTCCATCTTCTAATTTGGCATATTCATCACCTAATGTTTTATTCACTGCATCAAAGAAATTATAAATACCATCGGTCGTTTCATTTCCATTATCATCAACTGTGAAGAAGTCAAGAATAGAATATCCTGTGTCGCCAATCGTATTTCCCAGCCTATTAAATGCGGCAATTACATCTTCAACTGGGGCAGTGCTCAAATCGGCACTAGACAGTAAATCAATGTAGGTACGAACACCATCATCCACCCATCCACGCTCAATCATTTCTTTGGTTTCTTTGTATCCCTTTTGAATATTAGAATACATGTCGCGTTCATTTCCAGAAGATTGAGCATCTATCCATTTTTGATATGCAGATGTCGCAGCTTCATATTGCATCTGTAAATTTTCCAGATTGCTTATTTGGTCAAGAATTCCCTGTCTTGTGTTTTCAAGCCCAGTAGTGTCTTCTCCCATATAATTAGCTTTCGCTAATTTTTCTGTATTTTCACGTAAAGCATCATATTGGTCATTCAGAGCAGAAAGGAATTTTGATTTCTGCATAGATTCTTGTTGTGATTCTAATTCGGCTAATGCCTTCCTATTTAAATGATATCCATTTGCTGTTTTTTCAAGAGCCTTTTCAGCGTCATCTCCAAACATTTCACGAAATGCTTTTACAGAATCAGATGACATTCCTGTTCCAGATGTGGATTCTGATAGTATATTTTTGAGAGCTTCCAAGTCCTCCTTAGCTGATTCTACGCTTGATTTAAAGTCATTAAACGAGTCAGAAGCAGTAGCAAGATTACCGGCTGCATTTCCGCTTACAAGACCCATTTCAGAAAGAACATTTACAAAATTCTGCAATTCTTCTGTTGAAGATTCTGCATCAAGTCCAAATGTTTTTGCGAGAGACCAAAGTTCGCTTTCTCCCACCTGTTTTCCTTCTGTTACTAATGCCCCAAAAGCATCAACTGCATCAAGTTTTAAAGATTTTAAACTTTCGGATGTCTTTTTGATATCATCTGATGATTTTTTGAATTGGTTTGACGACCCAACCTTTTCTCCGCTCAGAACTTCTTTGAAATCTGCTATTTTGATAGAGGCAGTGTCAAGTTGTTTTGACAAATCATCAAATAAACCTGTGAATCTGCTATTATCTCCTTGTGATAATACATCGTTTACTTCGTCTCCAAGCGCTGCGAAATCCGCTCTTGCAGCACGAATTTTATCTGTGTCCCCACTAAGTAATGCATCGTTGTACTTGTTAATTGCTTCCGCATATTTATTATAAGTAGAATATACGGATCCGTCGCCTGTTCCTTGAGCAATCATTTCTTCTTTGATAATATTTTTATAAGTGTCTTGATAGTTGTCAAGGATTTTTTGATTTGATTTCAACGCATCTGCAGCAGAATCAACATATCCTTTAATTGCATTTTGAGAATTTTCATCCGTATATTTTGATTCAAGGTCGGATACGCGATTCATGAATTCAGCAATTGTTTCTTCAGCTTGCGAAGCATCTCCATTAAATTGGATCGTATATAATCCTTCACCGTTTCCATTGTCATTTATGGAGAATCCAGCGTCTTCAAATTCTTTGGCGATATCGTATATTTCTTTTCCGATACCGTTATCATTTTTATTTAATCCAGATCCGCCGACAGTATCACCGATATAATACTTCCGGCTTTTCTCCATCTCTTTCTTGGTGTCATTATATGCTTCTGCGTTTTTATTCAAATCTGTCTTTGCGTTTTCAGCGGCGATTTGTTGCAGAATATTTAATTGTGTCTGTAGATTTCCATTTACCAAATCCACTCCAGACGCTTGATCTCCATACTGAGCGGTAATTTGTGTTTGGATTCCAAGAATCTGCTGTTTAACACTGTATTCTTCGGATGATGTCAAATCTCCAGAATTGAGTTGTTCCTTTAATTCTTTGTATTTAGATATCTGCTCGGTAAGTTGATCATTTGACTCCTTAAAAGCAGCAGACGATGCTGTGGCAGTTTCCATCATATTTTTCTTATAGTTCTTGTATACACTATAAGCGGCGACTCCTGCAGCAGTAATTGCTGTTATCCCCGTTATGATAGGATGTGCTGCAATAATTGAACCAATACCTTTAAATCCATTTTTGATATCTTTCAGTTTTTCTCCGATTATATCAGTAGAAGAGTCTAGGATGTCTGACAAGTCATCAGCAGTGTCTATTGCATCAGTTATGGCGTTTGTTTTTTTAAGACCATCTGTTGCCTTTTTCAAATTAGTAATATTTTTTGCACTTTTATTTGATGCGTCAGCAATTTCGTCAAGAGAATCTGCAAATTTACTATTTCTTAGAATGTCTTCTGCCAAACCTTTACCAACACCAGATTTTTTAAACACTTTATTTGCTATATCCAAATCATCAAGACTATTTATTAAATTTGTAATGTCTTGGATTTTTTCTGAAGAAGATAACTTACTATTTTTTTTAATTCCTCGTATATCGGTTATAACATCCGATAATTCTCCTATTTTTTTAAGTGACAATTTATGTTATATTATATATATACGTTTCTATCGTAAATAAATAATAAATTGGAGGAATTGTTATGTCTTTAATTAAATGTCCTGAATGTGGAGCAAATATATATACCGATGTTCAACAATGTATGTACTGTGGTTGCAACTTAAAGAATACAGACAATAAAACAATAAATGAAAAATTTAAAGAAGAAAAAATAGAATTCTTTATGTCAACAATTGATCCGCCAGAAGACCCATCTCCTTTATATAAAAAAAATATAAGATTTTATAAAAGACTAAAAATAATTACAGCATTATCTTTTAGCATTGTTGTAACAGCATGTTTACTATATGCAATTTTTATAGCAGATAAATATTTTGGAAAATATTTAATAAGTATATCTATTATTTTTTCGTTACTTGGAGCTTTTTTGTATTGGCTTATTCCGAAAGAAGATATAGAGACATTGAATAAAATTGCCACATACCAAAAGTATCTAAAAGATCCAGATAAGTGGAAACGTGAAATTGCAACTGAACGATATAATGAATTATATAACAAGAAAACATATACTAAATCTGTAAAAAATAATGATAAGCCAATCGTTAATTGCCCGTATTGCGGATCATCAAATGTAATAAAAGTTTCAACTGCGAGCAGAGTGGTAAGTACTGCAGCAGTTGGAATAGCATCTAAGAAAATCGGTAAACAGTGGAAGTGTAATAACTGTAAGAGTTATTTTTAGTGGAGTGGAGGAGTAGTAATGGGTGAATATTTAATTCCTGAAAAAGAATTTATAAATACATTGTCAGAAAAGGCAATATCGGTTACAAAATTATTTGATTATGTAAAAACAAAAAAAGAATGCGAAATTTATTTATCAGACAAATTGAGCACGCCTGCGTATACAAATAATCAAGACACTAGATATTTAATTTGTTTAAACAAGAATATTCTACAAAATGATTTTGAATATGCATTTTTACATGAATATATCCATTGCAAACAAATAGATCTTGACTTTCCATTTTTACATCCAAAAGATAATACTGAGGAAAGTCAAGATCTATGCAATAATCTAAATACATATGTTTTAGATTTTCATGTGGATAGCATCTTAAAGACATTTGGATATTCTATAAACTCTAATAAACAATTTAATCAATTTATAACTATGATGAATGTTGCGATTTCTGAAAAAGATGTCACAAATATTTTTTCTGGTATTATTTACTATTCACAAAAACTTGCTATGTATACTTCAGAAGGATTCGATGTTAGTGCTGTGATAAATCAATTGAAGAATATTAGACCAGAAATTGTTAAAACATATGATGTGCTTATACAGGCACATAAAATGTATGATTGTCATGACAGAAAATCAGTATACAAAATGTTTAAATACATTACCAATAATTTAAATATACATCATCTGGTATATTAAAATATTTCCAATATTGAATATAATCGATAGTGGAACCAATATGGATGGTATCTTGTATTTTTGATGACTCTTCTTCACTTAATTTATAGATTTCAAATATATCATCAAGTTCTAGATTTTTTGTAACACTGTTTTGCATATATATATCACCGTCCTTATTGTGTTTTATTATGGTAGAAGAGTGCAGACAGTATTATTTTTTAAGTAGCCTCTTCAATAATTTTTCGTGTTCTCTACAAATAGTATCAAGATCAAATTCTGGCAAAACATCATCTGGAAGTTTCCCTACTGTTTTGTCAGAATTAACTTGGTATACATCACCGTTCCAGATAAACTGATTTTCAGAAATGTACAGCCAATCAGATTCAACGGAGCATTTTGGATACGACAAAATAGTCATTGACTCGTCTAATTTTTGTTGCATTTTTATGTCATCAATTTTTAATTTGATTTTATATAAATCTATAACTAATTGTTTTTCGTCATCTGTTAATTTAATAATTTTAACTCACCGCCTTTGGAGGAAATTTTATGGACAACAAATCTATAAGTATGAACAAATTTATGAATATTGTAAAATATGCATATGAATATTACAATTTGAAGATCTCGGACATTACTGTATTTGACCTTAAAAATTTGTTCTTTACAGATGATTTATACGAGTCTGTATCGAAAATTCAACAAGACGCTAATCTTATATTAAAAGACAATTTAACAAATGGTTGTGTTGTATTTCCAAACGATAGCAATAAATTAGCATCTCCCGTTATGTTCTTACGTACGCAAAATTTAGATATGTCTAACATGCTTATTGCATTTTTTCACGAATTAGTCCATATTGAAGATTTTTACAAATTTGCGGAATATAAAAATATTGATATTTCTAAAATTAAAGAAATGAAAAATTACGAAAATTTTTGTTTATGGAGTGAATTTCATGCTTTCTATTCAGAAAATTTATATACTTATAAATTTGTAGATTTTTCTAATAATACGAACGATTTCGAATCAATGGAACACGTTTACGTAGAAAATCTTGCAGCTTATCTTTACAGAGAACGTAAACGGGTATTTCAAAATGGGGAAATTTTATATTACGATATATCAAGAATTCTTGGTCGTATTGCTTTCCCAGATATTTATGATAAAGTTGTCGATACCGATTGCTCATATATATACGAATATTTAAAAGAGTTTTTCCCTCAAGAAAGCCAATTTGAGAAAGTAAATTCTCTCTATCGATTTTACGTGCAAGTGTTGAGGGATGGGGATATTCTTGATCGATTGAATGAATTAGATGATTTAATATGTCTTCTTTAGTGATTTTTATTTCGAGTTTATTGTTGCTGTTTTTCACTACATCACCTTCTTTATTTTAATGTGGAGTGGGGGAGTGGTCTAAAAATACTTCCTGCTGCGGAATTTTCCTGTTAATTTACAATTAGCTCTATACGAATACTCCTTTGAATATTCTTCAAACTCTTTGCGTTCAATTACACCATGAGGGCTTTCGTATATTCCGCTGCATAATTTTCTTTGATAATCATCATATAATTTTTTTGCTGTTCTGTCATAAATCAACATCACCTAAAATTTTTTCTTTAAACTTTTTTATAATTGAATAACATTCGGATTGATTTACATCCGTTCCACAATACAGTGTGTTGATTAAGCACTTTACAATATAATTTTCTTTCTCTTCACGCTGTATAAAATTATCAATTTGATTATTATTAAACATTTTAACACCTCAATTCTGAAAGGAGATTTTATGATCACTGAAGAAAATATAATTTATACAACTACTCTTATAAAAGCATATAATTATGAAAAGAACATCTGTAATACGGGAACTGGATTCTTCTGTAAAGACGAAGAAAATTATTATCTTATAAGTAATAAACATATTGTAGACGGATGTACTGAATTCGAATTCAAAGTTCCTATGTATGGAGACGATAAAATAGTAACAACAAAAATAAAAATTGATCCATCAAGTCATTCTCTGTATGATATAGGTGTAATAGGCATAAACGCTGTTATGTCATCAAACTACAAGTACAATATAAAATTTATCGAAATATCTGATTTCTACAATGATCAGCTTTTTAAATGTTCAAATATTGAGAATATTATTATGCTTGGTTATCCACAGGGGATGAAAGGAGATCCCCTTGGTTGTCCTATTATTAAAAGTGGCATAACAGCAACCCCTATATCCAAAAAGTATAATGATCAGGAGATATTCTTGACAGACATTCTGTCATTTCCCGGTTCCAGTGGGTCACCTATATTTATAAAATATAATGATTCCTATATTCTCGTAGGAATTCATTATGCTTCTGCAACAACAATAGACGATGGATCACATATAGGATTAGGGTTTTGCATTAAAGATTCCATATTATATAATTGGATAAAAGGAATCTAAAATTTAAGCGTTGCTGTTTTCTTGGAATCTGTTAAGAATTGAATTAAATTGTCAAGATCTTCTACAGTTACGTTACTTTCATTTAATATCGAAACGATTTTATTTTGTAGATTTAAGTAAGAGCAATTATCAATTTTAAATGAAATGCTCGATGCACGTAGTTCAATGGAATTAAAATCATTTTGATTAGGGCTTTCACATGTTTCCATTTCTTCACCTTCTTTTATAAAATTTTACATACGAAGAAGAGACATCTCAATCGATGTCTCTTGACTAAAAATTATTTCACTTATGAGGGCATAATGCCTCATCTCTCTGATAAGAATAAATCTTATCTCTCTATCGATTGATGACGAATCAGAGCAGTAAATATTACTATTTTTATTAAAAAAAATATAAAACTCATAATGTGGGATTATGCCATCCCAATTTTAAACAGTCATAAACCCACGAACAAATACACATCATATAAGGCAGGTAAAATAATATCATTTGTTACACTGTTGTTTTCCCGTTTTTATTTAATAAAACACAGTCAAATGTTGTTTTATCTCTAGCAATTTCACAATTACATATCAATTCATCAAGAATTAAATTATTTTCAATATTATCATTTTTCATCTCGTTTTTTTCAATTAAAATCATTTCCAATTTATATTCCACCTTTTTAAAGTATCAATTGTTACATTCGGATTTAGATATTTCATAATTTCTAACCCTTTATATTTTACTTCTGTTTCGTCATGAATGTTCCAAAAATGATGTACAATTTCTTCTATATATGCATAAGTTATAATTAAAAAATTATTTGCCTTCCTTAATCTATTCATATGATAAATGATTAATGAAAATGTAGATGCACAACATTTTTCATCTTCTTCGTCAATTATTAATTCGTCACCGCCTAAAAAAACAACACTTGCCTTTTTGATACTTTCTTTGGTTATTCCATCTTTTTTCATGACAACTGCTGCGTATTTTAACACAAGTGCAAAAGCTTTCAATTCATCTATTGACATTTCACAAGTTGATATTAATTCTATTTTGTCTTCAAATATATCTGGTTTTACAATATCGTGTATTGGAACAACATTTCTTACTCCCATATTATTTTTCTCCTATTATTCATCATTAGTATCATTTTCATTATATACTAAGAATGAATAGAAGAGTAGTCTGAACATATGTTTCTATAAAATCAAAACATCCGCCAATATAATAAAAGAGTAGGATTACTCCCTACTCTTTTATATCATCTAATTTCAGCACATACAATTCACATTTTTCGTTATAAGAATCGCCAACTGCTTTTTGTATTTCATTATTGGCTCTTTTAAATCCTAGTGAATTATAAAATTGTATTCCTTGACCATTTTCCGATTCTACAAATACAATGATACCATATATGGCAATAATCTTACTTACTTTTTTTATTTTAGGTATTATATAATCATAAAATAATATTTTCCCTAAACCATTCCCTTGGAAGTCAAAATCTACAGCAATTCTTGCTATTTCCACAACAGGCAACGCCATATATTCGTTTGTATCTATATTAAATGTATGAATTGCATTAGCCTTAATTGTGTAAAATGCTAGTATACAAGTGTATTCGTTGTCCATTAAAATGTATGTGTGTCCTTGCTTTTCTTCTGCATAATCAAATGCATCATCTGATAAGAAAGTATTTAATGGATTGTCTGCACCACAGCAAAAATCACCTACTAACATAAAATGTCTTAATGACTCTTTGCTTAGTAACTCTTCTTTATATTGAAAGTTTTCTGTGTTATCCATTACGTTTACCTTTGAGTATCTCAGCTACTTTAGCATTAGTCTTCTTACGTTGATCGTCTGTAAATGGTTTTAATTTGCTGCTTTTAAAATCATCTACGATTTTAGTAGCCGCTTCCCCTTTTAATAACGGTACAACTGCCATTGAGACTGCCATATGTCTTACCTCCTCTTTTGTATGTATGGATCCTTTTTTACCTAACTTCATATAATCACCCCTTGGTATTTGAAGCAATTATACATCAAAAAAATTAAACAAAATGTCGAAATATAACGTGAGAAATAAATTAGACTATTTTTTGTGTATCTTATTATACATTTTTTATTAAATTTGTTCAACCGCTAGATATAGTGCAGAAAAATGAAAAACACACTAATTATATAAATTTTCCCTATATATAGTTGTTTTCTCTATATTTAAAATATCTCTTGTGTTTTTGAAAAGAAAAATTATTCTATTTATTTGTTTCCATAACATAACAAAAGGACAGGGAATTATATCCTGTCCTTACATCGTGGTGTTTCGAGCTATATTATTTTTAACTCATGTATTATTATACACTCTTTTCGTATTAAGTCAAGTAGAATGTAAACAATTTGTGTCTATTTTATCTCTATTAGAAAACGACGAGAGATGCGCCGAGTGGAATACCACTATGAATATTTACCTTGGAGCACGCATTTAAAGCATATAAAATTTATGGCACTTATATGCTTCAGAGGAAGGGTGCTCTCTCTACACTTCCCTAATATTAACAAACTTATCCCGCCACTGCCAATTAAGACAGCTTCTCCGACTTATAGGAAATCCTAGCGGATTCATCTGTGACTATACGTAATTAGGGTTGGCTCATCGTTGCTTCGGACAATATATATGTCACCATACATATCTTTTCGTTGTTCCGTTTCACTATATGATATAGAATAGAAGTTTCGATGAATTGATCCTCTCTGTTCTTTAAAACCTGAATCTCACCGCCTTGAATTACACGCCATTATATGTTATTCTTGAATACGCATTACTACGTATTGCTGCGATAATAGACTCACTCTAGTAAATAGAAGCTGTAGCCAGGATTTTGGCTAATCTAGGTTTTTTACAAAAGCTCCAATGCCAAGTCCACCTAAAATAGTAGGAATAACACCAATAGTATCTATGAGTTGTGTTACTACATTCAATGCTGCAGTTCCACCGTCAACGATTCCTTTGAATAAATCAGAATCTATCATTGATGTTGAAAATGCTTGGAATTGTGATTTGAAGTGAGAAAGAGACGCTTCTATACCTTTATTCCAGTTTTCAAGTTCTCTTTCTGCTGATCCAACTGATTTATTTTCTGCTGTATCTACAGATTCTCTTGCAATATCAAAATTTTGCATTAAAGCAGACACGATATTTCCCTGACGTTTACCAGCTATCAATTCAGTTAGACTTGCTTGTTGAATATCTGTTAAATCCTGCCACTTAGTAGCTAATTCATCTAAAATATCATAAGTGCTCTTGAATTCTGTTTCACTCTTCATGATATCAACACCACTAAGAGCCTGTATTTCCTTTCTTAATGATGCCGTAGATTCAGCCATTCCATCTGTTTCCAAGCCTGCTTCTTCAAGCTCAGTGGTTGCGCCTCTAATACGCATTGATATGGTTTTGAATGCAGTTCCAACAGAAGCTGGGTCTTGAACTACACTATTAGCGGCAGTTATTAAACCAATTGTCTCGGATAGAGTATTGTTTGCTGCACTCATAGATGACGCAGAACGTTCCAATCCTTCAAAAATACCTGCGGTATCGATTGGCTGTGTATTTGCAACTTCATTTACTTTATCAACAATAGACTGTGCAGCATCTGCTTGTAAATTGAATCCTTTTAATGTAGAAATAAGTCCTTGAGACGACGACTCTTGAGTCATATTGTCTCCTACCTTTTGAAGAAGAGTAGTGACATTAGACAAATTTTTTGAATCAGCAAGGTTATATCCCAATCGACTCCAGTCTGCTGTACTTTGAATTACGTCGCTAATAGTAGACCCATATTTTTTGGCACTATCAGCAGCCTCATCAAAATAATTTGACAAATCAGTAGGCGATGCATCGCTAACTTTTGTAAGTTCAATCATTGCTTTATCTACATCCATTACTGATTGAACCATCATTCGACTTCCGTCCATTACAACATTCTGTAATACGCCATAGATTCCGACAAACTCTCCGATTTGAGTAACTGCGCGTTTTAATTCCGCAATTTTACTCATTCCGGTTAAGCCTTCAGCGCTTGCAGCAGATTGGATGGATCTTACCTGTGACGTATACTCTTTTAAATCTCCAGCTGTTAATGCGTTTCGTTGCTTATTTGCTAATTCCTCTAATTGATCGCCATATTTATCCACCGCTTTTGTGTTTGCTTGTAGCCAAGACAAAGTTTTATTCGCAGCAGAATGTGCATCTGATACAGAAATTGTCTTTGATAATTCTGAATTAACAGCAGACATTGCATTTTTAAATTTTTCGCTAGATCTTGTCAAATCAGAAAATGTATTCTGAACATTTACGTCATTAAAGTCCAACTTTCCTTTAGAGGACAATTCTTTTATTGATTTAAGAGAATCATCATACATTTTTTTTGCAGCACGAGCCTCTTCAAGCATTTTATTTCCGCTCTGCTTTGCATATTTATTAAGTTGACTTTCCATTTTTGCTGAAGCGGAATCGTATTTGAAAGTACTTAAACCTTTTTTCAACTTCTCTAATTCTTTATCTATTCCGGAGAACTTATTTGAACCAGATTTGTTTTGTGCATTTTCAAATCCTTTATTAAAATTTTGTCCAGCAATTTTTCCTGCAGAACCAAATGATTTCTCAATATTCTTAAACATTCCGTTGATTTTATTCAGATTTTTCATCCCATCAATATTAAAATCAACTTTAATCTGTTTATCGTTTTTTACTAAACTGTCTAATTTTTTTTGGGCAGCATCGAGTTCGCTTGTATCAACATTCGTACTAACCCGTACTTCATATTCGCTCATTTTTTAAAAATCACTCCTTTCATTTTTGGACAATAAAAAAAGCCCTCACGAAAGGAGAGCAGTAGTAAATAAATAAACACAGAGAGAAATAAATCTACTCTGTGTTTCCATAATATAATTCTATTCTTTTTGCATCATTCAAATTAATTGCAATTTTGCATGGAAAATTTGATTTACTTGAATCGTAAGCTTCGTCATTTTCTTGTATAATATAATCTGATAACACAAACCAAGAATCTTTTCCATGTTCTTCAAACATATCCAATATTCCGATATAAGTTGTGTCATTACAAATAACTTTTAATGTTGTTCCTCTTTTCATATCAATTACATCATTCCAAATACAATCATGTTGGGTTTTGAAATTGATAAATTTGAATATTTTATGCAACCATTCTGACTCGTAAAATCGAATTAGAATTATTGTTAAAATAATTGATATTAAAACAAGAATTATAACACGTTCATTCCATTTGAAAATAACATCTTTAAAAATGAACTCGTGTAAAAAACTACATAATGCTTTTAATATGTAGCTTATTGCAACGCTCCATAGAATTGAATGTTCTATTTTTGACGATGTGAAATAATTAAACACTGTCATAAATATAAAACCAGGAACTAAGAATTCCAGTAGGAGCGGCATTTGGTATAATAACTCATTGATATTTATATTAATCTTCGTTTTCCCCTTCCTGATTCATAGAAATATCTTGATTGAAAATATCGATAGGAGATGGAGCATCACCTCTCGACGGATTCTTACTTGATATTTCCCATCTAATAGGTTCACGGTTTCTTGAATTTTCACACATAATAATTTCTCCGTTTCATAATAGTTTGTTATTATCATACTATACGAAACGGAGAAAATCTATATTTAATTCCAGTGAAATTCTGTTATAATGAAATTGGATACATATCGATTGGATCTACCACAACCAATCCGTTGCCACGGGTATGTATCTGGCAGAAGCGTCTGTGGAAGTATACATCTTGTATACGAAATGAAAACAGTACATATGGCAGAAAGGTGATTAATTATTATATGTATCATTTCTATACATCATATCTCTGCGGATTTCTTTCGCAAACACTCCCGTTCTGTATATCAAAGTACAGAAGGGTGGTGAAAAATGACAACAATTATAATTTTAAGTCTTATTGTTATTGCATTAGTTCTTTTAATTATTCTTGTTTTTGCGTTTAATACATTTTCTAAGGATGTTAAAAACGCGAAATGTAAAATTCAATTCTCCAAATATATAAAATTTGAATACTCATTGTCATTACGTAAGAACCGTAGGTAAAAAATCATTTAATTAATTCTGCATATATGTCATTTAAATAGTTTCCTTTTTACGACCCCAGGATGTTAGCCGCATCCTGGGTAATTATTTTCACTTCAAATACTTCGACATATTCCTATCCACAATTTCAGGCACAGCCTTTCTTGTCGCTTCAAAATATCTGTGATTTCCCAATGTATTTCCAAATGCTCCAGTTTCCGTCGCTTCAATAACATCCGCTCCAGAAAACAGCCCTATAGGATATGAAATATTTTCTTCCATTTCTGCTTTAAATTCAAAATGATTTCCTCCACCAGAAACAGGAGTGGTATTAGGGGATTCCAGCAACGTTCCAGTTCTTTGATACATTACTGGATTTCCAATGTCATAATATCCAAGTACATTATCTTCTAATTTCTCTTCCACTTCATCCCTAGCAGCATTCATTCCAGATCTCACATCTTTTTCAACCAATCCTTTAACTTCTAAAAAACTGGATACAACTTTTTTCGCCATAACATTACCTTCTAATAAGGAAGATTTTCGGCTGTTTCATGAATTTCCATTGCGCGTTTAAGCATCTCTCTCATCTTTTCATTTTTAGTAGCCTTTTCTTCATTATCCGGCTTATAAATTGGTTGTGTATTTGCATTTTCGAGTTCAGCAGTACGTTTTTCAAATTCCTTTTTCATAAACTGCTTCGCAATATCTTCCATAGATTTGTCTGGTGAGTTATACTTCTCGATAAATTTATTCGCCTCGGATACATTTAATTCTTCTGCCTTTGAAGACAATACGTTGATCAAATCAACAAGAGCTTCTCCAACCATATCTTTTCTATATGATGGAGCATGAATAGCTTTCTGTTTCATATATTCAACTTTTTCTACAACATGAGACATGACGAATTTCATAATCTCCTGTGGATATGTTAATTTTGGATTTTTTGCTGTTGTAGTATTCTTGATGAAAAACTGATTTACAATATCATTAACTTCTTTGTCTGCAATTGCAACATCGTAAACAGATTCTCCATCTTCAAATTCAATTCCATCTACAAAGTAATTCATAATAGCACAAACCTGCGCTGGCTCAATATAATAAGGGGAGTAGTCGGTAATTTCACCATTTTCTCCAAAATCAAATAAACTGTTACAAATATATTCAATAGCGTTTGCTTTATCTTCGAATGTAATAATTTCTTTAATTTTCATATTTTCTTTTTTCATGATTTTCTATCTCCTTTAAAACAAATGTTCTGGATGTTTTTATTTTCTATGAGTAGTATAATATCTATATGCAGGAAGGCGTGTGCGTAACCACGGCTGTTACGCTCCTACATACAAGGAACCTACAAACCAATCACCACGACTATATAATAAGTCAGAAAGATAGGTGAAAGTCATCAGAAGTTTATACAATTCTGAGCGATCTGCTCATTCTGATCTCCCCATGATAGTTGATTACTATACAATCGGAAGGGAGGTGAAAAATGACAGACAGCAAAAATTCGTTCAGACTTGCAAAACTCGCAATCATCTTTACCTTTTTGTCCATGACTGTTCTTGGAATAGTATGGATGGTTCTGCAAAACAATCCGACTTCACTTCATGCTATTACTAACTTTAAGGAAGGTTTTGTAGAAGTTAATTGCGAATTTGCAAGTGAGAACAGTACCAAGTGATAAGATTGGTACAATAATGTTGGCGATGCTTATCACATCATCAACTCACTTCCATTATGGTGTTACTATTTTAGTAGCACCATATCTCTTATTCTCTTTTCATTTCTAAATGAAAGCGAAATTTGATTTGAATTTTTGCATCAAAAAAGAGCCGGTTAACCGACTCTATTAATTAACATTTTATGATTTAGATGTAATTTATAATTCTAGTTTTTATGATTTAATAATTCCTTAATTTCATCCAAAGTGTATTCTGATTTATCAATCATTTCCGCGAGTTCACGAATACGTTCAGATTTTTCTTGTTCAGCTTTCATCTCATCATAGATAGCTTTTTCTTTTTCAAGTTTCTTGATTTCAATTTTCTTTTCTTTCATCTGAACTTTTAATTCATCCATTTTATTTTGGATGGTTAAAATTTCTTGGTTGCACTGCTGAATCAAAACATCGTAATTCTTTTCTACAACTTTTTTACGTCTTCCTCTTCTTTTTTCTTCCATGACTTGTGCCTCCTTATATTATATAATACAAGCATATCACTGAATAGAAGAGTAGTAAAGATATTTTGTTACGCATATTTTGACAAAATTAATAATTAAATATCAGAAACTTTATTTTCCTTTTCTTCTCGTTTGAGTCGTTTATATTCTTCATATTCGATCCAGCCTCCAAATTTTTCCACCCAAGTAACCCATTTATAATCAACTTCTGGAAACTTGTACCAAAACAATTTTCTTTTTAATAGTGCGACTGAATCTGGACATCCTTTAGTATCAACAACTTCTTCATGCCCATCTTTATAAACAATAAAAAAGTCAGCCACATACTTAATTGGCTGAACTGATTTTCCATCATGACGAAACTTTGGTTGTAATTCATATGGTTTTTGTAATTCATAACTAACCACATCACCACTCTCCACTGCAGGGCAAAGAACGTCGCGATAGTATTTCATTTCTAATACAGAATCAAATACGATTCCATTATGTGTTCGTTTACTTTTGTCTTTATCTACATTAAATTTTGATCTTGTAATTTTTATCACCTCTTTAAATAAGAAGAGAAGTCACCAACTAGTAACTTCTCCATTTATTAATCTTCTTTTTCGTTAACTTTTTTCCATGTAAACATTTCTTTTTGGACAACACTATGTACAAAGCTATTCAGCCCCCCGAACGATTCATAGGTAGCTATAAGCCCTTCTAATGCTTCAAACTCAATATCAGTAATACACTTTCTTTCGTGATAGATACTGTACCGATTACTAATTTCAGCCTTTATTTTTGCTTGCTCTTTTTTATTTTGTTTTTCTTCATTGGCGTGGAAACGCATATCTGTTTCAGCCTTCATATCATCCAATTTTTTTGAAATAACAGCAACGGATTCGGATAATTTTTTTTGAGATTCATTAAAATCTCTCTGAATTTCTCGTGATTTTTCTCTATCGTTAATTCTATTTTTAGCATAAATATCCATCTGTTCTCGTTGAGCAGTAAGAGCAGACTTTAACTCTTCGACAAATTCTGAAAATTCCTGTTGCATTTTCCTATCATTTTGAGTAACACGTTCCACGTCTTCTTGATGTTGTTCTTGTAGTTTTGATAAATTTTCAGCGGTTTTTACAAGAAGCTCATGCTCTTCTCGTCTTTTTCTGATATGTCTAAATTCAATTCCTGTTTTCTCCCAAAACCATACAAGCAATTTGTCTAAAAACTGCCATGCAAGAAGTATGGTAACAATTGCGAGAATAATAGAAACAAAATCTAGCTCAAAAAACATTTCTAAATATTCCATATTTATTCAGTTTTCTGTTCTTTCTTTTCGATAAATTGTGTAAGTGCCTGGTGCAAACCTGTAGATGCAAGACCACTAATCAAACCGCTTAAAACAATTTCTGGGCTAAATGCAAAACCATTAATCCATGCAGCTATCACAATGCCCAATACTCCACAGATTGTTGGGATGTACTTGTTATCGACATCTTTAATCCATTTCTTGATAATATATCCGACGCAAAGGCAAATGCCAAGTACGACCGGCATCATAAATTCATTCAAAAATTCCATAATTTTTTCCTTTCATACAAATAGGAGAGTGGTAGTCCTTTAATACTATTGCCTGTGTACTGCGTGACACTACGCTCAAAAATATGACACCCACCTTTATATTCATCATCTTGAACAACCTATTTTATTTTTGTTCCCAGAACTTAGCTAAAGCAAGTCCAAGTTCTTTAGTCTTTTTGTACTTCCATACCGTCACACCATCTTCTTTTTTTACAAATGTATATTTAATTCCGTATTCTGATAAATAACAGACTTCGTGAGAAGATTCTGTACGGTATTCATTGTCTAACTTTCTAATTTCGAGTTCACTCCTCACTTATTCGGAGCAGAGTAAAAAAATGGGGTAAATACCGATAATAGATATTTACCCCTTTCTTCACACTAAATATCTATCACTCGTTATTTTAAGATGTAGCCATAATACCGGCTGCTTTCAAAGCGTCCAGCAAAGCTTTGAACTCAGCCTTTGTGACATTTTCTCCTGCAGCTTCAGGAACCAAAGTAGACTGTTTTACGCCTCCAAGTGTTGTTTTATTCGCAGCCGGAAGAGTGTATGTCGCACCAGGATCTCCTTTTGCTCCTTTTAAATTTTTGAATGCAAAATTAAATACCTTTGCTGTGTTTGCTCCACTTGCTGTTACAGTTACAGATGGAACTCCAGTATTTGCGTCAACCGTTGCAGTTGGTGTTCCGAATCCTGCGGCTGCTCCAGGTGCGCCAACCTGTTCATTTTTTACACCTTGCTCCAGCTTGTTCATCTTTTCAGCAGTAATAACATCTCCATCGCTCCATGTCGTTGGTGTATATGCCATTTTTACTCACTCCTTATTCATTCTGATTTTCCGACTTTTGCCTTTCCGATTTTCCCCCTGCCTATCAAGGCGAGATCTTCAGGGGGTTCTATTCCCCCGGTTCGTCCTCGTCCGGTAACAGAGTCAGGTCAAGCATGTTTCCATCATCGTCAACCATCATGTCACAAGTAAGTGTTACAGTACCCGGATCTCCGGAACTTGCAAAAGACAGAGACATATTAGCCTGCGGAACTACTTTATATGCCTTGAACAGATATGGAAGCACATCCTCATCTGTTGTTTTCATATATGTATCGCCGTAAACAGTAAACGCTTTCGGGAAGTCAGTAGATCTAATACTGATATTGTATACATCATTTCTAGTAGCAAGGTAGAATACAACAACTTCTGTTCCTTCTGCCTTTGAATCTTTCAATGTAATGTCCTGACCAGAAACAGTAGTTACCCCAAGTTTTGTTTCCATGTTAGAATCTGCTCCGTCATAAACCCATACATTTTCTTTTGTGAGAGTAACTTTTGTGTCAGTAATACTAACTTTATTGCTTTCGCCAACTTTTACCTTGACTCTCTTCATAATTTCTGCTGTTTTAGAACTCTTACCTCCAGTCATCAGCTCCCAAAGCTTAGGTGTCTGAATCTGCGTTTCAATCGTAAGAGTACCAGCACGTTCTCCAGAGAATGTAATTTTCTTTGGATGACCTTTCCCGCCGTACGCAAATACGTTTTCACCTGTCAATTCCTGACTTGATGTATTTGCGTAATCACAGAAAAGAAATGGTTCTTTTGTTTTATAATCTACAAACACCATGTCACAGACTTCTCGGTTTGCCATCTGTTTTCCAAATTGATTTGCCATTTTAATTTCCTCCTATATAAGATTTGTTTTTTTTGCAATAAAAAAGACACTGAATTACTCAGCGTCATTTTTGTTATATATATTTGAACTCCAAGCACCAAACTTGAATTTCTTTTCTTTATCTCCCCATACAGACACCTGTGTAGAAGCAATGTCATATTGATCAATTATCTGAAGCCTTTCAAATTCATTGAATAATTGATAAATTGTAATATCCCATATATTTATCCAGTTTAATGACAGGCTTCTTACAGCAACGGACGATATGATGTTAGGTAAAGACAAATCTGGATTTCCGCCAGAACTTTTTTTGAATTCACGTTTTACCTTTTGCAACCTCTTGTATATTTTTAATCCACGTTTATTTTTGATCTTTGTAATATCAGTCACTTCTGTATTGTCCGGTGTAATATGCACTCGTTGAAGAATTATATCCAACACATCATAATAATTTTTAGAATTTATAATTCCTTTTGCTAGAAGTTCAGTATCGCCATTTTCTCTAACAATTTCCTCTGTGTATAGAAATGATTTATATTCATCAAACCATTCGAAATCCTCTACAAAGAAAAAATTGAGAGCATTTTTAATCATATTTCTAAAATTTGAATCATACAAAATAAGGTCAAATTTTGTATACAAATTAATATCTGGATCTTCTATTTTAAAATCTTCAATATAATCACTTGGAGTCATTCTTAGACACGACACATATTGTGCATAGACGTAATAAGATATGTCAGCAATCTCAATGAGCTTTGGAGATTTAATTCTTCCAATTCCAACAAGATCAAGTGGGAGAGGGGAGATTAGATCAAAATAATCTAATTTCATAATTCGCTAAATATTTTTGAATTTAAAATCTGATGTTGTAAAAACCAATTGTCTTCCGTAATATTTACTATTTGGAAAGTAGTAATTTACAGATTCCAAATTCAATTCTCCTATACCATATTTATTTGTTTCATGTAATTGACGCTCAACCATATCAGCTAAAATGTCAGCTCTTGTTCCAGAATATCCGTCTTTGTGATATTTCATGCAATCCTTATGACAGTACGCATAGACAATAATCTGAAGAGTTTTCATAGTCCTTGTCTGTTGTTTGAAATTTACTTCAAAACAAAGATATGGTTTAACCTCTGTTTGAGTATCTTCTATATATAAATAAGGAAAGATTTGAGAATACACCAGATCGTCAACATCATCTGGCATATAATTATCACCTAATAGTAATTCACAAATATCAGACGAATCTAAAAATGATAAAAGAAGCTTTGATTTAAAAATTCCAATATCTTTTAATACTGTTTTATTCATAATGTCTTCCTTAAAATAAATTACTAATTTCGATTTTCTTTTCAGAAATTGGATGTGAGTTAGAAATGATTTTCAGAGATAAAATTTTTCCGATATACTGTTCATCAGATATTAGTATTTCAATTGAATTTTCGTAGATTGTTTTTTTTACCTGGATATCATCAGATACATGCCAAGTATAATTAGTACATTCAATTTCTTCAGTACAACTCTCGTCGCTGTAAAATTTAACATAATATGTTCTTTTTCTATTAATCTTTATAGAATCACTTCCGATAATTTTAGCAAAAACAGTTCCTTTATCATTGTCATGTTCTGAATGATCAATATCTATATAGTCACAAATGCCAAGTTCCTGACTGTCTGTTTTAAGATTTAATTCTGTCTTATCTGCAATAAAACTTAAAACACTCCCATGATATTCATCTCCATAATCATATAAGATATCGTCTGTTCTCGTCATTTTAAACACTTTTTCCGGATTTATTTTTCTTTTGTCAATAAATACTCTTTTTCTATCCAAGTTTAGACATTCAGAATCTCCCGGTGTGAGAATCGTATATGTATTAGATGAAAGCGTAATCGTATAATTCCCATTTTCACCTACATCATATTTACTGGCTGAAACAGCGTTGCACCAACGCTCAATAATCTTTCCTTCAGAATTTTGCCATCGCAGTAAATATTGACACAATACCATTGTAGCTTTTTCGTATATTCCGTTATTTCCCGGATAGCCATTTATCAGCCAATACCTATTTTCAAAAAATACATACATTCCAGCTTTTACAGTTCCTATAGAAAAAAGTACTGTTCTTTCCAGTGACTTCAATTGTGTATCTGCTGTATTTCCTTGTACGATGCAACGAATGTTTTTACCTTTGCTCAAATCGCTATTATAAAGAATAACAGAAACCGCAATATCAGTTTCTAACGATTCCGCAAAAGCATCATCCTTGTTTTCTACAAACATGTCATTCTCAAATCCACCGGTTACATTTGGACGAGTGTTCTGACTTAATAAATACCATTCTTGCATATCGCGTCCTCCTAAATAAAAGCAGTTACTTTCTGGTTTCCAACCATCGTATTTGCCTTTTCTGCGACGTAATCAAGTTCCGCTTTTGTTGCAGTTTTAGATCCGTTAGACCCATCAATTCCAATATCTTTTCCGGTTATGCTGATTCGTTTATTGACTTTAGAATACTGACGTTCTTGATATGATTGTTTCATAAATTCTGCCAAAGTATCAATAACATATCTATCCAATTCAGAATCAAATTGATTTAATTCCACGTCAAAATGTAAATCACTTAATTCTGCAGAATACCTTCCAATTGCCTTCTTAAACCATTCCATTTCTAGTGATAAAGGCAATACTGTTTTATCTGCAAAAGAAGACTCAAATGATTGTATCACTTCGTTAGCTGTTGTATTACCCATTCAAATCACTCCTAAATCTTATGTTCTACGTAATTTTCTACGATTCTAATTTTTTCAAAATCGTTAAGTTTTTCTCTTTTAATAATTTCTAAAATTGCAAATTTTTCGGCGCGTGTAACGACAAGATCCTTCAGTTTCTCTTCGAATGTCTTTAAGGTTTTGTATTCAAACAATTTCTTGACAGCATCTACTGTAAGAATATTTTGCACCTGTTTTCCATCTTCACTCTCAAAATCAACTTCAATTCTTGTTGGCTTATCATCAACATAAAGTGTTGCATGAGAACCTCTGTCGTCTATTCCTGTCAATAATCTATTACCGTTCTGAATCTGTGTAATAATTTCACTTCTTTGTAAGCGAACTGTCCCATTTGCAGGAATTGTTACATCGCCATTTGTTTCAATTCTCTTGAAACCTGTTGTCCAATTTGCGATACTTTTAATAGTTACTTTCTGCTCAAGATTTAATTCCTGTACTGTGTTTTTGTCTTCAATCATTTTCTGTTTCCTCCATAGCAATTAATGTAATTTTATCAACTAATTATTTTTAAACAGTATGTATAATTTCTTTATATAATGCAATTACTTTATCCAGTCGTTCTGACTTCTTGAATGTATGATATGGCATACCATTTTTCTTGTTTACAGATTTTGAAACATATGGAATATCATATGCCATAATAAAGTATGATAATTTTTTTGAATAACAATAGAAATATTCATTCATATTTAATTGTTTTCTCCTTTAAACTAAAATAAGATAGTTTCCACATTTAAAATAATGCGAAAACTATCTTAGATTTACTTGAAATTATTTTCCAAGAGAATCAAGGTTCTGATCATGAAGCATACCCACTTCATATTCTCTTCCAGGTACTACAAGACAACCAAACTCCATGTCAAATCTGGATAATTGCATTCCTGTTGTAACATCGTTTCCAGAGAATGATGTTAGTCCACCTCTTGTTACAGTATGAATTGGAGACTGTCCACCCTGCGGAATTACAAATGCAAGTCCAGCCGGTAACATTGTCTCAAAGTTTGTACCATCTTTATTCAGAGTTGTCAGATCATACGGATTTGGAATCTCTGCAAGAGTGGCTCCATTGTATACGCCCATCAGTCCTGTATTATGAATCTCATCCATGATTGTACGAGAGATTCCGTTTACAGTCGGTGTTGTTCCCTCATATCCAGCGAATCCATTAAACTGTGCAATCATAGCATAGTCACCAGAGATTGTTGGTTTACCAAAACGTCTTACATTTGCAATAACTCCATCGACACCTGTCTTTGTAAGTCCTGCTCCTTCAAAGAAATATTTCACACCTTTTGCATCTTTAATTGCTTTATATGTAGTGTCGATTACATATTTAGCAGCTTTATTTCGGATGTCTACACGAACCTGTTCCTGAAGTTCATTCTCATCACTCATATCTCCAAGTGCTGCTTTTCTGTAGTCAACTGCATAACCACCAGAAATAGTAGTTGTTGCAATCGGTACACGTCTTTTTCTGATTGCTGGGAATTTTACATCCTGACCAGCAGCCTGAATTTCAGCACCAGTATTTACATACTCTGTGATTTCTACTTCACAAGATTCATTGTATCCGATTGGTTTGTAATTTCCATAAATTCCAAGCAGTTTGATTTCCTGCATAAGTACTGGCTGCATTTTGAAACGTCTCAGTTCATTGATTTCAGAAATTGCTACTTGATCATTTGTCGCAGCTCTGCTGTTCAATTCTTTAATATATTTAGCTGCAGCATCTCCCTTTTTACCAAACTTTGCTAATTCTTTACCATCTGTCATAGCAGAGAATACTTCTACAACTGGAGAATTGGCATTAATTTTTCCACTTACAAAAGAAGCATCTCTACGTTCGTTATTTAACTCAAATGTATAACTCATTTATATACCCTCCTTCAATTAGCCTTGTTTTGTAACAACTTTGGCAACAAGACCAATTTTGTTTCCAATAATCTCAGTTACTTCAAAATAAGGAGCTACACTAGCACCTGTAATTAATTTTCCTGTTGCATCAGATTTCAGTTTATTTCCTTTTGCAAAAGTTGCTGGTAACTGAGCGCCGTATACTTCGATTTCCTGTCCCTCAAGTTTTTCAAAGTCTACGACTCTTACATGAGATCCAGCAGGAATTTTATATTCTGGCATGTCCATATCATCACCAACTTCGACCTGCATAATCGCCTGTTTTGCGTCTGCTTTTGGAGCAAACTTTCCAGATGTGACTGCACCAAAATCTCCATTCAGTGCATCTTTATCAATAACTGCATCCATAAATGGGTATAATTTCTCGATCTGAGAAATTCTTCTGAATTTAATCATCTAATTCGTCCTCCTCTTAAAAAATGTTTACTTCTTCGTCATCATCGACATATTTCTCGCTGCATACTTCTGAGAAAATATCTTCAATTTTTACTTCTTCTGAATTCTGCTCAGAAATACGAGCTTCAGATTCTGCCTGTTTCTGTTTTGCAACAATTTCCATGCAGATTTTAGATTTAATAGAATTGATTTCAGATGTGACATTATTTAACTCTGATTTCTTTTTACATGCATTAATTTCATCTTTTAATTTTTTAATGTCCTCTTTAGCAACTTCTTTTTCTTCATCGCTAAAGTCTTTCAGAGCAGCCTCGACCTCAGAAAGTTTTTCAGATGCTTTTGCTTTTGTTACCTCTTTTTCGAGATCCTCTTTTTCATCATCTTTCTTCTTCATGTCTTTTTCCATCTGCTCAACTTTTGCATTCAGTTCTGCAATCTGTGTGTCTCTAGCAGCAATATCAACATCTTTTGCTTCAATCTGTGAATTCAGTTCTGTGATTTTGTTGTTCAGCTCAGAAACTTCATCATCGTGTGATTTCTTTTCACTGTTAATTTCTGCAAGAGTAGATTTGAGAACTTCCTCAAATTCTTTCTTATCGAATTCCATGTTTTTCTTTTCCTCCTTGTTTGTAGTTTTTCTCTGCGAAATCTCAAGTACCACAGCCGCATCGTCACTTGGAGAAATGCTTAAGAGCGCACACCCCGAAAATGAATAAATCATGGGTGATCTCATATTTTCGTTATATCCATCTTCATATATGATTTTGTTATCATTTTCTTTTAGTCCCATAATTTCAATAGAAGTACACACTTCACCTACTGCAAATCCCTTTCGCACCCAATCAACCAATTTAGGATATCTCTGATAATATAGATACCCGTACCCACACAAAGCCTCTATTTCATCTCCATTGATATCTTTAATTGTTTCGATTTCTGCTTTCTCAAAAGTTCCGACGACTTCAGAGTTTTCAAATACTGGTTCATGAACCCCATTTGAATCCACAACTTCTCCTGTTAACCCATGTCCGAGAGGGCATGATTTATCTTCTGATGCAAACTCACAACACAATGGCATTCCTTTAACTGAATCAATTGCGTTTAATACATATTCCTTTTTCCAATGGATACCATTTTTGTTAGTTTCATTTGGATCGTCATGAATTTTAAGAAGGGCAATTTTGATTGGAACACGTCCGTTTTTATTAGATCGCTGAGAAATTTCGAGGATATTATTTAACATAAGATTTATCCTCCTTTGTTTACATAAAATAAAAGTGATCTACTTATTAGCAGACCACTCGTTTAACAATTTATTTAATTTTTCATCTTTAACTTGAACCTCTCATGACTAAAGTCACATGTGTTCTCGACATATCTCTATAAAACTAATTTTCCTTTTAACTATTTATTATCACTTGGACTTGGGTTTAAGTTTCCACCACTTTCTCTACTTTTGATTGTATTTTCTGTGGGATTATCTGTTTCTGGTTTTTTAGCATTATCAGAATTAGATCCGTTCATTGTCCAAGATGTTTGATGTGGTTTATATTTTTCAAACACTCCACTTTCAATTTCTTCATCTAAAACTGAAAAATATGCGTCAGGATCCACACCTGTACTAGCAACGAGAAAACTCATAGATCCTCCGGAATCCGTATACAACTTCGACATCATTTCAAAGAAGTTCTTCCTATTTACGAATGAAGTAGGAAAGTAGTAAATCTCAATCTTATTTTTATCATTTTGGATAATATTTTTATTGATTACATAATTTAATTCATTCTGCCATTCATATACCCATGTATATAATTGAGCTGTAATCATTTCTAAGTTACTTTGTGATGCGCCATAATTACCTGTAGTCATTGCGCCAATTAAAGCAGAAGATATTCCAAGATCAAGCGAAATCTGGTCATTTAAATCAGATTCGTTTTTACTATCAAAAATATCTGTAGACACATCAATAGAATCAAGTTTTGTTCCTGCGGCAACACTAAAGAATGAAATTCCGCCACGAGAATTTTTATTCATAACTGCCTGACGAACGGTAGCATGTTGTTGCTCCTGTTGTTTATTTGTAAGCGAACTTGTCCCTTTGTCCTTACCTTCTGGAAACGTTTGATAGATAATTTTATTGTTAATTTCATCTAACACGTTTCTCTTTGTGTCAGTGAAATAATCTTTATATAATACATCTGCAAGTGCAGCGATAATTAAACTTCGACCCCAAGGTTCAGAATCTTTACACTTAATTTTTCTGCACATTGTATGATTGTTATCAAGTACAACCCAGTCTCCGCCAGTTGTACCATTTTTTCGACTATTGTATGCTTTTACAATTTCTTCTGGATATTTTCTTAATTTTCTTTCAATCTTGTCTCCAGTGTAGTCATCAAAATATCTCAAATTAAATGCAAGAACATATCTGCCATTTTTCTTTCCAACTATTTTTGTATATCTCCATGGAAGTGTTATAATAGATGCATTGATTCCAACTTCATTGATTTCTACAATATTTTCAACATCATAGTCCGTCATGAATTTAGACTTATCATAATTCTTCTTTTTCGTTTCGAAATAGAAGAATGCAATTCCATCCAACATACATGTAAACAGTGCGTTTCTAACAAACTGCTTATCGTCAATTTTTTCAAGAGTGGATTTCATCAAGGCTTTGTTTGCCTGAACGGTCTTCGTATTTTTCCTATTTTTACTTATTAAGATACGATCAAGACAAGGAAGCGCAGTCATATAATCGACTGAGTTAGACACGATTCCATTTTTGGTATATACAAAATTAGATAAGCGAATTGCTGCATCGTGATTCCCAATAGGGTCACGCAAAATAGAATCGATTTCTTCCTTAGAAAAATAATCATAAATACCGCATGAGAATAATAAACTGGACATATCTACAGGCGATATATAACTATTAAATTCATATATATTTTCATCAGCAGTAGGAGAGGACTCGTTTTGAATCTCTACCGATTGCTCTTTATTAATTTCTGACATGTCCTCCTCCTTTCTGTTAATTTATAAGACACGTAAATTCATAATCGGAAACTGCATATATATCTCGACAAAATTCATTTATGTACCATAATACATATATTGTTGCAGATACACGGTCTTTGTCTAATTTGTTTACGACCTTTTCAATAGTCACCCCACCATTTGACAAATGTTTTAATTTGAGATTTGCAATTTCTTCAAATAAACAATCGGTTTGAAGATAAGGAGCTATACAATTATCAAAGTCGTCATATTCCTTTTCTGTAAATTCAGATTGTTGTTTGCTTTCCAACATTCTAAATTTTCCACTGTCAACAACATCAATAAAATTAGTAACAATTTTACTTTGCGCAGATTGTGCTTTTAGATTATATAAAATTTTTTCTGCAATTTCTGGGACTTCTGGCATATTATCATCATTAATAGTGTCCCAACATCCTAAAGATTCTTTGGTTATTTGATCGAAACTTTCTTTAAGCAATTCGTCGATCAATCCGGCTCCAAGACCGTTCCCATCAACAATTACATTTTTTGCATTATAAAGTTTTTTGTATTTCTTAATAACACATGCTTGTGCAGTGAAATTCATAATATTTGGAATATTTATAAGATTGACAAGATCCATTGATACAATTTTTGTCTTGTCTTTTGTTCTATTGACTTTTATTACAGAAATGAATGATTGATTATTGCTTGTATTTTGGCTTCTTGCAACATCTACGCCAATATAAAATTCATCTTCTTTGTTTTTTGATGATAGAACAGGAGATGTCAAAGACCTACAATTCATAAGTTTATTAATATTCACTAACGCCCCTGAAGCAGCTCCAACCCATTTTGATTCATAGTTTTGTGCAAATGATATCATTGTCATATCACGTTTTTTTTGAAAAATCTGACTCTTTGTTGAGCCTCTTCCATACCAACAAGGGAGCCAAAAACTTGAACCAAGAACTATTTTACCGTTAAGATTTATCATATCTTTTACCATATCAACAGACCGTTGATATTCATCAGACCCTTTGAATCCAGCAGTAGTGAAAAAGTTAATTTGCTGATTCAATTCTTCTGGATCAACTATTGAGTATTTTCCAACACAAACTCTAGGCACTTCAACAATTGGCAATAGCGCATCCAAAAATGTATCATTATCAATTAATGCAGACTCCTCCATATTAATACGTTTTCTACGTTGCCCCTTCGATGTTTGTGAGTTTGCTAAGTTATCCAGTCTTGATCCATTTTTGAATACAACGAGTGCGTCTCCTTTAGCAAAATTAGCTTTATCTATTTCATTTTTTAGCAATGGATAAAATCTAAGTATTTCATTATACTTATCTTTTAAAAGATCTGCAGCATTTTCTTTTGTTTGAGCAGATAACGAAATAGAAATTTCTGGAAAAAATATACAAGCTAACATGGACGCAAGCACTTCGTCAAATGTTTTTCCATAACCTCGCGGAAATACTCCATAAAAAGACGTGAATCTTAACATTACTCTTAGATAAATACGCTGATCTAAATGTAAATTTAATCCGCCTTTGGGCGGTTTTGTTAAATCTAAGAATGAATCAGGGAACCATCTTGAATAACTACAAAAATATTCCCAATTATCGATATTAAATCCGTAATCATCCATTTAATCACCGTCCTTAAAATCTGCAGGTATAGTGATAAATTTTTCAATAGTTTCTCTATTTAATTCAGTTGTATCGTCAGAAAAAATACCATACGGGTCTCCATACATTTCAATATATTCTGTTTTCTTTCTGTCATAGAATTCGTAAATATCTTTATATTCAACTTCTGGCATGTTGTTTAAATTTCTTTCATAGTTCACATAACACCATATAATGAAATCGGCAGCATCTTTGGGTTGATATTTAAATTCTGGGAATATAGAAATCCTTTCTTTCGCTCCTTCGACGGCAGAAAATATATCACTAAAATTTACGATTCCACCTTGTAAATCTTCCTTGGACAACTGTCTTGGTGTCAATTTTGCTTTTTCAGCAGCGTCCTGTGCAGCAGAATACCATTTCTGTGCCTCTTGTACATCTCCTCTTGATGTAGCCATTTCTTCTTTTACTTTAAAACGTACATATGTAAGCAATGCCTCTTTATGAAGATTTGTCTGTATGACATATGTTTTAGTCATATCGTCATATTTTTTGCACATCTTTTTGTATTCTAGCCTTGTAAACCCTTCGCCAAACATTTCAATCATGTCTGGTGTCACTTCAAAATCATCAGATTCAGAAATAATTATTTCATCATTTTTTTTACTTTGTAAATCTTTTTTGTATTTACTACGCTCAGTTTTCTGAATGACGGTACTGTGTTTTTGTATAAAATTTTCTTTTTCAGATTCTTCATAACTTTTTGAAGAAACTTGTCTTAAAGAAGCAATATTCTTCATATATAGACGTATTATAGAATCTCCGCAATGATGCACTTCTTCTTCAGACATAAAAGAATGTTCCTTTTTAAATTGATTAAAAGCACTTTGTAATAAGTCTTTATAAAATGGTTTATCAATTTGTCTAAGGATATTTTTGAATTTTTCTTCGCTGACTTCGTTAGTATTTTCATCTATACTTGATTTAATAATGCAATCTTTACAAATCGGAGTTTTTTTATCAAGAGCATGTAATGGTGATTTACTCATATAAAAATCAGATAATGGCTTTTCTTTTCCACAGCAAGAACAATGTTTTTTCTTTATTTCTTTTTTTGTAGCTATAATTACACCTCCATTAACTTAACCAAAGTATTACTTTTATTTTCTGAAAGCTCAGACCCAGATTTGAACTTGGAACAATTGATTACAAGTCAATCGTTTTACCTTTAAACTATCCAAGCATAATAATAGGACGGCAGTAGCACCGTCCTGTTTTATACATATTTACTGAGCAATAATCCCAGCAGTTCTGAGACTTGCCAACAAAGCATTAAGTTTATCTTTTACATCTGCATCTCCTGCGTCTGCAACTGCAACGCCTTTTTTTGGCAATTCAGTTTTTGTTGCATATTTCTTATCTGCATCAACTGTCTTCATATATGCAGTAAGAGCATCAGATCCAATCTTAGTTTTCAGTGCATCTCCAACAGCTTTTGCATCCGCAGCTTTTCCTTCCACAGCAAGTGTTTTGTCAAGTTCAGTTCCTGCACCAGTTGGATAAGCCGGAACGAATAATTTACCTGTTGTAGTATCAATTGCAACTTCTACGGTTTCGTTTGTCTTTGCTTTTGCTTTAACTCCTCCAAGAATTTTGTCAGTTGCCTGTGGAAGAGTATAAGAACTTCCTGTCGGAATATTAAATGTTCTCTCAACGGAACCATCATATTCACCAACAACTGCACCTGTAAATTTAATCTTTTTAGGATTTGGAAGTGTAGTCGTAGTTTTTGGTAAGGCTCCAACTTCGTCTGCGGTATAAGTAGGTTTTGTTTCTGCTTTTGCCCATGCCGGTACAGTTGGATCAGTTTCTTTTGTAATATAAGCACCTTTTTTCTGAATACCAAGATCATCCAAGGTTTTATTTCCAGTTAATTCAATTCCGGAAATTTGTGGCTTATTTGTTAATGCAGTATAATCAAGAGAAATATTTCCGCCTGAACCACCAATTGCAGGTTGCTCTATCCATTTCTTGCCAGATTCGTTATATTTATACACTGTACCGGTATCAATTTCTTCATATGTGCTTCCATTGGTAATGTATGTTGTTTCGATAAATTCAACAGGTTTTTCGTCTGTAGATAATCCAGTAATCTCTAATACATTACGATTCATGTCACCACCAATTTTCTGTAATGTTACCATTATTTTTCCTCGCTTTCTTTTTTCTATTTTCTGCCGATATGAAACCGGCATTTCTTTTGAAAGCCGGAATATAATAATGACTCCAACTGGAATTGAACCAGTGTTACCTCCGTGAAGGGGCGATGTCTTAGCCTCTTGACCATGGAGCCAAATACAAAAATAGGAGAGCAGCACAGCTCTCCATTAATCTCTCAAATCTATTTCGATTAATTCTACATAATCATCTTCGTGTGTGATCCGCAAATAATCACTTCCCTTGATTAACTTTCCATCATGCTTTTTGACGATGTCTCTCATATAATCAAATGGATGTATATGTGGATGGACTTTCTTATAATCTAAGAAAGTGATATCATAATTATCGTCCATATGTATGTACACACATTTTACTGTAGATATATTAGAATACTTATTCTGAAAATTTTCTATATCACACAGAAAATTTGTATTCCGTTCATCTAAGATTTTTGACTCCAAATCATGAACATCAATTGCAATCATTTTGACGTATCCTGTTTTTACCAGTCTTTCCATTCTATAAACCTCCGGTGCTATGATTCTCGGAAACAGTATAACACAGAATAGAAGAGTATTGATCTGGTAAATTATGGGAAATTAAAGATGGTTAGATGAATGCTTCATCAGACTCGTCAAAATCATCATTTCTGATTATGTAATGATTTGTAGTTGTACTAACATCGTTATGTCCTAAAAGTTTTTGAGCAACTTCTGGAGATTTATTTTCGTAAACTACTAGATTAGTTGCGCGACTTTCTCGAAACAGGTGCGGATGTACGCGTCTACCTACTATTTCTGTAAATAGTCCACTACACCAATCATTAAACGTATTCTCGCCAACTTGACGAGTTTCTCCATTTCTTTGTTTTACAACAAACATATAAGGACATTCATCTTCTCCTCGCGCTTCAATCCATTTTTTTAACCAATACATAGCATCTTCTCCGAATTTTAGTTTACGTTGTTTTCCAACCAACGATGCGCCTTTACATCTAATTGTATGTGTTAAGTATTGGCGAGAAATTGCAACATGCTCTACACCATCTTCACCTTTAATTTTTGTTTCTTTCTCTTTTGGTTTATACTCAACAACTTCTTTCAAAAGTTGACGTGCCTCAGCTCGTCTACATCCTGTGCTATAAGAAAAAACTAAATATGCTAATTTTTGCCATTCTTCACGTTTTTCTAATTCTTTACATAGCATTAAATATTCTTCCGGTGTCAGCGGGTTTTTCTCATGAACATATCCTGTTTGTACTACTTTTAATCCAACAGTAAAATTTCTGAATGTAGGATATTCTTCTTCATACATTAACATTATATAATTACAAAATGCACTTACACATGATTTTTTAAATTTAATTGCTGAATCAGATAAACCTCTATTAGTCAACCAATTAAGATATTTTTGAAATTCTTTTTTCTTTATTTGTGTAAAATCTTTATTGTTCAAGTGATCTTTTACATATACAAAAAAGACTCTTAATCCAGAGCGATACGCCGGACGAGTCTTTAGTGAAAGGTCAGTTTGATTATCAAGATAATCCTGAACCATTTCTCTATTGAATTCATTAACCTGATTCCAAATCTCATCAGTTATGTCCTCTGAACGCTTTGCAATTTCTTCACTCAATAATCTCACTTCCTTTTATTCAAATATTTTATTTCTCCTCACTCCATAGAAATAGGAGAGAAGTGCGAATGAGGTTACACTTATCCGGTAGGTAGCTAATCCACCGTATCTCTCCTGAAAATCCAATGTTGCATTGGAACATGCAGCGCGGTCGGAGCTTACCCGACACATTCCTTTCGCTGATGTTTCTAATTCTTATTCTCCTAACTGAGAACACAAAAATAGACCCGTAAGTTTTGACACCTACGGATCTTTGAAATGTACATATATAACAGAAAATTTATAATCCAAAAATACGAAGTAAATCCATCATATCATCATGATTAACTCGCTCTGTTGAATAAAATGATACGGAGTGATAACCATAATCATCACTCTTGCTGGCAGAAAATCCATGCATGTCTTTGTTATCTACACAATCATCCAACAAAAAACCATACTCATCATACTCGTCGCACTCATCACAGAAGATACATCCATCACAATCATATTCCATATTATCTTCATCATTCTCATCATACAAATGTACTTCATATGCATAGTCTGCTTCAAATTTAGAGATGACTTTCGAATTGCAGTCGTCTAATACATATACAATAGAACTGCCAGAACCAATGTAATCACCGTTACGTTTTGCTGGCTCACAAAAGATTTTATCTTCAATAATCTCAATCAAATATTCATCAGTATATCCAGCAAACTCCGGATCGTGTAATTCGCATGAAAAAATGGAGAAGTCCATTGTACATAATTCCGAAACAATGAGACTTGCCTCATCGTATTTAGCAATAATAGAAACAATATTATTGTCATAATTTGATTCTAGTACGTCATATGTATCCACAACATCTTCACATAATTCATAGATATTATCATATGTTTTCTTAATCATTTCTTTTTTCAAATAGACACACCGCCAATCTTAAGCATTTACTTTATCTTTTAATTCTTTTCCTGCTTTGAATTTTACATTTTTAGATGGCTCAATATAAATTTCGCTTCCATCCTGTGGATTTCGTCCAGTTCTTCCAGCTCTTTCTCTTACTTCAAAACTTCCAAATCCGACGAACTGTACTTTATCTCCAGCGGTAAGCGCATCTGCAATTGAATCAAGAGTTACAGCAACAATCTCTTTTGCTTTTTCCTGTGTTACTCCGTCTACTTTTTCTGCAATTGTTTTAATTAAATCTGATCTTGTCATTTTTAAAATGTCTCCTTTTCTATCAACTAATTTGTAAATTTTTATAATTTATTTCGTGGATTTCTCCACATTCTAGGATATCGGTTCTCCAAGATGATGCAGTTTATTTTGGAAGGCAGGTGATACGTATGGCAAGTTTTTATTCTATAGAAACTCCTGTACATGTTAGTGCATACGACAGATTCCGCTTTAATAAGTGGGAACATGTACGTGAGCACTGGCGTAGATTGCCACATAGGTAATCTGTAAATCTGCTTATCCTGAGCCGCGGATTGAACTCTCTCGTTAAAAGTTCTTTCTACACTTCAGATAGCCGATATCCTTCTTTCTAAATAATTCCAATTTTTTCCATATATTCTGTTTCTAAATCCAGAATTCTCTCAATATCTGTTTTGGGATATTGACTTTCCTCCATGATATAAGAAACCAGTTCTTCAAAGTTTAATACTGGTAATCCGTCTTTATATTCCATAACAATCTCCTCTAGTGAAACCTAACATCGTACACACAATCTAATCCATCATTATTAATAACTGAAATTAATTGTTCTGGTTTATTTTGCAATCGGTTATCCAAGCAATAGTTATCTGTTCCAGAAATACAACCTGATTGTAAAATTTTCACATTATAAACAGTAGACATCGCATTTACATGACGATGACCCATATATAAAATATTTGGACGTATTTGTGTCATAAGCGATAGTTTCTGCACAACCGTTTTAGGGTCATCTTTGTCTCCATGGACTCCAAAAATTTTCGTTCCTCTAACAGAAAACATTGCAATTGATTCATCAATTTTATTTTCGTGAAATTCGATATTCTTAAAGTTCTGCAATTTGGCTTGCAAAAATGGAATAGCAAGACAGTCCATATTTTCACCTTTTAAAGATTCTTCCTTTTTTGCATGTAACCTAGAATGATTTCCAGGACAAACATAAACATGAACTTCATTAAATTTATAACTAAGTTCAGATAAAAATTGTGAAATACAATCCGATACGGATAAGAATTGCTCAATTAGATTTTGATTACTTTCAATCCGAAGTGAGTTGTGAATCAATCCTGAGACCAACTCACTTATAATTACATAGATATTTTCAGAACCGTGCCGTAAATAGACTTCAAAAATTTTATCCAGGTACTGTCTAAATCTATCATACATAACTTCTGTATTGTATTTATTAAACCAGTTATCAATTTCAATTCCTGCATGAATATCTGTTACAGAAATTACTAAATCATTATCTGATTTTAAAATTCCATTAAACTGTTTTCTTTTATCATAATCTAATGGTTGTCCGTGATATTCTGAAATGGATCTTAAAATCTGTTCTTTATAAGATTCCTTACGTGCTTCTTCACGAATCAATCTACGATACTCATTTCGTTCATCACGAGTTTTGACACGTTCTTTCTCTAAAAGAATACGCTCTTCCTTTAGTTCTTTTAATTGTGCTGCACCGTCTGTGAATTTAGACTGATTAGCATCAAGAACCTTTCGGAAATACTGTACTTTCTTTCTATATGCCGATTCAGTGTAGTTACAGTCAAGAAGAGAGTTTAGAACTGCAGCAACATCATTCCATGTACCGATATTTTCTTTATCATTACAGATTCTCAGGATGAGTTCATCATCACTTTCACCATCAAATCTTTTATAGTTATGTACTATATCGTCCACCTACTCTCTATTCTTCTTCAGAGTCCAGTGGTAATTCCACAGTGATTTTAAATCCAACCTGTTCCGTTCCTTCCGGAAGAGCTTCAATAACTTGCTGTGTAATATCACCTGTTTCATCTACAAATTTTAGATCTTTTACATAAATACCATCTAATTGGATATTCTGTTTTGCCGGCGTTAATTTTTCTTTTGTTTTTGTAATTTTAATCATTTCTAATTATCTCCTTTAAACTAAAAATAGAAGAGCAGTATTAGACTACTCTTCCTCGTCATAATATTCTTCAGTTTCTGGTTCATAATGAAACCCGATAGCGCATGTATCTGTCGATTCAACCTCAAAATCCGACTGCAACTCTTGTAATTCTGCATTGCCTTTTATAACAAGTTTTCCCGGAAGAATTTTCAGATATTCAATCCAAGACAGAATTACATTAACTATTTCTTCTACAATTGGAAGAAATATTACGATTGTACATGCACCTAATATATATGATAATAATGTTTTATTTTTTTTCATATGCGTTACCTGCAATATAAAATTTAAATTGTAATTTTTAGACTCGAATTTGCAATTAACTGCATTTTTTATAAATTAAATGATCTTCCAGATTAGCTTCATTTATAATATCTTTGTTGGACATATCAAATCTAAATTCACCAAAATATTTTACTTCTGCTGATTTTCTCGCTTCAATTGCATCTTCAATTTTAGCAAACGTTCCAAGGTTTAATGTTTTGTTATTTATATTAAAACTATTAAAAATAGGTTTAGCTTTTATAACAAACATCCTCTCTATAATTTATCCACTAACATTGCAATTTTACTTCTCCAAACATTCGGAAGATGTACATATCCAAATTCTGATTCACCTTGAAGCACATCAATTGCGCGTTTAAAACCATTTGAATTTCCTTCAAATAAATAAGAATCAACCTGGCTATCATAATCACCTTCGATAACAATTTTACATCCGCTACTTGCTCTTGATAAACACAACTTTAATAATTCGATTGATGTATTCTGCGCTTCACTAATGTATAAAATTTCATTATCCCTTACTTCCATTCCTCGTACATCTGCCATAGATACTAATCGAATTTTATCTTGCTGCAACAACATTTCAACAGCAAATCTATCACCAAATTTTGTAGTTAACATGGAACCTATAGAATTTTGAAGTGCCTTTTCAGTAGCATTACCACAATAGAAACCCATATCTGCAGCACCCTTTGCTTTATTAGGGTTAAACATAATGATCACTCTATCATATTCTCCATTTTCAATAAGACTCATCATAGATATTAGTGATATCAATGATTTCCCGCTACCTGCATGTCCGGTAATAGCTGTCATTGTATTTGAAAAAATTGAATCAATAGCACAGGCTTGATATGAATCTTTCGGTCTAATTTTATCTCCAAAAATAGTAGAGCGAACTGTTTTTTCACATACAGCTTTATATTCAAAACCGTCCCACTTTCTATAATCAACAACTTCTCCATCTGATTTTTTAATAATGAGATATTCGTTCAAAATACAATCATAAATGTTTTCATTTGTATGACAATAGAAGTAACTCATTTCTTCATCAGACAATGTTAATTCTTTATATCCAAGATATTCGTCAAGATTTTTGACAAGGTTAATATCCGAAACTCCCTTTGTAGGAAGTCCAAAAATATTACGAGATATGAATTTGCAATTTAAATCATCAGAACATACAAGTACTTCCGATACATTTGAATTGTAATAATAAGCAGAAGCCAAGATAATGTTGTCTGGCGTTTCAGATAAGAAATAACTATCAATTATTTCTTTAATTTTTGGAGAGTATAAAACCACATCATATTCGCCATCATGTTTATCCAATAGTCTTGAAATTTGTCTGGCTTTGTATTTTACTTCTCCATCTTTAGAATTAGACACTTTGATATTCTCGATCTCTTCAAGTGTCTTTTGTGCAATAATAAATTTTTCTTTAAATGCATTTTCGCCGAGACTAAGTAATGCATTCGTATCAAGGAATAATGTGCATTCCAATAAGGTGAACCACCTTTCCTCTAGTTTTAATTCTAGTTATTTTTGTGTTTTCTGTTTTTATGTTTCTTTGTATGTGTTGTTTCTTTAATCGATTGTGATCTAAAATTCTCCAGATCTTGCATCAATCGATAATTTTCTGTTGCGTATTTTTTGTTTGCTCCGGATACAGTGCGATGAATATGATCTCGCCATTTCCAGCCTTTGCTTAACAAAAAATTACATTCTTTGTCTGTAATAAGAACTATGATAAAACATTCCTTTCGTTGTATATTTCTCCACAGTGGGAGAGTATTGCAGAGCCTGGTAGTCGAACCCAGTATTTTCAGATTATGGGTCTGACGTAGTAATCCGTTCCACTCGCCTGCATATAACGCTGCACCTAAGATTTGAACTTAGACACCGCATAAGCGGCTACTATCGATTTTTCAAGATCGACCCCTTACCACAGAGGATTAATGCAGCTTATTGTCTGCTCGTCCAAAACACCCATCCACAAGGACGACAAAATAATTGTTATGTGAATAGTTATATAAAACGTAGTAAACCTAGAGCGTATCTTCATATAAGCCAGTGTCACCTGGATTTATACTGGGATAGGTTTTTATGCGCCACTGATTGACGGTCAGCGCAACACTTCGGATGATAGCAGCCCCAAGTAGATTCGAACTACTGAATGCAGGAGTCAAAGTCCTGTGCCTTACCGCTTGGCGATGGGGCTAAAATACTCCTAAGATGTTAGCAACAGCACTACCAGAACAGCAATGCTATTACTAACTGAAAAGGAGATTAGAAATCGTCAAGTGCGCGCATAAGCACTTGATTATAAATACAAATGGAACTTCTTCCTACTCAAATATATCGTCATAATATTCCGCCACTACTTGTAAAGGGCTGAGAATAAGGGAGCTACCCTTAGACTTCCTTTACATCTGATAAACAGCAATTGTAGCCTCGACTGATTACGAGAAACTTTCACCCATGTCATTCAGCGTATTAAGAAAATTCATAATAAGATTTAATTTTTTTGTTCTTTATGTATTAATCTCACGTCACTTTGGGCTACTCGTACATTCGACAGATCTTATACTGGAATTTCTTCCGATCAACGACGTAACTGACTTATTTGGATTTTCGCTACTTATCTCTCTGTAACATTCCACCGATACAGGCATCACGATTATTACTCCACTGGAGTCGTCTATTATGTCAGCGATCTGGCAATTGCGTTTTACGGCAATATATTATTGTACATATATTTAGTTTTGACGGTTTCCGTCTTTCTGTTTATGATTCACATCATTCCAGAAGCTGCAGTATAAAACTATCGCATTATACCGCAACTCACTATTCATATATTCTCAGCATGGTGACAAGCCAATCTACACTGAGTTATTTGTATTTATAAGCAAGTGCTTATATTGGGCAAAGCCCAAGCCCCTTTCAATAGGGGCTTTATTATAGATATATCTCCATATTTATTAAACGCTTTGGCAATAGCGTTTGTCGTCTTAAGAGTCTTGATTTCATCTCAAGAATTTTGAATATAAGCAAAACTCTCATCCTTCCATATTACGGACGAAGTTGATTTCTTGAAAACCCACTATTTACAAGGGGGTTAGTAACTTTTGACAAAATAATTCGGCAATTTTTGTGCATAAACACTAAATTTGTTTTGGTTTAAAATTCAATAAAAATTTATCTTTGTCCATTTTGTGTAAATAATTTAAAATTTTTCTTGAATATTTTAAGTTTATGTTCTTCGTTTTGGATCCATTTCCGATTCCTTTATCGAGACCTAGAGCCACCTCTATCATTCTATTTATAGTTACTATATTTCCAACTTTAATTTTGCATAGGCTGTCTAATAATTTTTCGGATTTAGAAATCATTTCTTCGATTATTATATCGTCATCGTCATTTGTTATATGTAAATTTTTAACAAATAAGTCATATTCTTCAATAAGACTCCTAATTTTTGTCATTTGTCTGTTATTAGGTTTGCCAGGCATTTTTATAAAAAAATCACTAATAGGGGTTGAGTGTGAATTTGCCGCAGGTTTGATAGTGTCTAAGCATTCCTCTAACCAATTCATAGGGCAAACAAGAGATGGGTTGATTCTATTTTTCAATTTCACTTTTTTTTCGTGTATTTCCTTTTGTGGAATTTCTTTCCCGTTTTTTGTTGTTTTTATAGCTCTTGTATATTTCATAAACTTCGGAAAATCAAATTTAACACTTTTAATTCTACCGTTTTCATCAACTACTTGCTTTGTTAATTTCATACATGGCATTTTGCTGATCCTGTCGATTTCTTTCATTCCATCAATTTCGTATTCCCTTTTACATCCATCAATTATAACTTGAGCAAGAACAGATAAAATCACAAAATTATCATATAACTCATGCAATCGTTCTTCATTAGGATTATCCTTTTGCAACTCTGTCCAATAATAAGTCAAGGCTAATTGTGCAAGATTACTGGAATAGCCAATGCCAATTCTGGATTTAGAAAATTTATTATCCATACGTGCATATTCTAATAATGTATTCTTGTATGTGATTCCGCTTTCTTTGAGATCATTAACAATGGTTGGAAAATCTCTATAACAAATTTCGGCATATTTAACCATCACTGGATTATTAGTGACTAGATTAAAATCTGAATCGAAATCTTCCCCGTTCATTCTATCTTGGACATCAGTTCCTATACAATTTACAGCCATAATATTTTTGCTAAAATCAAAATATCTAGACATCTCCTGACTATATACATTATGAAAGTGACATACATTATTCGGTGAATTATGTGGATTCCTAAAACCGCATAGATATTCATCGTTACTAAATCTTCTTGTATAACATTGAATACTATTTTCTTCTTTTGAAAATGTAGGATCTTCTTCCCAATTTTCACCTACTGAATAGAGTAGAAGAGCATAAGGATTTCCACAGACAGTCAAATTATCTCCATTTACTAATATTTTGCCTTTTCTCATTCTGTTAACATATTCAAAAATAATTTTTTTCTTTTCATTTCTGAACCATCCACAATTGGCGAAATCAGGATTATGTCTGTATAAATCAGCCAACATTTGATAATGGTTTATTTCATTTGCATATTTTCGTAAAAACTTTTCAAATTCAACATTATCTGTTTTCAATGTTTCGATATATTTAACTGTATCTGATGCGATGTCATACACGTCTTCTTTAGTGCACGGAAGAGTGTTTATCATTTGATAACTTAACTGCTGCGAGTTTTCAAATTTACTTTGATGATCTGTTTTTACAACTCCCCATATGTTGCCATCTTCGCGAATTTTATCACACCAATATTCATAAGCAGAAGACAATGTTCCGCCCATAATATCAATAAATTTTTTCCACTTTATAGAATTATCTGTTGTGATAATCTTGATGTCTTTTAAATAATGTTTACATCCAAACATATCTTCAACTTGATATGTATTATAGTCATGATTATTTTTTTGGCACCAATCTTTAAAGAATAATTGTACATGTCCTTTAAAACCGCACATCTTAAATAAATGATTTCGTAATAAAGCCATCCCATTTATCCATCCCGGCAAAATTGATGATTCAATAATACCCATACCATCCCATAGTGTGTTTTTAACTTCTCTTTCTTCTGATTCAACAATACATTTTTTCTTTTTGTTTCCAGAACTATCAATATACTCTTCAGCTTTTACTACACTCGTAAATGTAGAAAAAAATGAATCCTGATCTTTTAATATTAAAATGTCTTCTACCGGAATTTTTAATGTTCCAACAATAGTAGATGTGGTAAGTGGTGCATAAGCAGACATCTCAACTATTTTTGCGTTATCATAAGACATTTTTTTTCCTAATCCGATTGTAAGCCAATCGTATGCATCATCATATAAGTTTTCATTTATAAAAATAACTTGTCCAACTTTAGCTTTTGCACTCGTTCTAAATAGCATAAGATAATGTATTGTTTCAACAACTTCTTTTTTTGTTTTTTTATCGGTGTGTCTATATGAAATATCTACTCCATTCTGATAAAAATCTTCTCTGATTTTATCTCTATTTTTACCATTGTATAGTTTTTCTTTTTTCCCTATTTCTTTTAGTAAATATTTTATTTTATTTTTATCATCTATTGTCGTTGCATTGTTTTCTAATTTTTCGAGTCTTTTTTTCTCTTCTTCGTAAGAACGACTTCCAAAATCAAAGTCTAAACATATTATATCACGCGTAGATTCTTTATCAGACTTTGGTTTTTTATAAATTTTTATACCATTTTTCTTAAGGTGATAGCTAAACAAGCTATTATTTAACATCGCTTCAGTGTAAGTGAAATAGTCTCTCACTCCAATATTTACATCATAAATCATACCTGCTTTTATATTTTTAATCTTAATTCCGTATTTACTAATTTTACTCACCTCATTCTTATGTAGTTAAACTTATTTTTTATTTTCTTCTGAAAATTTCTTAATATAGTATTTATTATGCATAGCCTTTGACCAATTGATTGCGTGTGCAATTTTCTTAATTTTTGTTCCACCATCTGCACAACCACCTGTACTAAAATCACCAACTGTAATGTTTTCAATTAGATACTTGTGAAATTCGCTCCGATTTGGAATCTGAAGATTATGGCTTCCTGGTGTTACATATGTACTTGTTTTCATAAATTAAATCTCCTCTGTTTTCATAATTTTTGTTTGTCATTGGACTCGCTCCTTTAATTGAGTGATGACTATAAGTTTCATATATTTATTCTCTTTATTTAAATTTGACTATTAACTAATTGCATCATTTCTTTTGGATCAGAGCAGCAGTCTGGAACGTTAGATTCTGACTTACCGCAATAATCCAAACCAACCGTGGATGAAACATCCACAAAAACTTGTGCGATGGAAGATATTTTCTAGGGATATCTTCGCTGCAATTCTAATGTGATAGAAAATATAATTATGTTTTCATTCATATAACTCCTTTCTTTAAATGAAATGAAATTTGATTTTCAAGTTACAAATTCCTAAATGATGTTTATTGAATGTGGGACATATTTTAATTCACCATTTAGAAACAAAATACATAAAGTAGGATTACTTATTATTCACCACTTATTTTTTCGTTTTTTATAATTTTAATTGTATTTTCAACATCTTTAATAAAAGAGCTTATCAATTTTGTTTGACCATTATATAACACAACATATGATAGATATAATTCTTTTTCGGCTCTTGTAATTGCGACATAGAATAACCTACGTTCATCATCAACATTTTCATTCTTATAGTGTGGCAGGATTTCTTCATTGCATCCAATGATAAACACGACAGGATATTCCATACCTTTTGACTTATGAATTGTAAGTAATTTGACTTTATCATTATCTTTATTCTCCATTTCTGTATTTAACTCATCTATGTATGAAACAAATTCTTTAATGGAAGAGTATTTGGAACAAATATTTTCAAAACTGTTAAGGTTGTCGATTTGTTCAATATAACTTCCATCATCTGATTGCTTTCCTTTTGTAACAAATTTATCAATGTCTAATCTGTTTCTCAAAAATCTTACCAAATCTGAAATGTTGGAATTCTGATTGTTTTGTAAATAATTTATTACTTCAATGATTTCATCGATACCTTTTTTGAATCTCCAATTTCTCCTATCAATCGTGAACATTGAATTGTATAATGATATATTTCTTTTAAAACTGTTATCTGTTACTTCTTTTAAAAATTTTTTATCTAACCATCGATTTGGTTTATTGTATAGATAAGAAAACGATTCATTATCATTTGTGTTTAACGCAAGTTTAAAGTAAGAAATTATCAATTTGATCTCTGGTAATTCTGTAAAAGTTTTACCATCAACAATTTCAAATGCTATATCTTCATCATGCAGCGTTGACTCTAGTTTTTGTAATTGAGCATTTGTTCTGGCGAGGATGGCAATGTCGTTGTAATCGTATCCTTTAAATTTTAATTCTCCTATTTTTGATGCAACCCATAAACATTCTTCATAATCATCAGGGAAATGTCTTAACTCAGGAATTTGAAAATTTTCTTTATTTGAAATACTCTCTACATAATTTTTGTGTTGAGAATCAGGAATACTTAACGCAAGTTTATTTGCTGTAAATACAATATCTTTGCTACATCTATAATTTGTATTTAGATTAATAACTTTTACATCTTTATAATCAGTATCAAAATTTAGAATAAATCTGCTATCACCACCTCTAAATGAATAAATAGCCTGAAGAGGATCTCCGACGATCATTGTGTTTTTTGTGTTTAATTTTCTTAAAAGTAATGCTTGAGAAATTGAAATATCCTGAAATTCATCAACTAATATATACTGAAAAATATTTCGATACTTTTCTAAAGTATAATAATCAGTATCAAAAATTTTATTTGCCATGTTCAAAAAATCATCAAACTCAATAAGTGAATTGATTTCTTTATACTCTTCATAAGTTTTATATATTTGTTTCATATCCTCTTCTTTAAATGGGGGATCCGGAGTGTAAATTAAATCATCATTTGGGGTTTTCATGTTATTTTTCTGCAACGCAATAAACGATGTAATTTCGTTGTATGGGACATTATCAGAATCGCAAAGTAATAAAGAGTCACTACAAATCCATTTTATTGTTTTTTCTTTTTCCCATGGTGTTGTCCATATTTTAAATTTTTTGATTCCATACACAGAGGAGATAATCTTCAAAGCAAATGAATGAAAAGTCTCTACAGATACATTCGATATATTAAGTTCCATTAGTTTTTCGTTTATATTTTCTTTTGCTTTTTTGCTAAAAGTAATTGCCAGGATAGAAGATGGTAATATATTATGTTCTTCAACCATTTTTTTAATTCTATGGGTAAGAACAGTTGTTTTACCGGAACCTGCTGTGGCAATAACCGCCACGTTTCCTTCTATTGTATTAATAGTTTCTTCTTGTTGTTTATTAAAATTCATATGTCTATTTTCCTTTCCTTGATGATGTGATTTTTAGAGTATAATCATCATTAATTGTTTTTTCTCTTATTCTGTTTCCAAGATATTCTGTATTTTTATCAATTGTTATTTCGCATAAATTTTGAAAACATAAGCTGTAATCATCCTTTTCTGCATAAGAAAAATATTTATCCGGATTTTTATCAAACCTTTTTCCCGCATTTCCAACCAATAAATCTGTAAACTCTTTATTGAATTCACTTATTAAATTATTCATTTTGAATTTACCAAACTGTTTTAATATAAAATTGCATTTGTCAAGATCTACATAATATGCTTCATATGTTTTGAAAACACATTTGATTTTCTTTTTATATAGTTCTTTCTTTAATACTTCTCCAAATAATTTTGATTTTTTACTATAATATCGTTCTCCAGCATTTTCTATTTTTGCTGCTTTATCAGCAATTGAAACACAATGAGAGTAGTAGTTCATTTCATCTTCAGATGCTTGATGACTATCAATAGAAATATCAACGTGTATATTCCCGTTTTCATCAATAATATTTTTGCCGCTTGATATTTCTTCGTTTACTCTATAAACCTCTCTCCAGATAACTAATCCTGCAGATTTTAAATAATCAAGTGCATTTGTTATGTACCATTCAATCATGTCATCAGCTTTGTCATAAAATTCATTTATAGTATCTAAAGAACACTGCGTTTCTTTACTCGTATCTTCTCTGTTGTATTTAACAAGATTATAATTTTTATTTACCATATTAATTTCTCTCGCCCATTTTCCAACTGTTATATCTATTTTGTTATTTTCGTCGTGACCATTAATTAAGTTAGTAAGTAGAAGAGGAACAATATATTGATATAATGATTTTGTCATCTTATTGAAATTTGATGGAAGAGGATAGTCATATACTTTTTTGATTCTATATGTTCTGCCACCTAAATCTTCAATGTTACAATATCGAGACATTTTTGTAAGTAAAGTCTTTTTATAGTTACTTATAAAACGTCCATTTTCTTTATATGATTTTTTCTGCGCATCACTCCCATATAGCTCTACTAATTTTTTTTCTGTAATTTTCCCTTTTTTGATATTTAATTTGTTCACGTGTTTTCTCCTTAAATTAGTTTTTTATCGTTTTTTGCACACCTAAAATGCCAATTTTCCCAGTGTTTATAAGGGTTTAGAGAGATTTCGCATCCTTTCATTTCTCCCTAATATATATATAATATAGGGAGACTTTAAAGGATGTTTTTCGTCAAAAACCCAGTGTTTATAAGGGTTTAGAGAGATTTTAATTGAATTTTTTATCCATTTTATAGTGCGCGAAGGGGGTCTGGGGGAAGTGCAAAAAAGAGCATAATTCATTTAGTCGCACTAGCAGATTGTGAGCCTTGGCGAACAAGGTGCGTAGTAAGACTTATGAATTTGGTCTTCCTTCCCCCAGTTAATAATTCTCTCTTTATAAATAATTTTTTTGATATAAATTCGTAATTCCTTATATATAGAGAGATCTAGGTAATGTTGGATCCACTTCAGAAAGAGCCGCAAGCGACCCTTTCTTCGTGTCTCCGTTTCACTTTGCTTCGCAAAGTCTTTGCTGACGCAAAGATACAATTTAAATTGAAATAGAAAAATTTTTTATAATTTCTTTTATGCTTCTTCATTAAATCCTTATTTTCTTAAATCATTATTTACAATTTGCTCATATCATTTCTCCCTTTATTATTAAAAATATTTGAACGGTTTCTTTGTTTCATACTTTAATTCTCTTAACGATTTAAAAATTTCTATAAAAATTCATAGTATTGTGCTACTATGTAAATATCAAAAGGAATAGGAGAGTAGTACTATGAGTTTTTTGGATGAATTAAATGAAATATCAAAAACACCGGAGGAAGCTGCTACAGAAAAGTATCAAGATGATTATCAATATGGTATGAAGTTTGCTGAATATGATTTCATGGAAGTTAAAAGCGATATAAAAGAAAAGGCAAAAGAGGGTAAGTATATTACAGAAGATGGCAAAAGGATTATTTCTTTCTATGAGGAATGTTATTTAAATAAATTTTCTCGTCCTATTGTAGAGGATTTGTCATTTTCTGAAAACAGAATGATAGAAACAAAAGTACAATTTAAATTTGAAGGAATCGGATATTATGATGGCTATGTTCATCATATAAATAAATTAGCTGAAGAAAATGGAATGTCAATGAAGGTTGTAGGGACTGTACTTAGAGAAACAGATTTAGGAGTGGATCAAGAATTTGATCTTCCTGATCCGCAAATTTTTCATTCAAAAATGTATAAACCATTAAAGATAATGTTGCATTGTAGAATTGAGTTTTAAATATAGCGGTAGTACATTCTAATTAATTTGATGTGTTTTTAGAAAAAAAGGGGATTTTGTCGAAATATGTAAAAATATCTTGATAAAAATATGAAAGTATAGTATTATAATTGTAAATTGTAGGTGTTTTAGAGTAGTAATAAATAGTAATTATAATTTATTTTATAGTTGCTAAAAACAGAAAGAGCAGAAGAGTTCATTAGAATTCTAATCTGCTCTTTTTGTTTTATTTGATACAGACACATAACAAAGCAAACATACTTTCGATTTTATATGGATAAATTTTAAATTTTTTGTTATGATACATATAGTAGGAGGTGTGCTGCATGAATAATAAGTCATATATTGCGATTGATCTAAAAAGTTTTTACGCATCAGTAGAGTGTATAGAACGTGGCTTGGATCCAATGGATACGAATTTAGTTGTTGCAGACAACAGTCGTACAGAGAAAACAATTTGTCTTGCAGTAACGCCGTCTTTGAAATCATATGGTATATCTGGAAGACCAAGATTATTTGAGGTTGTGCAGCGGGTGCAAGAAATTAATGCAACAAGATTATATCGATTGAAAAAGAATGAGTTTCCCGGACAGTCATATAGTAAAAAAATTCTTGATACAAATCCGGATTTAAAAGTTGATTATATTGTGGCTCCACCACGTATGGCTTTTTATATGAAATATAGCACAAGGATTTATAATATCTATTTGAAATATGTTGCTCCTGAAGATATCCATGTATATTCTATTGATGAAGTATTTATGGATGTGACTTCTTATTTGAATACGTATGGATTATCCGCAAAAGAACTTGCACAGAAGATGATATTGGATGTCTTGAATACAACTGGAATTACTGCAACCGCAGGAATAGGAACTAATTTGTATCTTTGTAAAATAGCAATGGATATTGTTGCCAAACATATACCTGCAGATGAAAATGGTGTGAGAATTGCAGAATTGGATGAAAAGTCATATCGAGAGAAGCTATGGGAACATAAACCATTGACTGATTTTTGGCGAGTAGGTAGAGGGTATATTAAAAAATTAGAATCTGTAGGACTATATACAATGGGCGATATCGCAAGATGTTCTCTTGGAAAAGAGTCAGATTATTATAATGAAGACTTGCTGCGTAGAATGTTTGGTAAAAATACAGAGCTTTTGATTGACCATGCATGGGGTTATGAACCGGTTACAATTTCAGATATAAAAGCATATAAGCCGGAGAGCAATAGTATTGGAAGCGGACAGGTTTTACACTGTGGAACTGATTTTGATAAAACGAAAATTATTGTGCGTGAAATGACTGAGATGCTGGTCTTAGATTTGGTTAGTAAGAATCTTGTAACGGATCAGATTGTATTAACGATTGTCTACGATAGAGAAAATCTATTAGATTCTTCCAGAATGAGTAAGTATAAGGGAGAGTTCTCTTTTGATCAATATGGGAGAAAAATTCCAAAACATGCTCATGGAACAGTAAATTTAGATAGTTATACGTCTTCTACTAGCGTGATTGTAAGAGCTGTGCTTGATTTATTCAGTAGAATTGTAGACGAAAATTTACTTGTCAGAAGAATCAATATGTCTGCAAATCATGTGATCAGCGAAAAGGAAGCGAAACAGGATAGATATGAACAGCTTAATTTATTTGATATGATTTCTGAAAAGGAAGATGCAGTAGACCAGGAACAACTTAAAAAAGAAAAAGATATTCAGAAAGCTATCTTGGATATCAAGAAAAAATTTGGGAAAAATGCAATTTTAAAAGGTATGAGTTTACAAGAAGGAGCTACTGCAATAGATAGGAATAATCAAATTGGTGGACATAAAGCATAGGGGTGTGTTATGGGTAAATACGATGATATTATTGATCTGCCACATTTTGTCTCTAAAAAATACCCTCAAATGAGTATGCGAGATAGAGCTGCTCAATTTTCTCCATTTGCTGCATTGACAGGTTATGATGCAGAAATTAAAGAGACTGCAAGATTGACAGATAAAAGGATTGAATTTGATGAGGATGTTTTGGATAGGCTGAATGAGAGATTGAATATTTTAAGAAAATGCTTAGATGACGGTGATGTTGATCCGGATATCAGAATCACATATTTTGAAAAAGATTTAAAGAAAGATGGTGGAAAGTATATTACAATGAGTGGGAGAGTGAAGAAGGTACACGAATACAGAAATGTTGTAATATTTGAAAATGGAACTGAGGTACCGGTTCATGATATTAGTTATATAGATGGGGATATATTTAATAAATATTATTGAAAAAATTAGGCTCGCAATCCCATTAGCTTTAGCTCGTGGGTAGTTCACGGTATTGGATGATTATAGGGTGATTATAAATAATAGCAGTTGGTTCTTAAGGACTTATCTTAGGAATTGGCTGCTTATTTTTTGTGTCAGTAATTTTGAAAATAAGGTACTTCGGTAGAGAGGTAATTTTGTGTGATGTTTTTATACCGGGGGATGCCAGTATTTATGTGGGTACACTTAGGGGTAAGGTGACGTGGTTTTCTGGATTTTGATAGTGTGTTTTATATGTAATTTTTTGGAATATAAGTTGAGTTCGGGAAAATGCAGTAACGGTAAGAGTTTGTTTGGGGTTTGAATGGATATTGTGGTGGATTTTGGTTATTTTTGGACTGTTTAGAATGGTAGAAATGCAGTGTTTATGCTTTGTTGGTCGAGAGAGTCACCGAAGTATTTTTGGGTAATTTTGGGGATTTTTGAAGTGGAAGATGAAAATTTTGGTGTGGAAATCGGAGGTCGAAATTTTGGTAGTGAGGTGTGGATAGAACCCATACCTGCTATATTTGATGTATAACAGGCGCTAAAAATGTTTAATACCGCCCCTATTATGGAGTGGCATAATACTACACTATTATGTTGCTTTAGGGACTTTTGGCACATTGATGAAAAGTGCAAAAGTTTTGATTGTAAAGATCTGAAAACAGGGGCGGTATATAGAGATTTTATGGACAATCTGTTGATTTTTGTGTGTGTCTTTTACGTAGCAATGAAACATTGCATCAGGTGGGATTTTAGACTCAAATTCATGGATTTCTGGACAAGTTCGGATTTTTGGTGAAAATTTTTAATAATAAAAAAGTTATCAACATAATGTGGATAACTCAAAATAATATGTGGATAACTTTTTGCCTTAAAACTTACCTCAAAACAAAATTTCCCACCAGACACACAAAATTAAACAAAAACCAACACATATTCCCTACTTGCAATCCAAAATAACCTACAAATGAGTACTACATCACCACTTTTATACCATTTTTTAAATCAAACTTATCCACATCATGTGTATAACTATGCAATAATTTGTGTATAAATATACATCAAAACAATACACAAAACAATACTACACTAATAAAAGTAATAATTCCTAGTTTATCTAAACATCCTACACAACAACGTGATGCAGTCCACACAAACACACAACTATACTCACTATTATTACACAAGTATTACATGTGTATCATATAACATACTATAACTATACAGTCATAACACAAGTTAATATACACTAACATACACACTGACACGATAACATACAAAAAATAGCGACGCCATATCAGCACCGCTATCATACTTATGCTACTTGTTTATAATTGTTATAATCGATAATTGACACCTCTTGTAAACATTGTTTAGCCATATTAACAATCTTTTCTATTTCCTGTACAACGTCACCGGTATAAATAATCTCATTGCATTCTGTACATTTATAACATGGTACATTTCTGATAATAACAAGACAGTTTCCTAAATCCGTAACGTCTGTTGTATATCCCTTTTCAGCGACTGCGCCGCATTCAATACATAACATATAATATCACACCTTTCTGGTCTTAAAATCACTTTCCCACTGATCTGTATTAGGATAGTATGCTGTTATCAAATAAATGTAATCACAATCGTGACTAACCACAATATGAATATATTTATTATTTACCGAAAATCCTAGTATCAAACAACTGGGCAAAGGTTTGTCATCTTCATACTGTTTTATGACTTCTCCTGTCTCAATACCATTTATAATGTCCGTGATAGTAATATTTCTTTCTATTAGTCTTTCTTTCGCATGTCTTGTTAAAACTATCTTATTAGGCACATTTAACCTTTTCAAAACTTCGATATCAATCAAATACAATCATCCTTTCTCAATATTGTTGTCATTACTGACTATAATTATAATAACACTAAAAACAGTGCAAAGTCAAGCACTAAAATTAGTGTCAGAAGTATTTTATCTTTTCCTCTTCCGTCGGTACAATCTCGATTATATCCGACGGTTGACATCTTAAAATAAGACAGATCGTATTGATTGTATCTGTAGTAATACCTTTACCCTGTCGTATGTTTTGCATAGTAGCCTGGCTCATAATTTTATCATTTCGCAGTTTACTTGTATTGTATCCATGATCTGACAATGATTTTAATATATCTATCTTGTATTTAAACATGATGTATACAATCCTTTACTTTATTACTATATAGGTATTATATCATATATTGGCAGTTATTTAAAGGTGCAACAATAAAACGTGTTTATTCCTATTATATGCGTTTTAAAAGTAAAGTATAGCCATAATACCTATAAATACCTATATCCCTTTATTGTCCAGATCTGCCTTTATAAGCTCTTTTAAATAACTGTTTACACTTTTCCCGGTATCTGCCAGATACTCTTTTAACTTTTTTCCATACTCAATATCAGTAGGGTAGTACTTTACCGCAAAAGTCATTGTCTTTTTACTATATCTCTTTTGGGCTTCTTTGCTATACGACAAAATGACACCAACTTTCTTTAATCATATTTTATGCCTTACTCAATCAAAATTTTACAATTATAATCAATCGCATTGCATAGCTTTATTACATCACTAACAGTCAATTCCTGTTTTTTAAAAACATTCTGTAATTGCTGTGGTGACATACCAATTTTCCGTGCCACGTGTGCATTGGTAATACCCTTTTCTTTTAGGTGGTTTCTGTAATCATTTAAAAATTGTTCTGTACTTTTATATTCTAACATGATTTATAACTCCTGTTCCCTTAAAGTATTTTGTCATATCACATTCTGTTTATAAATATAAGTATATATATTTACCAAAATAAACCAATCAAATAACGAGTGTAATTATAAACATTAAACAAAATGATAAAAATATAAACAAAACTATTTACAAATATAATTAAAAGTGATACCATAAGTACATCAAAACAAAGCAACGCAATCACGGCAGAGTCAATAAGTCCATGATGCACACCGTAAAGCAGAGTCAATAAGTCTACACGGGTTACTAAGTTTTTGTTATAGGGTGTACAGATTTACTGCACGATACATAATAATTAAACAACTAAAGTGTAGCATATCTGAAAAGCAAAGTCAATTCTGGCTAAGCGATACCCAATTACAAAAGGAATGCACCTTGAAAAGTGAATAGTGAAATGTTAGACTAACTTCTGTTTTTATGGTATACTTTCCTTATTATAATAGGAGGTGATATAGTGGATATAAATAATAATGCTGAGTTATCCAATAAAATCAATAATTTAATTAAAGAGTCAGGCATAAAAAAAATAGTGCTTGCTGAAAAAATGGGTATTGTAAATCAAAATTTGAATCGAAAAATAAATAAAAAAAATTTATCTTTAGACGAAACAAACGACATCATAAACCCATTAGGATATAAAGCAAAAATAGTAATCGAAAAAGATTAAAAAAATAATCAAAAAACGATTGACAAACATAAAAACATATGATATTATATAATCACAAAAGGAAAACAAAAGAGCAGTTGTCACAAGGCTACCAACCAAAACAACTGCTCAACAAAACACACTTCTTGCAAAGTGATTATATATATTCTAACATTTTAGTATTCGCTTTTCAAGTCGTGTTTCACAAATTCTTGTGAAAAATTCCTTTTTAATAAAACTTAATAAAGTGATTTCTCTATCTTATAGGGGAAAGAAAGAAGCGAAATAGACCGTTCCACGCGTATAGCATCATTAGTCAGACAGCGCAGACGTGCATAAGGGTTGAATCAAATTATAAATCAAATAGTCAGAGTGTTTGAGTTATAGTCACTGGTTACGGCGGTTTTGAAAAAGTAGACTTTCAAACGTATATAAGATTGACAAGCGAAACATGATTTTGCATAAGTCAAATTAAAAAATAATTTTTCACTTCCAAAAGAAAGGAGGTGAAAACGTATGTACTATATAACATACGACAATGAAACAGTCGTGTACAATTCTGATAATAAGCAACTTGTAAAGTGTCCAACGGAACAAGAAGCGAAAGAATATATACACGACAACTTATAAATTATTGTAACTTGTAAATCAGAACTTGTCAAGTAGGCAAGTTCTTTTCAATTATAGGACGGAATAACAAAAAACAAAACCTTGTATAGGCACGACAAGAATAAGTCCTATCAAGTGCAATACTTCCGCATTAAGATTTTCCAGGAAGAAAAAACAATGTGAAAGACGTGTGACGGTGGCAAGGAGTACACACAAAAATAACTAGGAATTGCAAAAGCATCGGAACGGCTAACACTTCCGAAAGGCTCAAGATCAGCAATGCCTCATAGTTGTGCTGACATTAAGGAGCTTGTATATCTCCTTTTTAAAACAGATTATACAAGGTTTATCGTAAGTAACTATTATCCTAAAATAGTTGGAGCAGGAAGTCTAAAATTGACATGATGTCTGTATCTGTACCTAAAATAGAACTAAAAACAGACCGTGAGTACTTTAGTAGGCAACACGTAAAAACTTTATCAATCCTATAGAATATGGATGTAATAAGCAAAAATTAAGTCACGCCTTAGTCACTGGTGTAGAATAATCTACAACAAACTTTGAAACCGCTTAAAATTATGCTTAATATCTGTTATCGGTATACGGATATCCAGTCCGGCGTGAGTTCATGACTCTGACAGATATTTTAAATAGAGAATAAATAATCAAATAAGAATGAGAGAGGTAATCAAAATGAGAAGCAAGAAAAGAAACCTAAAAAATAGAATCCACGAAGTTACAACGCTGTTAATGCCGATTGTCTTTACGGTCGGAATGGTTGGTTACTGGTTGGCTTTTGGATATTAAGAAAGAGTGAACATTATGAAAATACCTATGGCATACCACGAATTGTATACTTTTAAGTAGTTAGAGTTTACAGGATAGAGGAAGTAATTGAATAAGCCGGACACCTTCCGGCACTGTCAAGAAAAATTAATGTATTGTATTTGATGAATAAGAACAAATATGTTATAATTATTAAAATTGAAGGAGAATATAACATTGAGTGATACGGATGAACTTGTAATCGTTGGAAAATACAATACAAAATTTAATAATATTCTAGGAATCAATCTGCCTGAATTGGAAATATATAGATCAAATGGACTTAAAACGCACATGATAAAAAGAAAACATTTCAAGGCGCTAAAATATATTAACAATATATCTGAAATTATAAATAGTCCTGACTATGTTGGGATTAATCCGAATGAAGAAGGAAAATCATTAGAGCTGATAAAGGTATACAAAGACAATGTAATGATTGGGATTAAATATGATGAAAGAAAAAATTATCTTTATGTTTCTACGATGATGGACATACATCAAAGTAAAATAGATAGACGTTTACATAGTGGAAGATTAAAAAGTTTTTTGTAAAAACATTGACATATTTTTTGTAATATGGTATATTATATGTACAAACTGATATAATTGGTAGTAACATAGATGTTTTTGAGGTCGGAAAAGGTTCCCGACACACTCTGAAAAGAGTACCTGAGATGCTGGATACACCGCCCAGCCAAAAATATCTATGTTTTTTATTGTCTAAAAACAGGAAATCCTTTATAATAATAAGGAAAGGAAGTGGTTAAAGTGACATTACAACAACAAATAGAAATGGCAATTGCATATTCTGGAAGCGTTACAAAAAAAGAAATTGCTGAAAAAATGAATGTTACTCCGTCAGCTTTCGGTCAAAGGCTAAAAACGGGTAAATTCACGAAAGAAGAACTTCAAAAAATTGCTTCTATTTTGGATGCGGAATATATTTCAGTATTCCGATTTAAAGATGGTAAAGAAATATAGCCGGACACGTTCCGGTTCTGTCAAGAAATATATTGCAGCATAACTAAAAATTTGCTATATTATATTAAGAGGTAATAGAGAAAGTAGGTGAAGGAAATAACTTTACAACAAAAAATAAAAGTTGCTTGTGATGAGGCTGGAATATCATTGACAGAATTGGGTGCAAAAATGGGAATGAGTCAAGCGTCTATTTCCAAAAGGGTAAAAACTGGAAAATTTACGCAAGAAGAACTAGAGAAGATGGCTAGTATTATGGGATGTAAATATACATCTGCTTTTGTTTTCCCGAATGGGAATAGAATAGGCTAAGAAAAGACATTATACGTTTGTATGATGTCTTTTTTATTACAATCATACATTCTGAAAACGTAAAATAAATTCTAAAAACATATTGACATTCCGAAAACTTCATGCTATATTAAGCATAACGAAAACGTAATGATTAGTAAGTTTTCGGAAATAGCACCTTGTCAATTTCATATAGCTAATCAAATACAGCGCGCTTATACGAGCAGATAACACTGTTTAAGTACAGAACTCTTATAAGCGGAAAATCAGCAAGTGAAAGAAGGGAATAAACCGTAATGTACAGGCTGTGCTGTATGATGTTTTTAGTCTATCGGTAAAAGTCCGATACTGATGAGCAGGAGCGAAACTAGAAGAGAATAAGAAAATATACATAAAGAAAGGGTAAAGGGTGGAAATTATGAAGAGAAACAAATTATATGGAACAACATTTTGTGGAAATGAAGCGAGTGACTACGCAAAAGAGCAAGGGTATCTTGATTATGCTACTTTTGTAAAATCATTTGATGCAGTAATGAGTAATGATATTATTCAAAAGACATGGGAAATAATTGGATATTGGGAACAAGCTGGGATTATGTTTTAACAGATGTCAAATTAAATTGTGGACAAGAAGCATTTGAATAAGGAGGTCTAAACAATGAAAAACAGATATTACTTTTCAGAAGATAATCGAGAATCACTTCCAGACGCTATGGAAAAAACATTTTCAGAAAATCAGCTAAAAGAAGTTTATCGAGACATTATCGACAAAACAGAGTATCACGACTTCCAAGAATGGTTTTCGGATATGTTAAAAAGCGGATTGATCTTGTGTAGATAATGGAGGAAACAAACCATGACAAAACAGTTTTTAAAACGAGTAGTAAATGAATCAATCGTAGACACAAAGACAAACAGATACATATACAATACAGGAAATGGAAATATTGAACGTTTACCACTGGAAAAGCTAAATACAACATATGCTTTAACAGATTGGGAAGTAGTCGGAAACGTAAGGGATTTATAGAAAGAGGTTTGAATGATGAAGCGGAAAATATTATATATCGGTGCTGTTGCAATTATTTCTTTTACAACATTTATAATAGGAAGAAACTCGGTTGAAAACACACCGAAACAAGCTCAGGAAACAGTCGCAGAAATGCCGGAAACATATATTGACACAGAAGAAATCGAAAGCGTTACTATTGGAACAGAGGGGTTTGAGTTAAATTTTTCGGACGGAACTGGCTATTATATCGAAACAGACGTTACACCGGATAGCGGATATATCAATGTAAATGATATAAAAGGTTGGGAAACCTGGAACGATGATGAAAAAGTATATCTATCTGTAGGTGATTGGATAATCAGCAAAGAGCCATATACAACAAATACGAAAGCGGAAAGAATGGAATAGGAAGAGACATGATGGAAAATTTTTATAACAAACATCAGATACAGTTAATTAATATCGCACAGAGGAAACGCCAGATTGAGCTGATCTCGGTTGAAAGAAGTGGAACGAAGCAAAAGGAAAGGGGTCATGATTATGATAACAGTAGGAAAATCTTTAGCAGATTATACGTTTGAGGAATTGGAAGCCTTGGATAAGAATATACTAACGAATGAAGAGTGTGAGCAGATTCGTGAGAATCCTCTCGTAACACTGGATATTTTGGGAAGCAGTTCATACAGACGCGGTAGAACATGGATAGATGTTCATATCGAAAATGAAGAACGACAATGCAACATAGATGTATACGTATAGAAAGCACTTGTAATTATACAGGTGCTTTTTATTATAGAAAACTTTACATATTAAAGGAGATTAGAAAAATGAGTAGAAACGGAAAACTTGAACCTATGGAAGTGGAAACTTTGATGAATGAAGCAAGAATGCTAAACAATATCATTGAAGTTGGAGAAAGAATGATCGTATCTGACAAGATGGAAGAAGCAAGATCGAAACATGATGGAAGAGAAAAGGCAATTATCAGCATTAATCCATTGCTTATTCATGTTCCAGATTGGCAAAGAGAATTAAGGGTATCTATTGCAAAGAAAATCGGATCTGAATTTAGCTCTTATAAGTGGGATTTGCCTAAGATTATGTGCAAGAATGATAAATTTTATGTTGTTGACGGTATGCACAGAATCATTGGCGCTTATTTTGGAAACATGAAATTGATTCAGGTTGAAGTATTGATCGGAATTACAGAAGCAGAAGCGGTTGACTTATTCTTGTCACAGCAAGACGATCGAAAAACCATGACTCCTGTCGATATCTACAGTGCGGCGCTCGTAGCTAAAAAAGAAGAATATGTTACATTAAAATCTATCTGTGACAGAAACCACATTGCTGTTAAGGGAGACAGGAACCCAGTAAAAAATCCTATTGGTATTTTAACTTCTGTCTCTGACGGTGCAAAGATGTCGAGAGTTTGTCCGGATTTATTAGACAGAATTTTACAACTTATCGTAAAACTACAATGGAACGGAGGTAAAACTTATCGCGAAGGAAAGGCATTCAGCGCGAAAGTATTAAGAGTATTTAGAAAATTATATGCCTACTACTCTGGAAGAGAGACAGACATGGAAAGGGTTCTGTTGAATAACTGTAAAGGAAGTAAATATTTTAATGATAATTTATCAGAGAAGTGGCAAGATTCATTATTCGATTTCCTTTCCGGTGTGATCGAAAGGAATATTGATATTCCGGGAATTGAGTCTAAGACAACACGAAAAAGAACATCAAGAAAAGCAGTAGCAAAGACTGCATAAGAAAAACTTACATATTACGTTCTGTGAGTGTCACAGCTTGCAGAATGATTTCAGGGAAATAAAAAATACAACAAATAAACACAACAACAAAAGGAGAATAATACAATGGAGATTTTGAGCGAATTTACAATTGACGGAAAGAAATATTGTACAGTAAGAACAAAAGGCAGTGTATCAGTGGTGGAAAAATGGGAGTATAACAACGTAGTGAACAAGTATATGAGGAATGGAGGAAATAAGAAATGAATGTGATTGAAACAGTTATGACGGAAAAAGAATGGAAGAAACATAATAAAGAATGGTTAGAAGGATATGTTATAGCTGCTACGAGCCAGAAGTTTAAACGGTGGAAGCGCAGACTGAACTTTCAAAAGTTTTCTGGATTGATTTTGCTTCTTATCGCGTTGTTTATGACAGAAACGGATGCAAAAGTATATATTACTGTATTAGGTGTGGTGCTGATCGTGTACTGGAAACCATTTTGTAAGTAAGATTTATTAGAAAGAAAGTAGAGGAAAATATTATGAATATCGAAGTAAATAAGACAAATGTAAAAGTAGAAGGAAATAACCTGGTGATCGAATTAACGGAAGAATTAAGGAAATCTTTAGGAATAAGACAGAGCAAACCACTTTATGAATGCAAGGTTGGAAACGTGATTGTAGACGACATTGGAAATGAATGGTATGTGGTGGAACAGGATATTGAGAACAATAGAACCAAAGTTTGGAAAAAAGAGCTTATTGACGGAACTTATAAATTTGACAATGGGTCAAATGACTTTAGAACTTCTGAAATCAAGAATGTACTGAATGATGAAAATGGGAAAATTCTGTCTGATATCTACAAAGGATTTGGAAAAGAAAATGTATTATTAGATACAGTTGATTTACTTTCTATGGATGGGTTGGACACTTACGGAACATGTAATTGTAAAGTACATTTAGGAACTTTTGATGATTACAGAAAAGCCAGAAAGAATGGTATGTTTAGGACAGAAAATGAAAAACCGTTTTGGTTAGATACACCAGACAGTACAAATGAAGGATGCTCGGCTTCCTATGTTCAGTTTGTTGACGGTCGTGGTGGCGTGGACTGCCGCGATTGCGGTTGGAACGTTTTTGGGGTTCGTCCGTTTTGCTCTTTAGACTCTTCAATCTGTGTATCAGTTGAATAACGTAGAACTTTGGAACAGTCAGGAACAGCTTTTTGCTGTTCCGTATGTTATGGAAACAAATAATGATTTTATCGGGAGGAAACACAATATGTATAAATTAACAAAACATGGTAAAGAAGTAGTAAAACATTTTATTAAAGAATGTAATGCAAAAAAGAAAGAAATATTAGATGCCGAATTAGATAAAGCGGAAGATACAAATATTCCAACAATTGAAGATATTGAAAGTGATATAGATGCCTTTATAGATGAAGATGGAGAATATTATAATTGCTGGGGGATAACAGATAATTATAGTTCATTTCCTTTATGTTTAAAAGATGGAATAGATTTTACTTTACAGAAGTGTTTTGACAGATGAAAAGATAATTTCAAGAGGAGGTTTTGAATATGATTATTAAATTTAAGGCATATGCCTGTATGAAAGATAAAGAATGTGGATGGAAAAGGATTGAAGAATCCATACATGAAACAGAAATAGAAGCAAAAAAAGCTGCCTTACATTTAGAGGGAAAATACCCAGAATGTGAAACAGGAATTCACAAGTATTATATTTTCAGAAAAGAAGAGTGGAAAAAAGAACAGTACACAGGTGTAAGTAATAAAGATGGAAGAACAAAAACATGGATGACAAACGATGAAAATGGATGTGTTTTACTTTTCGAGGGAATGCATTTTGAAATTTTATAAATAATATATCTATTATATAGAGAGCATATGAATGCACGATTTTAAAAGAATAGGATGATAAAACAATGATGAAATTTACAATGAACGCAAAAGAATTAAAAGCAATGATGGAAAAAGGATTGGCAGCCATTGATAAGAAAGTAACACTTGACAGCTTGAAAAAGTTATATATGCAGGTCGAAGAAATTGGAACGGTGAAAATGTGTGGTACCGATATGGAACATTTTGCAGAAATAAGAACAAATAATGCATTTGACACAAGTCCAGGTGTTTTGGGGATTGACATTGACGATATCAAGATCATTTCCAAAATGAGCGGAGATGTTACGCTAGAAGATGTTAGCACGGAAATGCAGCAGAGAATAAACATAAAGTGCGGAAAAAAGATTGTTACTATTCCACGGTGTGCGAATACAGATATTTTTCTTCCAGCAATGGATGATACAGAAGCGCATATTATTACAACAACGGAGAGTTGGTTATTGGAAACAATCGCTAATCTTTCTTTATTTGTGGCAGGAGATGACGCTAATAAAATGATGAACGTATTCAACTTCAACACAAAGCGGAAGCGTGTAGAGGCTGTGGACAATCGCAGAATTGGGACGAGATCACTTGAGAATCAGAAAATTATCACAGAAACGGAAAATCCATTTGACACTGTAAAACTCCATGTGAAATGCTTGCCGGTATTCAAGAAAATCATGGATAAAAAATCAGATGCGGAAGTCAAAGTATATCAGGATCAGAAATATATCAGAATTTCCGGAAAAGATTTTACATACGTTATCAGAAGAATTGATGGACAATATTTCAATATTGAACAGATGTTGTGTGATAGCAGAGATTTTGTATTCAATGCTGATAGAGAAGAAATGTTAAAAATTATGAAGTATAACGCAGATATGGTAAAAGAAGAAAAGGAGCCTACTATCTTTCATAGTGAGAACGGAAAACTTTACACATATTTGCAGACTTCCAGATATCAAACTTTTGACGAGATTGAAACGGAAAATCTTGTAATGGACGAGGACTTATTTATTGGATTCAATTCACATTATCTTGTGGATGTATTATCAGTTATTGATTCAGAGAATCCGGTATTCAGAGGAAGCAAAAGAAATGCTCCAATGTACATTGATGGAAATGAGTACAATTTCTTGATTCTTCCGATCAATATTGCTGAAGAAAGTTATATTATAAATTTTAGAACACAACTTGATAGAGCAGCTTAACGGCTGCTTTATCTTTTGAAAGGAGACATTACTATGGAAGAAATTAAAACAAAACTAATTGAATCGTTATTAAAAACTATTACATATGATGACATGACGTTAGAACAGGAACGTCTCGTAGTTGAATATGAAACGGAAAAATTAAAGCCTAAAGTGGATGATCTAAAGCGTACAATGTCTAAAGAGCAGTTAGAAGAAACCATACACGAATGGTGGTTAGATTATCAGATTGCAGACGAAACAGAAAATAATCTGATTGCCTATATCCAGTAACACAATAAAAGAACGCTTTGTATGGAGGATATAGTAAGTTATGTATGGGAAACTTTTCATAGCTGATTCGTGTGCAATAAGCGATTCTAATTGAAATACAGATTTTTAGAGAAGGAAATAACATGGACACACAGAAAATTGCGAAAATATTATATAATCTGTCTTTAGATATGGATTATGCGGACTCTTTAGAATACAAAGATGAAGAAGTAAAGTGTATCACAGAAGAACTGGAAATTTTAAAACAAAATGAATGTTTCAGTACGCTGCAAATGTTGGAAATGATCGCATTGAAAAATGAAGATATGGGACATTGGAAAGAGGGAAAATAGTATGTCATTAAGAGAATATTTAAAAGAACAGAAAATTGATCAGATTGAAGATGATGCAGAATTTTGTGACAAGGAATACAACGCAATAATGGACTATTGCACAGAACGGAAATTCTTAATCACAGATGATGATTTAGCATGTATCGTTAATCGTGGTCTGAACGATAGCTTTGAATATAGACGTGCAGAATATATCGAGGATTTGTGGTTAGAATTTGGAGATATTCCCATGAATCCTGATACAGAATGTATTGAAGAGGAATGGAGCGAATTTGCAGCAGGAACACACAGAGAGGAAATTTGGGAATGGTTTGAAGAAACTTATGGTGTTAGTGTTGCAAAAGATTTGATGGGATTATAGGAGGAAATGATTATGGCAAAATATATTGTAGATTATTATGAAACATACAGTAAATCATATGAAGTAGAAGCGAATAGTAAAGAAGAAGCGGAAGAAATTGTAAAGAATGATATTCGCGAAGGACGTAGAGACGCGCCGTATAATTGTAGTAATTCATGGTGTGAAACGGAAATTATGGAAGAGTAGGAGATCAGGATCTCAAATAGAGGAGAATAATAAATATGAGGGTATACATGACAGATGAATATAAAAAAAGTTTAATAGGCAAGACATTTACTTCTAGTGATGGAGAGTTCAAAAAATATGACGGATTAAAAGTAATTGAAATTATTAGAGAATTGACAGAAAAAGATTATGATAGGGAATTGATTGATGACACAGACAGAAACAAGATTGGAAAATCGAGATACCTTATCAATACAATGTATGAAATTCGTTTGGAAAATAATGAAGTAATTGCAGTATATGAAGATGAAATTAATCCAGATTATGTAGGAAGTTGGAAATAACTTTGAAATCGGAAATTTATCTAAGGTGGTTTTAATATGGCTTTTCAAATAATCGAAAAAGATGGAAAAAGTTATAGAAAGAATATTAATAAAACAGGACAATGCAAACATTATCCAGAAGTACGGTGTGTTTGCTGCAATCCAGAATGTGACCATAATTGTAGTGTAGATGATGAATTGGAAGAAATGTTAGAAAATCAGTTGATGGATTTTCTTTGAAACTCGTATTTCTTATGGAAAGAGGTGTAAATAACTATGGTAGATACATATGGAAGATGGCATGAGGAAGAAGATTATTCTACATATCCAGAAGAAAAATGGTGTGATTATGACACAATGGCAGCGTGGATCAGAGAACATGGATATGAACCAAAAACATCAATGGAAAATCTTATTAATATGATATTTGCACACTATGAATGTGAGATAGAAGATGATAAAAATAACACATATCATCCAAACAATTTTAGAGATTGTAAAGACCCATGGATAAGTGGGTACAAGGTTTATGTGGAAGATAATGGTGGGTTTGAAGAATTTGATTATGAAGCGTAGGAAAGGAAATAAAAACTATGAAAGAAAAATTAAGAGTGTGGTGGATTCCGCAAGTAGGATTAAGTGACGCATTTTACATTCCGGTAAAGAGTGTAGAAGAAGGAAAGAAAGTAATGGATATTCTTGCTGCATATGACGCTTTCCAGTTGCAGAATAATATTAAACCAGATTATTGCAATACTGGTGGTTTGCAAGTTTACAATCCAGAGATTGCAGACTATGAAGATTGGTATTTGGAAACAGAAGATAATTATTTTGATAATATTGATGATTACTGTGAGCAATGCGAAAGAGCAGAAGAATTGACGGAGTTCAATCAGACATTATTTGAACAGATTGATTGGCAAAAGATTAAACGAATGACACAATGAAAGTCGCATTTCTTGTGTGGAAAGGATGGGAAGGTATGGATAAATTGAATTGGATTGATTTAATTACAGAAAGACTAAGAGATTATTCTGAAGGAGAAATTTGGACAGATGGAGGTTCTGAAATTCTAGTAAGAACAGAGAGTGCAGCAAACACAGTTGCAGATATGCTTACGACATTATATAGAACACAAGGTGAAGAAGTCGAAATAAATACAGGATATTACGATCCGGAAGAAGACGAAAGAAATAATGAAGTGGATAGATATACTGGATGGTGGTATGTAAATATTGGATAGACCCAGAATGATAATTGAGGTAAACATGAAAAGATATAGTCACATTAATTGCAAATGTGGTGGGATTATTGGAATGTATGACGGAAAAATTTTTGCCTGTGAAAGATGTGGAACAGAGTTTCAATTACATAAAATCAATTATGACGTTTTGTTTCCCAATAATAAAACAGGCTGGATATTCCCCATGATAGAAAAGAACAATGAGTAGTAATGAAATTCACATTTCTTTTGAGAGAGAAATGACAATATTAAAAGAATTGGCAGCAGGAAATAAAGGAGTAAGAAATTATGATGTGGACATTATTTGTATTGGATTTTGATGGAACCTATAACAATGAATACAAAGAAGGTTACGGAGCAAGACCAGAAGTATATCAGATTCCATTAGATAGACAGAGAGAGGTGGAGAGTCTTGCCGGAGAAGCAACTAGAAAGTTTAATTCATGTACAGATGTATGTGAACCTATTGGAGATATTTTTAAGGGATTGCTCGAAGAGAATGGAATTAAATTCCACTATGTTGGATATTTAAAAATACGTTTCAAAGAGAGACAAGAAGATTACCTTGCAGATTATATTCCTAGGGAGATTGTGTAAATATGGCTCAAAGATGGACAGATAGAGAGATTAGGTATTTGGAATCGAAATATTTGAATCAGGCTGTGTCAATTACAGCAAAAAGACTTAATAGAACAGAACGTGCAGTTGTAAAAAAGGCTTTGGATATGGGCTTGAGCAAGGTGCATGATGTTTTAAGCGTGAATAAACTTGCTGAGTGTTTCAATGTTACTCATAAGGTAGTCATGAAGTGGATAAATCAATATGATCTTCCATGTCGGAAATTTAAATGTTCGTGCTGCACAAAATATATGATTGATCTTGAAAATTTTTGGAAATGGGCTGAACAGCATAAGGATATTATCAACTGGTCTAGGTATAATTGTATGACATTGGCTTTGGAACCGGCGTGGGTAAGGTGTGAAAAATTCTCATATGACAGACCAAACAAAGGAAAATACTGGACAGATATGGAAATAAACTATGCAAAATCCATGTTGCGTAGAGGAATGTCTTATAGAGAAGTTGCAAAAGAGTTAGGAAGAACGCAGAGTGGTGTTGCACATAAGTGTGCTTACATATATAATGGATAATGAAGGGTGGGGATATGCATATGGGAGCGTTAATTGGAGGAATATTTTTATTGATGCTATGTGCGTTTTTGGAAAATCTCAGTGATAGTTTAAAGTAAAAAATATTTGGAGGTAAACATTATGGGTGGAATTATTTTTGGGTTGATTGTTCTTGTTATTGGAGGTTTGTTTACATTGGCGGAAGATCATAAGACAAGTAAAATGTCAGAAGATGAACGATGGGAATATGAATGGAAGAAAGCAAAAAAAGGAAGATAGTGTATGTATAGTTAGAAGTCATCAGAAATTGTCCTGGTGACTTTTGTAGTGTATATAAGAAAAGAAAGCTAATCAATTAAAACAATCGGGGATATCTGATTGTTTTTTTATTGCAAAAACAGGAGGAATATTATGAGAAGAGAAAAGGATAGCATGGAATATTTGTTCAAAGAACACAGTAAAAGAGTAAAAAGGGGAATAAAGAATATGGAGAACTCCATGTATAACAGTTACAACATTTGCAACGTTGATTTTGAATTCGCTACAGAAATGAAAGCCGAAGGTTTATTACATGGAACACGATTTTAAAGAAAGAAGGTATTAAATGTGAAGGAGATTAAAAGAGAAGATATTCTATTAGGAGAATATGAAAAATTGTATTGTCGAAATGTATATGAATACCTTACTCGGAATAATAAGCCACAAGAACAGAAATATTATAGAACAGATGATGGAGAATTGTGGGAGATTAGTTATTTTCATGGAAAAGAATCAAAAGAATTTGCAGAACGATTGTCTGCATTAGAATATTTACAAAAGAAAATAGATATTGCAGAAGCATTGGGATTTTAGGAGAATATTATATGTGTTATAAAATTGAAAAACAAAGAAAAATAGAACAAAAACTTGCAAAAGAATTAAAAGATATTCCTGATTTTATATCAGATTTTTTTGATAGATATAAATCAGCGGCTACAAAGAGAGTTAATTGGATATATATTAGAGATATGCTTAATTGGATGATCAATAATAAATATATAAATAAACAAAGCATAGCAGAAATCAATGAAACAGATATACAGATTATTACTAGTAATAATCTTATTAAATATCTTAACGAATTAAAAAATGGATTTTTAGGAAGAACAAATTCACTGGATTCTATCAATACAAAGAAGAATGTATTCAGTGCTTTTTGGAATTATTTACGACAAAATAAATATGTCGATGATAATGTGATTTCACATATACCTGGCAATCTATATAAATCTGAAAAAAGATATAAAGAAGTAGAAATCCCAACAGATGAGCAAGTGGAAAAATTCTTAGTAAATATCACAGATGGAAATAAAAATGAATTTAATATTATTAGAAATATTGCCATCGTTCAACTTATAAAGGGAAGTGGTATTCGTTCAGAAGAACTAATAAATATGGATATTTCCGATTTACATCTACACGAAGAAAAAAGACCGTATATGATGATTCTTGGAAAGGGAAATATACAAGAATATGATAAAGTTTATATGTCTGAACAGGCTAGAATGAATATTGAGGAGTATTTGAAAATTAGAACTTTTTTCGTAACAGAGAGAAAAATTAAAGATAATGCATTGTTTTTATCAAATGAAAATAACAGATTAAGCAAAGGTGCAATTACAGGGTTTTTTAATTTATATTCGGAAGGTGAAATTTACCCACATATGTTAAGACATTGGGTTGGAAGTAAATTGTATGAAGAAACAAAAGATATTGTTCTTGTTCAAAGACAATTAAGGCACAAGAATTTGGAAACAGCAGCAAGATACTATGTACACATGGATGAATCTACTATAGCAGATGCTGTACTTGATTTGTAATATGTGTTAAAATAATATGTAATGGAGGTACGATATTGAGAGGAAAATATATTGGAAGAGACGGAAGTATGGGGTTTCGTACAGGACAAACATATGAGATAAGCACAGAACTTACGAAAATCTACAGAGATAAGAAAAAGGTTGATGTGATTATGGTGCGTAGTGGGAAATTGTTTTGTCCATATGATTCTGTGGAAAGCATCTTGGAAAATTGGATTTTGGAGAAAATGTGATGGAAAATTTTATGAACGAGCCAGTAGAATACAACTGGACAGAGAATGATGTTATAGAAGAATTTGAGAAGTATAAAGATAAGAAAATGATTGCAAAGATCTATGATATAACTGTAAAAGAGGTTACAGAGATTTTGAAAAGAATAAAAGATTAATTTCAAAGGAGCGTATAAGGACTTATGTGGAAATATTTTATCGTATTAACTAGTAATGACTTTTCTTAAGAGCTTAATAGTTGAGCAAAAAACATACATCATTAATTTTGGGAAATTGTGATTATCATATTGAAGGGTGTTATTTACAGGATGATATATGATTTTAAAGAATGGTGAAAAGATGAATTTAGATGATTTTATTGAAGAAATTGAGTCTATGTATCAAGATGCAACAGAAAGAGGATTTGACAGTATTGTAATTGCCATAGATACAGATTTAGATAATACATATTATATTAATGATACAGAAGATGGATTTCAGTGCGATTTATTTGATTATGTATTTGATGATTTATATGATATATCTAGTCAATTATATGATGAGATTCAAGGGAATGTAATTGATATCAGAATAGAATGAAACAGAGGAGCGTATATGGACGAAGATCAAAAACGCATGGCATGTGCGTGGTGTGATGGGGAAATCAGGCATGGAGATAAAGCATATAAAAGAACTGGATATTATGGATTGTATTGTTCTTTGGAATGTTTGGTGAAAGGATCTCGGTTACAATATGAAGAGGTAATTGTAAGCGAAGATATATTTAAGAGTGAATGTAAAGGATAGGTTTTGAGGTATAAATTATGTTTGAAATAGAAGTTGATCGTGTGCAAGTATGCACTTGTAAGATATCTGATGAAAATGAACAGATGATAAGAAATTATATAAATGATAATCCAGAAAAGTTCGAATTTATGTCTTGTCAGGAGTCTATTATAGAAGCTATTTCTGAATTGAAAATTGATTTATATAATGACTATATAGAATCTGATTCATATATAAATGACATTAGATGGTCGGAATATGAAGAAAGAAGTGCGGAGGAAATATTAAATAAATAAAATCTAAGTTTCATATTGAATAAGGAGGTAATATATTGTTATCGGTTAATGGTTCAGGATTTAAAGTGAATGGTAAATGGTATTATATCAACGATGTATTAAAATATCAGAATACGAGCGTAAAGAAAATTATATTGTTTGGATTTTATGATAATGAACTTGAGTATGAAGACAATGATTGTGGTTGTGGTTTTTATACTGCGACAGTAGAACTTATTGGTAATGAATGGAAATTGGATAAAAAATCTATTTCCGGCATTGATTGGTATTCTTTGGGAGAAAAAGAAGAAGATAAAGATATTATAAGAGCTGTACAAGAAGTAGTTAGTCATGAGTGTGCTTATATGGACGAAAACGGTAAATGCTCTGTTAATGTATGTAAAGTTTGCAAAAATACATATGTTCCATGTGGTTCTTATGTTATAAATAAACCATATTATTCAAAAGATTAAAATCCGTGAGGTGTAATTATATGTTACAATACAGAGAATTTCTTAGTTTAACAGATGAAGAAATTAAATTTATTCTTACTGAAATGTTCAATCCTACTAAGATTGTAAACATTGAAAGAGACAAAGAATGGAATAAAATCACAGTAGAAATGACAACTGGTGGTTGGGATGATGGCGAAGGTGGAGAATTTGAGATAGAGGATATAATCACTTTAAAGATGCCAACAGTTTATGATTGTGGTTTGGAAGTGGATTTTTCTTTAACAAGCGAAGATAAATTGAAATGGGAACAATTTTTGTTAGCAAAAGGATGTAATTATAGGTTAAAAGATAATCCATATATGGAAGAATGTTAGATAAAAATTATTTAAAAATATAAAAAGGTTGGTGATTTTGTATGGTAAAGAAATGTTTACTTAAAAGATTTGGGATTTTAGAAGTAAATAAATATGTTGCGTATAGAGTACATCCTAATCCAGATTTATTATATGTTTACTTCTATGACGATTGGCATACCGTTCCAAAGGAGGATGTCGAAATTATCAACATATAAATATAAATAGAATTTAACTTTCATCTGGGAGGTGTAAATGTTATGAGAAAAGTAGTTTTAGAACCGCACAAAGAAAAGTCAAACTTATGGTGTTGGAATGTGTTGCAGTACAGTGAAAGCCAAGATACATGGTATAGCATTGGTTCCGGGATAGAAGTAAACTGGGATATAGCAGCTAGAAAAGCTAAAGAAATAATAAAGATGTAATAAATATATGTAAGACGATACTTATTCTGTATCGTCTTTTTCATTGGATTCATGTAACTTGCAATAATATAAAAGAAGTCTATTTAACGCTGGATCCTCAGATTTGAATAAATCAGTTGGAGTACATTCTAGTGCGATACATATTCTTTCTAGTGTGTCAAAATTTATTTTGCTTGTATCTCCATCGTAAAGTTTACATGCCGCAGGATACCCGACCCCGATCGCTTTTGCAAATTGATTTTTATTCTGAAATTTTTTATCTACCAGATCTTTAATATCTAAGCGCATGTATTCACCACCTGTTCGTTATATATTGTTTACAGTATATAGTTTAGCATATATTCTTTAAAAAATAAATATATTTTATTGAATATACTCTTGACAATATACTGTAAAGAGTATATACTTATGATATCGAAAGAGAGAAGTACATAGATTAGGAGAAAGGAGGATGCGTAATTATGAAAATTAAATTTGAAAAATTTGATATTGTAATGGTTGACTTTGGAGATAACACTATAGGAAGTGAACAAGGCGGGAAAAGACCAGCAATTATTGTACAGAATGATATAGGAAATCATTTCGCTGCAACAACCATCGTTATACCATTTAGTACAAAATTAAAAAAGATAAACCAACCTACGCATACTCTTATCAAAAAGGGAAGAGGTACAGGGTTGGTAAAAGATTCTATTGTTTTGTGCGAATGCATAAGAAATATTTCAGAATTAAGAATAGAAAAATACCTTGGAAAGATAACATCTATGGACGATAAACGTGCAATAAAGATTGCATGTGACGCAAATTTTATGTGGGGAGATGATGTGGCATGAGATATGTATTGATGGACATTGAAGAAGCTGTTAAGCACTGTAAAGGGAAAAAAGTTTTAGTTGCAGAACAAGACCTTGAAAATAATGAGGTGGTAGGTTTTGAAAGAAAAACTTTTCAGGAATGCAAGGATATTATCGAGCGATCTGAAACAATAGCAAAAATTTGTGATGACTTTTTAAACCAGCTAAGAGTGTTTTCTGAAAAACAATTAGATTTGATGAACATAAAACCTATCGGAACTATGAGTACAATATTAGTTCATGATCCTTTCCCGGATACAGAAGAACAGAAAAGAACAAAAAATCGAACAAACGTTCTGTCAACTATTGACAAGAACAAGTGTTCGTGTTAATATACTTTTTGTAAACATAATAAAAAAGAAGAGACGGAAAACCATCACAGGTGCGCCAACACCTCCGGTTCCGGCTCTTCTAAAACCAAAAAACGCATTTCCCAAAAATGGGAGTGCTAAGAACAGCTTGCGCTATCCCTACTAGTATAATACATATTTTTTTCAAAGTAGTCAAGCGTATCAGCTAAAAATTCCAAATATTGGAAAACTGAATATTGAAATTTACTTTTTATTCGTGTGGACAAGTTCCTAAACGTTTATTTCTGATGCAATTTTTTAAATAGGAGTGAAATAAACAGTGAATAACGCAATGAAAAGTAAAAAAGAAAGGGTGGTTGAAATGAATTATGTCGTGACGAACGACAAATTGTACATTAGGTTAAGTTCTGATGGTTCTCCTGTAACTTGTTCTAAACGCAACGCTCAAGTATTTGAAAAGGACAAGGCGGATAATATTCTAAAGAATCTTCCAAAAGTATTGAAGAACTTTCATTTTAAAGTAAAACCTGTTCCACAATCTGAACAGGAAGTTCCTCAGAACAAAACAAAAACAGATAATGTGCAATCAGAAGAGAAGAAATACATAAGAAAAGATTCGTACATACCGTGCGACGAGGTTGTACAGTGGATCGAAAAATCAAGACAGTGTAGCGAATTTGTGGAAGACGCTACGAGAAGAAGAGCAGTATTACATAAAAAATTGGCAAATGTTGATCGTGAATTGTCAAACTGTATGCATCAGATTGAATTAGAAAAATGGAAGTCAGGTTGTGATGGATACAAATTATATAAGTTGGAAAAAGAAATTCTTGAAAAACGAAGACAGATTAAAGATGAGTTGGTAATTATTCAATCTGTCCTGGACAATACAAAATGTACGATTGGGATTAAGAATATTGAAAAGACTTTTAATCGTCTTGGTACTAGAAGATTTGAGATAAGAATCATTGAAGACGATGATTTCTTTGATGAATTACAACCTGATTCATAGTAATAATAGAATCAGGTTGTATGAAACTACTTATCATCATTGATAAATTTGACTACATCCTCAATTTTACAATCGAAATATTTGCAAATGGTGTCAAGAGTGGACATAGAAATATATTCATCTTTACCAATCTTGGCTAATGTAGCCATACTTATTCCGGTTTCTAAACGAAATTGAGTTTTGCTTAAGTCGTTATCAATAAGCAGCTTCAGCAAAGGTTTGTATGAAAACATATTACACCTCCTAATATTTAGATTATAACATTATATATTCATATGTCAATGGAGGAATATTCAGATATGTGAATATATTTATTGACAAATATTCAGATGTGGTGTATGTTGTATTCATAAAAGCGAATATAAAAATTAGATATCTAAATATTTTGTATGAGAGGTCATAAAGATGGACAAGAATAAAATTCTCGAAGACTATATCGGAAATGATATGAAAAAAATTCGTAAAATATGCGACAAAATCATTTCCAAAACAAATATCCCGAAAATGTATTGGGATGATTATTATGATAAAGCTGTCGATATTCTTCTGAAGAGTATGGATACATATGATGAGTCGAAAAATTGTAAATTTAGTACATATTTCTATGGAAACCTTGTAAGAAGAAAAGAAACGTGGAAAAGAGATTGTATAAGGTTTAAAAGATGTAATCTTGTAATAGATAGTAAAGGAAAAATTATGAGAGATAAGGACGGAAATCCTATAGTTATTCCAGATATATCCATACATATGAAAGTTGATCCAGATGAAGATTACACGTTGGAAGAAGGCATTTCTTCTGGATTTAATTTAGAAGGGGAAATTATAAATAGACTTCACCCCACAACAGATAAAATTGAAATGTATAAGAGCAATTTATCTTATAAGCAACAAAAGGCGGTCGATCTCATATGCGATGGATACACTCAAGATGAAATTATTGAAGAATTAAACATAACAGAAAGAGAATATAAAGACAATATACTTGGGACTATGCGTCTTTATGAAAATGTAAAAGTGTTATTGTGCGAATAAAAAATTGGAGGAATATAATCATGGCAAAGAAAATTAGAAAAAAGACATTATCGCTAGATTCTTATTTAGAGAAGATTGTGGAAGAAGATATTAGTGATAATCAGGACGTTCAAAGACTGTTTTGTTGGGAAAATGGAATGGTGAATGAGTTAATCAAAACTGTATTAACTGATGATTATATTCCACCAATTATCTTAGGAGAAGAAGATTTGGACGAAGACGTTGTGCAGCAATACATTGTTGATGGAATGCAAAGAAGTTCTGCGTTGGTTAAATTTAAGCATGAAAACTATAAAATTACAGCTACTTTAGAAGATCCGATTATCCAATATCAGAGAAAAAAGAAAGATGAAAATAATAAAATCTGTAAAGATGAATACGGAAAAGTTATTTGGGAATCTGTTGAATATGATTTGAGAAGAAAAACATATGAAATGTTACCGCCAGAATTGAAAAAAATGTTTGATGATTATCAGATTGACATTACAATACATCAGCATTGTACGATGTCACAGATTAGTAAATTGGTGAGAAGATACAACAATCATTTGGGAATGAATACATCTCAGAAAGCATTTACTTATATTGATTTACATGCAAGAAAAATAAGGACAATATCTGAGAAAAATAAATTCTTTAAAAATTGTATGTCTTGTTCCGGTAAGCAGCAATCGAAAGGTATTAGAGAAAGACTTGTATGTGAATCTGTCATGACAACGTTTTTCTTTGATAACTGGAAAAGTGCAATAAAGAACATGAGCAAATATCTAAATGAGAACGCAACGGAAGAACACTTTGATACTGTAAATGAATATTTTAGCAGGATTGAATCTGTGTGCAAAGATAATTTCACAGAAGTGTTTGTGCCAAAAAATGTTATTGTTTGGATCCCTGTGTTTAAAGAGTTTGCTAAATTTGGATTAGATGATATTAAGTTTAAGGATTTTGTAGAAGAATTTGAAAAGTCTTTATATAAAAAAGATGTAAATGGAGTAACATTTGACAAATTAAATGAGGATCGTCATACAAAAGGTAAGGCTATTTTAAAAGAGAAAATTAACATCTTAACTGCTCTCATGAAAGAGTATTTACATATTAAAGAAGATGAAGAATGTCTTGTCGAAGTGGGAGAGAATAATGTAATAGATAATGCTTCTTCAGACCAGAACGCTCTTGAATTTATCAAAGAAAATGTTAAAGAAGATGTGATTGATGAAGACATCGAATTATATAAAATTCAGTTAGATGACTGGACAGTAGAGGTTGATAACTCATCGAAACTTCTTGAACCTGAAAACATGAATTCTTTACTTGCTGTTGTTGCGTACAGCTTTGAAACAAACATAGATTTAGAAATTCCGGAGTGGATGGTAAGTTTCTTTAACAGAAATTCTACATATATTAAAGATCAAAAAGAAAATTATACATACATGGTAAATGATATTGGTGAATTCTTGAGACATAAATATGAACTTGCTGGATAAATGGAGGTGAATAATATATGGATAAAACATTTTGGAACATAATGTCAATCGGTGGATTAATTACATCGTGTTTAGCCGGTGCTAGATTATATGAAATTGGAGAAGATTCATTTTTCTATGGTTTTATTCTCGGTGTCGGAGCATTGATGTTCGCTGCAAAATATATGGGAGAGGAAGAATGAGGTAGAAAAGATGAAAAAATTTAACTGGAAAGAATTTAAAAATAAAGACAATAAGATTGCGGTGCATTGTAAGACCGAGGAAGAAGCGAAAGATTTTTGCAAGAGAATGCATGAGCATGGGATGAAGTGGAGCACAGGTAAAAGCTACATGGAAAAGACAAATTATGAAGAGTACAAAGGAGAAACGTGCTATATAAGATTCGGAATGTTCTCATCGTATCGGTACTACAATAGCGAAGGATACGAGATCCTGGAATGGAGTGATTACATGCAGAAAGAATTTACAAAGTCAGATTTAAAAAGCGGAATGGTGGTCGAATATAATGATAACTATTTCGGGAAAAGACTTGTTATAGGCGGCTTTTTGATTGGCGAAGATGGATATTCGGATTTGGGAGACTATAACGAAAACTTAAAAAATGTGGCAAGCGGTTTAGAAATAGTTAGGGTATATAAGATTAAATGCATGGAAAAAATTAGCAGTATCATGCATGATGACAACCTCGAACTCATCTGGGAGCGAAAAAAACTAAAGAAAATGACCGTAGAAGAGATGCGCGAAAAGTTAGAAGAACTGATTGGAGAAGAAATTGAAATTGTCTAAATAAGGAAAAGGAGAAATAAATTATGTGTGAGTTTAAAAGTGGAATTATTTTTAAGAATAGGGTGGAACTTGCACCCTTAGAGAATGAAAGTCATTCAAGTTTGCTTGAAAAATTGGATATAGAAGATAATGAATTTAATGCTTCTAAGAAATTTGTGAGAGCAGAATTAATTCCGCCAGAGAAATATGTTATCACTTCTGATATTTCAAAGTGGACTTATAAAGTCGATCAGGATATTGTACCAGAATGGTATAGTAACGATCCAGAGAGATATGAAGATGAATTTAGAGAATCCGTTAAAGATTTTATGAACAAGCACTTTAAAGAGGAATTTGGATATTATTGGACAAACATTCGAATGGATGGAAAGATATATCATTTTATGTATGGAGTTCTTACGAGGATGAGTTTTGGCAGCAATAATAATTACGCAGAATCTTCTGTAAGAAAATATCTTAAAGAGTGCAAGCTTGCAAAAGACATTAAATGCCAATATGGAAATAGTATTACTCCAGTTGAAAATAACTTGCTTAGTATGGATGGATTTAATGATTATGGTGTTGTAAAAGATGATGTATTGTCTATTCCGACTTTTGATTTATTCAGAAAATGTGGTGAAAAACTTCCACTAATCAATTATCCACACTGGCTGTCAACTCCAAATCAGACGAAATCAAGAAAAGATTCTTCCTTTGTTCAGTTTGTTCGCGGTAATGGTCGCGTGAACTACGGCGGTTGCTATTGGTGCGTTTGTGGGGTTCGTCCGTTTTTTATCACCGAATCTTAAATCTGTTTATCTTGTCGATAACGTTTTGTGGAGATGAAGACAGAACAATGCGTAAGCGTTGTTTGTAAGTATTCGAAGAGCAAAACTCAGCAAGATTGGAGTGATTTATATGGAAGTTATTACAAAAGCTATCGACTTAATGCAATATACATATTCCGTGACAGCGAATAAAAAGAGATATCCGGCAAAATACAAAACGCTTATAGAAAGAATTCAGAATGAATGTATGAATATATATGATTTCCTGATGAGCGCAAATAGAATACAAATAAATGCAGAAAAACAGAAGAGATTAGATTTGCAAACTAGATCTATTTCTTCATGTGATAAATTATCTTGTTATGTTGAATTGTCAATGAATCTAAATCTTATAGGATCTGATACAGTTGAACATTGGCAGAAGAAGATATGTGATATTAAATATATGACAATAGCCTGGAGAAACAAAGATAAAACAAGATGATTCTTAACGGTTGTTTGCTATATGACTTCCTATGTTCAGATTGTTAACAGTAATGGTAACGTGAACTACAACGATTGCAATTGGAACGATTATGGAGTTCGTCCGTTCTGGGTCGGAAGACGAAATAAAGTAAGAGAAACGCTGAAATTAGAGTCCCGATATCAAAAGAGCAAACAACCTTTCCTGTCTTTTACTAGACAGGATAAATACAAAGGCAAAATATATCATGATAAAAGATAGCACAGTTTTTGATAAGATTATTGATTTTGAAAATTTATATAAAGCATACAGAGATTCAAAAAGTGGCAAAGGTTTTACGAAAAGTAGAATTAAATTTGAATTATCTGCTCTTGATGGAATTTATCAAATTAAGAAACTTTTAGAATCAAAGCAATATGAAGTAGATAGATATAACAGATTTAAAGTATATGAACCGAAAGAGAGAATTATAGAAGCAGGAAGTTTTAAAGACAAAATTGTGCAGCACAGTTTATGTGATAATGTGCTTCTTCCTATTTTAAGTAATGAATTTATATATACGAATTATGCCGGACAAATAGGAAAAGGAACATTGTTTGGTTTGGATTGTCTGAAATATCAAATGTATTTAGCATATCAGAAATACGGATATGATTGTTGGATTATTAAAGGTGATATTAAAAAATTTTTCTATAATATTGATCATAATATTCTGAAAGATATTGTTTTATATTTTATATCTAATCCAGATACGTACTGGTTATGTGAAAAATTTATTGATAGCACAAGCGGAAATGGCTTGCCTCTTGGAAATCAAGTTAGTCAGGTATTTGCTTTATTATATTTGTCTGGTTTTGATCATTTTATAACTGGAGAGTTGGGTGTCAAATATTATGGAAGATACATGGATGATTTCTATTTAATTGTGGAATCAAATGAATATGCAAAATATTGTTTGTGTGCAATAGAAGATTTTGTAAACACACTAAATTATGAAATGTCGCAAAAGGAGGTCTGGTTAAATGCTAGTTGAAAAAGTTATAAAAATACCGGTGTATACTTTCAATTTTAGAATGTATCCAAATAAAGAACAGAGTGAATTAATAGATAGAATTATCTTAGCTTTACATAAAGCATGTAATATGGCTGTTTATGATATGTTTGAAAATAAAGTTAATACAATTGAAAGACCAGACAAAAAGAATGGAGGACAAACTGTTCATTTTCCGGATGTAAAGTCTATTGCAAAGAAACAGTATTTGGATGTGTTAAGAAGTAGGAGAGAAGACATTAAATTGATTCCAGCGGGTGCTTTGTCTGGTGAGAATGGAGTTTTCTTGTGTGATTTGTCGAAGCGATTGGATGCTCAAGTGAGTGGAGAAAATTCTAATAAGAAAACAAACGGAAAGGGAGTTAAAAGACCGATTGAGAACAGTAAACCTCCATATTATTCAAAGAAACATCCGAGAACAAGTTATACATATCAAGAATTTCTGAGAAAAATGAGCTTTAATGATGAGAATAAAAATGTAGCATATTTTAATTTAGCTAAAATCGGAAAGGTAAAGATTAGGGGGATTAAAGGATGCCTAAAAAATATCTGGTTTGATTCATCATGCACGATGAATTTTGAAGAATATGTGAATTTACATAAGAAACAACAAATATTAACAACTGTAAAAAAAGATAATTGTGGTGATTACTTTTTACAGCTATGTATGAAAGATATTTATAAGATTGTGAAAGTAGAAGAAGAGAAAAGAGAAATTGGAATTGATGTTGGAATTTCAACTTTGATGACTTTATCAGACGGAACAAAATATGATAATCCTAGATTCAAAAATGGTAAAGACGGAAGTGTTCGTCAACATCGTGAGATGTTAAATAGACAATTATCCAGAAGGCAAGGGTATAGCAATATTGAGTTTAGGAAAAGGTTAAGTGAATTAAGAAAAGAAAATGTTGAATTAAAGCCTTCTAAAAGATACATAGAAACAAAAGTTAAAAAAGCAAAATTAGAAAGAAAGGTAACACGACAAAGAAAATATCATATGGAGAATATGGTGTTAGAAGTTATAAAAAGATCAGACTTTATTGGAATAGAAACTTTGTCGGTTAAAGATATGTATGTCAAGAAAAACAAGAGTGAGAAATGATAATTTATCTGATGCGGCGATGGGAGAAATTCTTACTTTATTAAAAAGAAAAGGTGAAGAATATGGTGTACCTGTTGTTGCAATTGGACAATATAAAAAATCAACACAAACATGCAGTAAATGTGGTTTTGTGAACGTAAAAACAAAAGATACAAAAATAAGAGGCTGGATTTGTCCTGAATGTGGAGCGATTCATGATAGAGACATTAATGCTGCAATTAATATTTTGAATATGGCTAAAGAGAAAGAATATAAGAAGCAAATAGCTTAAATACATATACATGGTTGCAGGTTCAACGCCGCCATGTGCGAATATGAAGTGAACATAAGTTATACGGTTTATTCGCACTAAAGTAGATAAAAGAAATCAGTGAGTAGTAATCATTTATTTACATATACGAAAACGGATAACGCTTTTGTAACCTTAGAATTGTGTAAGTTACATAAAATAGATATGTCATATTTGTGTATTTTTGATGATGTAGTTTACATAAGTATGAGGATTGAAATACCCGTATGTTTTAATAACATCTGATTTAATAAGATGTAGTTTACATAAGTATGAGGATTGAAATCGCAAACAGATGAGAACATAGCAGGGGCATTGTATGATGTAGTTTACATAAGTATGAGGATTTAAATTGCATATCACCTGTGAACTTCTGAATGGAATGGAGATGTAGTTTACATTAGTATGAGGATTGAAATGCGATCGAAAGCTGCATTATAAAAAATAGAAAAAGATGTAATTTATACAAATATAAGGATGGAAACAGATTATCGATAAAGAATTATTAGATTAAAAAGGAGAATAAAACTATGACAGGATATGATTTAGTAGCAATTGTGAACTTACTAGAAGACCATAACAAAAAAGATTATGGATTTGCATTATATAAGGAAGAATATGAATTACTTAGAACAGCAAATTTGAATAATACACTTGTGGTTGTAAATGCAAGAAACAAAGATAGGAGAGTATTAGGAAAGGTAAAAGTAATTTTACCTGTGAGTGTATATGGCGAAAATCCTACAGCTCAGGTAGTCGGCGTTGTTAATATGAATGCATATATGAAGAGAAAAAAAGAAGAGAAAAAACGTATTGATAAAATCAATGAACTTAAGTCGTTAATCAAAAAGAATGAGATAGAACTTACAGCTCTTGTTATGGAATTGAGAATGTTAGAAGGCTAAAAGGAGAGAAATAAATAATATGAAATATCCATTCTATTGTCCGAAATGTGGGCACAAAGAAACTATTACAATGTCGATGAAAGAGTATACAGGCGAAGGACATATGTGTCCGGAATGTGGTGAAGAAATGAAACGAGAAATTGACTCCATGGTTTGCAGAAGTATTGATAAGACAGGAGATTTCTATAGAAGTTTTAATTAAAAGATAGTTGTGGATTAGTGTAAATGGTAGCACGATGCGGTATATAGCATTAGAAAAGGTTCGAATCCTTTATTCACAATTCATATGCGGAATAAATTTCTATACATGTTTCATACCCTCAATAAAATAAGATACATAAAGTTCTGCATATGATTTTCATCGGTGTTTATAATCAAATATCACCTACAGTAAATCAAATATTTAGAAACTGTAAACGTTGATTCAACAAACTATTTCATTTGTCGCTATTTGAAAATATTTGTGAACAGCACGTGATATAAGATCGTAAATACCGATGTGATTAATATTAAAAGAGGTGTAAAAATGAGTAGCTGGACATATGTACATGGAACAATTGTTGTATCACCATTAGGCAGAACACAACACGAGAAAAGGTATATTCTTGAAACTGTTCTTGATCATCTTCCGGTTGTAACTGGATCAGAAAGAGATATGGAAGTATATGTGATTCAAAAAAGAGGATATAACAGCTCAAGCAGTAGCGATGAATTTTTTGAGGGAACAAATAACTTAAGAGATTCAAGAGGAAGAAGAAGTTATAAACGTGGTTGGTTACATACACAAGACGAATATATTCTTGTTGTTGATGGTGCATTACGTGATAGAGAATTTGAAGATACATTTCAGGAATTTATGAAATGGATTTGTAGATTATCAAAAAGAGTTATTGTAGATGATGTGAATGTGAAAATTAAAGGATTTGACAAGCAATATGTTATAGATGATTCTGATCCGTTTTACAACATGAGTGATTTCGATAAAGACAATTGGTGCGATTATTTGATGTGGAAATATGACAGAGATGAAGATGGAAATTTATTAAGTGGAAAGCCGGGAAAGAGAAATGTGTAATTACGATTATTTAGATGATTTATATGACTATTGTGACGAGTGTAGAATATATGGTGATGATTATTACGTGGATGAAGGTGGAGAATGGATCGATGCATGTGTAAATTGTTTTATGGATACTGAAAATACTAAAAATAAAGAGAGTGAAAAGAATGAGGAAACCTAAAGTTGAGAATAAATACAATCTTACCATGAAAAAGATTAACAAGCTCAGTGTAGGAGATGAATCAAAGATTAAGGAACCGCTGTTTTGGAGAAATAATGTTATCAATGCATGGTGTATTAGCAAGTTTATTGGAACAGATCGGGATGTAAAGTATGGAGCAAATAACGATATTTGGATAGGTATTTATGATAAGCCATATTACAACAGAAGAGTTCATACAAGATGTGATTGCTTTGGTGGAATGTGTACATATAAGTTTGATAAATTTTATCAAGAGAAAGATATTGAAAATGAATTAGATTTAAAAACACAGGAAGAATTATTAAGAACAATAAATATGTTGATTGACGAAGGGATTTTGGTGATTCAAGATGGACGAAACAGTTAAACAATTTTTTAAATATAATCCGTCAGTGAGAGTTTCATTACGATATTATCCTTTCAATGACGAATTTGAGGTAAGACTTGATAATTACGACACAAACAGACATGCATATATGATATTTCGTGATATCCATGAAATTTCATTGGATGAAATGATTAATATTACGATTGATAGATTTAGAGAAGAATTGTTGGAGTAATTATAAATATGGATGAAAAGAGAGTTAGAAAAGCAATTGCTTTTTTCGGTAGAAAAATTTATGAATTGGGGGAATTAGAAGAACAAACAGATGGTGTTTTAGTACATAATATTGAATATTATCTTACAGCAATCAAAGCACTGGAAAAGCAGTTGCCGAAAAAAGTAGAAAACTGGAATGGACAAGCGTCGTTG